TTTTTATTTTCATTAATACCTTGATAAATTTTAGCAATAATATACCATTCCATTATATCACTTAATATGTTATTAATTTGTTCTAATAATTTTTTATTATCTTTTATTACATCTTTAATATCTTTATCTAAATAAATTTTATTTTTTTTAATAAGACGTATAATTATTTTTTTTAAAATTAAAAAATGTTTTCCTAATTTTTTTTTTTTAAAAAACTTTTCTGAATAAATATGTTTCAAGTCATTTTTTATAAAATCTAATTTTAAAGTAAAAAATAAATTTATTAATTCTAAATATTCTTTTAATTTTACACTTGGTGTATAATCATCATATACTAATTCCCAAGAAAATGGAATTAATAAAGGTCTTATATCTACTCCTTGAATAATATGACTATTTTTAATATATTCTTCTTTTAATTTTTGTGTATGAGGAGATGAAGGCCATAATTCTTTTAATACAGGTCCAACACGTGGAACTTCTTCAAGAAGAATTTTACTATTATATTTATTTTTAAACCAATCACTAATAAAAATACCATCTTTTTTACAATAAGGTAAATTTGAATGCATATCTGCTAATATTAAAATTTTAATATTATTTTTAATTAATAATGTGTATCCAATACTACCATTTAAATAAATATTTGACATAATTATAATATAATATAAATTATAATTATAAAATTATTTATAATTATAGTTTCATTTTTTTTACATTATTTAGATTATTTACAATCTTTACAATCTTTACAATTTTTACATTCTTGACAATTACAATATTTACAAATTTTACATTCTTCACAATTTTTACATTCTTTACATGAACACCCACATGTTTTTTGATTTATTTTTTCATTTATTTTTTTACCGTTACCTACTTGATTAATATCTTTTAACATAAAATATTTTGTTTTATATTTTAAATATTTATCTTTATAATTAATTTCCATATATATATATATAATTATAAATAAATATTTTATATATTTTTAATATTGTTATTTATATTTATTTTAATTAGAATCATCTGAATCTGAATTATCAGAAATATTATTATATTCAACTTCATCAAAATTATTAATTGGAATCATAAGTTGAGAACTTGTATGATAAATCCACCAGATACGAGTTAATAATTTTCCAAGTAAACGAGATATGTTTGTAATTTTATTATGAAAATAAAAATGTTGAATAGCCTTTACACGATTTCCAAACTCAAACAAACGTTGGTGAATAGTATCAGCTTCTTTTTCTGTTGTACATTTAAAAAGTTTATTATTTTTAATTGAAAACCAAACACGACCATCTATATTTTTCATAGTTTCAAGTTCCAAGTCTTCCATCATCTTAAAAATTTTAGAAAAAGATGTTTCTTCAAAAAGAGAATATTCTGGAATTTTATAATCTTTATTATCTGTTTCATATTTATTAACAAAATATGATAAGAAATGGGCAATATTAATTTGATTATTTTCAATATTTGGGTCTACACATCCAAATGCTTTTATTAAATATGGAATAATGAAAGAAATTGAAATAGATTCATTTGATGAATGACGAAGTACCCACATCATATGTAGATGATTAATATCATTACTAATTGCAAAATTCCATCCATTTTCATAATTAGTTTTAATTCCTTCGAGTAGTTCTTTAGTATCTTCATCTGAATCTTTATTTAGACAATGAGTAAATGTAGATTCCCAATCTTGATCAGTATTATTCATTTTAGCTAAACGACAAGCATGTGGTATGACAAAGTTAAAATTATTACATCCTATAATATTTGGAATAGGACATGTGGAAAGTTGTTTAATACGTTTTTGTGAATATCCAACAAAAATAATATTACCTTTTTTATCTAGACCACGACGACCAGCACGTCCTACCATTTGATGATAAAGCATTGTATCTAAATCATCTTCAATAAAAGAGTCACGATAAATAACTACCGTGCGAAAAGGCATAGAAATACCAAATACAAGTGACATGTCACTAAATACAATAGCTAATTGTTTTTTTGTTGCAAGACTTTGAACAAGACGAAGATAAGTATCCGGTAAACCTTTTGCATAAACACCTACTCCACGCCAAAGAAGTTTAATTATAAAATGATATTCTTCACCAATACATGGGTAGAATTTTTTAAGTTGTGTAGACCATTCTTCTACAATACCTTCTGCAAAAAGTTGATCATGATTAAGTGTAAATTCACTTGTTGGTTCTTGTAAAGCTGTTGGTATAAAAGTTTCTTCTGTATTTTTTGAATCAAGAAACTGTTTTTGTTCTTTCTTACTATTAGAACTATTATCAGATTTATCTTTTTCTTTTTCATTTTGTTTATCTAAACGACGAAATTTCTTTTGTTCTTTTAACCGTTGAGCATAAAGACGAGGAAACTGTTTATTTTCAAGCTCTTCAATTACTTTAGCAAATTGCCGAACCATACGAAGACATGCAAATGTATTTTTTTGAAAAATAATTGCTGGAGTTTTATCTTCTGCTTTTAGAAGGAAAGCTAATTTGACAAGATCAACAGATTCTTCTGAATATGAAATGTTTTTAAAGTCATCAAGTATTGTTGTTATTTTTTCTTTATTGTAATTGTCAACTAAATATTTAATAAGCTCATTAAAATATTTATCTGCTTTTGAAAGTTCTATACGTTCTTTAGAATCAAAATATTCTTTATGATTTAATTTTCCTAGATCACCAAATATTTTGCACATATTTTGATATAGTGTCCAAGTATCAAATGGTGTTGGTTGTAGATTTTTTTTTAAAATAGTTCCATCTGCAAAATTTTCAATTTCAACTAGTGATAATGGATGAATAATTTCAAGTTTATTAGGTTCTGTTTTATAATAATAACGTTGAAGATTGAAGAACCGTTTATTACAAACAATTGAATTAACAGAACGATTAATATTAAGAGATTGGAACCATGCTGTTAATTCATCTATATTACCAATAGTTGCTGATAATGCTAAAAAAGGAATATCCTTATAAATTTTAGCAATAATTTCCATAGAACTACCTTCTGGCATTGCAATAGTATGAATTTCATCAAAAATAATCCATTCAAATTTAATATTAATAAGTGGTAAAAAATCTACAATAGAATCGGCAGTACCTACAATACATTGAGAATTATTAATTAATTCTACTAATAATTCACGTTTTGGAATAGTTTGATACGTTTTTGTAATAATAGGAATATTTTTATTAAGAATTTTACCAATATAAGAGGATAATTGCCAAGCAAGTGCATCAGTTGGAACAACAATCATTATTTTTCCTTTTGTTGCTACATAACCACAAAGAACTGTTTTACCAGCTGAAGTTGGTGCAGAAACAACTATTGATTTATTTTCATCAATATAATTTATTACTTGAACTTGCCACTCATCAAACTTTTGAAATCCTTTACTATTTAAAGGAGGCATTTGGTCAGAAAATTTTTCAAATTGAATTTTTATCAAATCACATTTTTCTACTATTTCTCGCATAGTAGTAAGGCTTTTTGCAAAATCTTTTTCAATATTAGGAGTTATTTTAAATTGATTTTCACAAAGACGAAGAAAAATATTACAGATTAAATCATTATTATTTTTATTAATTTGATGTTCTAGTGTTAATAAGAGTAATCGTGTGCGACCTTCATCTGTTTGAGGTTTTGCATTAAGACCAAATTTTTCTAATGCACTAATATCTTCATTTAAAAGTTGTTCTTTTTTATTCAAGTAATTTGTAAGAATAATAACTTCTGATTTATTTAAATGTTCACCATTAATTTTTCGTTGATGCAAAATATCTTCTTTTTTTGGCTGAGGATTAATATATGAATGAATAATAGTTGGGTCAAATACATTTTCCGGACGCAACTTAACTTTAATATTTTCTTCTTCATTAGGAATAAATTTTTTTTGAAAAAAAGTATATTCCCAGTCTCCTTTTTCGTTAATCTTTTTAGTAGTATTCTTTTTATTAATATTATATTTAGTATTATTTTTTATAAACTTGTGTGCCATACTTTAATTATTATATATTAAATATATATTTAATAAATAAATATTTTTCAATTTTTATTTAAAATTATTATAAATAAAATAAACGATATTAAATTTTAAATCATCGCTTTTTGACATAAAAATGCACGAAGAGATAAATTGATATGACCATTATATTTTTTAAGAAAATGTAAAATTACTTCATCACTTTCAGTAATTCCAAGAGATTTAATATGTTCAATTTCAGCTGAATAATCTTTTTCTTGGTTAGATATTGGAATTGTCATATTAGTAATATCACCATGTGATATAAATTGTAGAAAAGTTTTAAATATATTTGGTTCATTGAAATAAATTTTAATTAGATGTTTAAAATTAGGATTTTCAAAAAGTTCTAAAGTTTTAGTATTATTAGAATTAATTATATCTTGCGACAGTTCTGGAATTTCTTCTTCTATTTTATCAACTATTGATTTAGTTAATTCTTCATCATCAATATCATCATCAATATCATCAACTTCATTAATATCATTATTTTTTGAAAAAATTTTAATTAATTTATCATTAATCTCTTTTTTTGAAGTAAAAATAAATACAATTAAATTATAATTATCTGATACTTCAAAAAATTTAGAATCATTATTAAGATGTTCTGATTCTACTATAAATTTAATATGTTCAAAATTTTCAGAGGGTATACCATAGTTTTTAAATATAGATATAATTGAAGAAAGTCTAACTATTCCATTTATATCATATTTAATTTCTAGTACTTTTAATTTTATATTTCCAACAAGTTTGAAGATAATAGGCATTTACTAATTAAACATATTGAAAAATTAATAAATTATCAATTTTTATTATAAAAATATTGATAGTTTTAAAGTTTAAATAACTATAATATATAATAATGAATACTATTAAAGGTTTTAATAATATTGGTAATACTTGTTATTTAAATTCTGGTTTACAATTATTAATTCAAAATACTGACTTTTATAAAATAATTTTACAAAATAGTAATAAATCAGAAAATTTAGAAATTATGGCTAATTTTATTAAAGAATATTATACAACAACTAATACTGTTATTACACCTAATAAAATTAGAGAAATAGTTGGTAACAATAATAAAATTTTTTATAAAAATGAACAACAAGATGTTGCCGAATTTATAATATATCTAATAGATATTCTTGATACTGATCTTAAAAGAAATTTAAATCCACTTTTTGATATTACAACAGAAACAACTATTAAATGCAAACTTTTAAAATGTTTAAAAACAAGTATAACTATACATAAAAATCCATTTTTAATTTTGCCAATTAAAGATGAATGTTTAACTTTAGATGATTGTTATCGTCAATTTAAAGTACATGAAAAATTAGAAGGTGATGATATGTATTTTTGTCAAAATTGTAGAGAAAAAAGAATTGCATCTAAACGTGTACATGTTATTGAATGGAGTAACAATTTAATTATTTGGTTAAAACGTTTTGAAAATAATAAAGAAAGACTTTTTAAAAATAATAAAGAAATAGAAATTCCAATTGATTGGAGACACAATTTTACAATTAAAGGAGCAGTAATTCATATTGGTCAAATTAATGGAGGACATTATGTGTATATGAGTAGAAATTTAGTAACTAATAATTGGTTAATGTGTGATGATTCATCTGTAACAGATATTCCTAAAGAAAAAATTCAAAGTTATCTAAATAGGGCATATATATTTAATTATATTAAAAAATAATCTAAATTTATATATATGTCTAGTGAATTATATTATCAAAAATATATTAAATATAAGACTAAATATAATAATTTAAAAACAAATGAAAGAAGTATCCAAATGGGAGGAAGTACAAATAACACAGATATTTATTTCTTTAAAGCTAATTGGTGTGGTCATTGTAAAAATTTTTCATCAACATGGGAAGCATTAGAATCTGAATTAGGTTCAAAATATACTTTTAATACTATAGATGTAGATGATAAAAATAATGAAAAAATACTTATAAAATATAAAAAATATATTAAAGGATATCCTACGATTATAAAAAAAGTAGGAGATAATATTTATTTATTTAATGGAGAAAGAGATGTACATAATGTAAGAGAATTTATAACTGAATCAAATTAATTTGAAAAAATTTCAATAAATTCATTAGAATCAGATGATATATTTAATTCATCTAAATTAATTTTAATTATTTTTAAATTTTTTTTATTATTTTTAATATTTAAATTATATGTTCCTCCTAATTGATTTCTTTTTGGTTTTTTAGTTAATTCAATATTATTTGATAATAATGATAAATTTCTAATATTATTATAAATAATATCATTTTCTATATTATTTTTTAATAAATCTATAGATTCTAAATCAGAAATAAGTTTATTATTATTTTCTTTAATATCATTTATTTTAATAATATTAATTTTAGATAAATTATTTTTTATTTCTTTTATTTTTTTCTTTTTTGTACTTTCTATTTCTTTTAAAATTTTTTTTTTATCTTTTAAATACCAATTATTTTTTTCTTTTTTAAGTAATGGTATTTCTGATACAGTTGATAATTCTAAAATATTTTTAAATGAATTATCTGTAACCATTTTATCTATAATAGGTTTATTAATTTTTTTATAAAAATCAATTATTCTTACATTAAAATTATTATTTTCCATTTAAATTATTTAAGATAATATTTAAATAAAATTTAATTAATAAACGCCTTAATTATTTTTTAAATTTTTACTATTTATGTGTATTATATGAAAGTATACCTAAATCTTTAAGATTTGAAATAATATCATCATATTTAGATTTTTGTTGTATTTGTTCTTGTGTTATTTTTTTAATATGACATTCTGAATTTTTTTTTAGTTCCTCAAAATTTTCAATATGTTTATCAATAATTAAATTTTCAGGTAAGCATTTTAATTTTTGTGGTTTTAAATCATAATCTTGTTTATTTCTTTCATCTTCTTTTTGTTTAATAATTTTTTTCATAGTATTACTATCAATAGATTCATCAATATCAAGTTTTAAATCGTTACTGTTTTTAATTTTATTAGGAACTGTGTTAGTAATTCCATTATAAATAATTTTACTTTCTAAAAAATCTATTTTTTTACGTTCTGATGTTTTTTTACTTAAATTGTTAATTACATCAGGGTTAAATTTATCTTTTTTATTTTTAAAAAAAATATTATTTTCCATTAAATAATATTATATTTAAAAATAAAAATTAAACGAATATAATATAATATAATTTAATTTAATTTAAAAATAAATATATATTTAAATAATGGATATTGAAGATAGAATTAAATATTATTTAGGTAATTTATATAATATATTTATAACAAATCAACAGATAGAATATAAAGATATATTTAATGAAAAAGAAGTAATATCATATAATAAAATTCAATTAATAAATAATGATAAATTATTTAATGATAATTATGATACTAAAGTAAAATATTATATAAATGATTTACGTAAATATTTTATTAATAGTGAAATAAAAAATTTTAATATTTATATTGCATTTGGAGATGTTAATGTTAAAATGAAAAAATATTGTTTTACTAAATCAAGACCAATAGATTTAACAAATAATTTTAATATATTATTAAACTTAAATACTCCAAGACATTGGGAAGGTTTAGACAATGTAAAAAAATATGATATACCTTTTGATAAAAAAAATAATAAAATTATATGGAGAGGAGCATCAACTGGTAATAAACGAGTAAAATTTGTAGAAAAATATCAAAATCATCAAAATAAAAATATTGATATAAAATTTAGTAATTTATGTCAAAATGTTATTAATAATAATTATATATTAAATAAATTATCAACTCAAGAACAATTACAATCAAAATTTTTAATTTCAATTGAAGGAAATGATGTTGCTACAAATTTAAAATGGATTTTATATTCTAATTCTGTAGTAATAATGCCAAAACCAACAATTTGTAGTTGGATAATGGAAGATAAATTAATCTCAGGAACTCATTATATAGAAATTAAAAGTGATTATAGTGATTTAGAAGAAAAATATAAATGGTGTTTAAATAATTTAGAAGAATGTAAAAAAATAGCAGAAAATAGTAAAACATATATTGAACAATTTTTAAATCAAGAAAATGAAAAAAAAATAACAAATAAAATTATTGAAATATATTGTAAAACTATAAAAATAAACTATTAATTTGGTATAGAGAAAAAACAAATATTTTAATAATGGACTTTTATGAAATTTTAGAATTAAAACCAAATGCATCAGAACAAGATATAAAAAAAGCATATTATACATTATCAAAAAAATATCATCCGGATAAATGTAAAAATGAAAATGCTACATCAAAATTTCAACAAATAAATACTGCTTATCAAATATTAATGGATGATAAGATAAGAGAAAAATATTTAAAAATGGATAATATAGAAAAAACAAATTTTCAAGAAATTTTAGAAAAACTATTTTTAAATAAATTAAAAGTAGATGAATTAAAAAATGTAGGTATTAGTTTATCAAAAAAAGATTGGGAATATTTACAATCTAATTTTACGTCTATTATGAATTCAATAAATTTTAAAGAATTATTTAATTTATTTCTAAATGGCAATATTCCAGATAAAAAAATAAATAAATTTGTTAATTGTTCAGATTCTGATAATAATTGTTGGGATGAAACTCAAGCAGAATATTATTATGATTTACCAATTAATTATTTACGGCATAATAAATTAGATATTAAATTAAATATTAATGTTTCATTAAATGAAATCTTAGAAAAAAATAAAAAAAAAATTAAAATAAAAAGAAAGTTTGAAGATGAAGAATCAAAAACTATTTTTATATTTTCAATAAATAAACCATTTATAATTTTTAATCAAGGTGGTGATATGGATGATGGAGATTATGGGAATTTAATTATTCAATTAATTCTACCAAATAATTTTATATGGAAAGAAAATATAATTGTTTATAATTATCCGATAACGTTATATCAAATGGTATATGGTTTAGATATAAATGTTGATGTTGGAAAAAAAATAGAATATAAAAATTGGGTACCAAGTAGAGATGGATTTTTTATAAATGTTGATAATATAAATATAAAAAATCATTATTTTGGAATTAAATTAAGTTTAGACTTTGAACATTCTGAAGAAAAAGAAGAAGTTCTTAAAATTATGTTTAACTAAAATTAAAAATTTTTTCTAATTATAAATAAATGGATGATTTTTCAAATAAATATTTCAAATATTTTAATCAAAGAAGAAATAAAAATATTAAATTTGATTTTATAAAAGAAGAAAAGATAAAAATAAAAAATAAATTAAAAAAAATAAATTATAAACTACAGTTATATGAAATTCCAAAAAATAAAATAGAACAATTAATTAATACACATTGGGTTTATCATAAAGTTATTAATAATTTAGAATCATTAGATACAAATTATAAAATAATTTGGTATTATAAAACAACACATACTATTTATTTAAAATGTAGAAGAGAAAAATATATTGGTTTTACTAAAAGAATTAATATTTTATTAAATATAATAAATTATTTATATGATTTAAAAAAATATAAAGAAGATAAACCAATTAATATATATCTATTATTAACACCTCTTAAAAAAAATTTTGATATTGATACTGAAATTGGACCCAAAAATATAAACAGTGGTTATACTGATTTTAAAAGAAATGAAATATTTATATGGAGAGAAGAAGAATTTGAAAAAGTAATTTTTCACGAATTAATACATTATCTAGATTTAGATAATAGAGATATACTTTTTAATGACGAAGATTTACCTCATCAAATAAATGATTTTAAAAGTTATTATGAAGCTATTACCGATTTTTGGGGAATAATTTATCATTTAATATATGTTTCATTAATAACAAATCGTTCTATTAATAGTTTATTACAATTAGAATTTAAATTTATAGAAAATCAAGCAAATTTAATGAATGATTTTTTTAATTTAAATGATTGGAATTATAAAAAAGAAATAAATCAAAAAAGCCCTGCATTTAGCTATTTTATTGTAAAATACTTGATATTTGATAAAATATTAAAATATAATGATATTACACTATTAAATAATCCATATAAATTAATAAAAAATATTTTATCTAAAAAATTTAAAACAAATGAATTTATTAAATTACCACCACGAATGACATTAATTCAATTATAAATAATTTAAGATTTTGGAAAAGCTTCATCATAGATTTCTTTAAGAAATGTTTGAATTTGTTTAAAATTAAATTCATAATCTTTTTCTTTACCAAAAATTTTAGCTGTATTTTTATCAAGAGTTATATTTTGACCATTAGTTAAATTATCAGCTTTAAATTTAGTATAGAGTAAACTTACTACTTGAGGACGTGACATTTGTACATCATTATCAAGTGAAAGATACTTTATTAATTTAGGAGGAATTGGCCCTTGCTTATTAAAACCACTTGAACTATTTCCTTTACGTTTTGGTTTTTCTTTTAAAACACGCTTAATTTCTTCATCATGAAATTTATCTAAAAGTGAAACACAACGTGTTAATTGTTTTACTAATTCATTACGAGTTTTTTCATTTTTATGTAAATTTTCTTGAATAAGTTTATATTCATTTTCATTCTTTTTAAAGTCTGCAGTTAATTGTGTTAATTCGTCATTATTTTCTTGGTAAGTTTTTTTAACTTTCTTTTTAACAGATTTTTTAGGATTATCTTTTTCTTCATCTTCACTTATTGATTCTTCAGATTCTTCATCTTCAGATTCTTCATCTTCACTTCTTGATTCTTCAGATTCTTCATCTTCACTTCTTGATTCTTCAGATTCTTCATCTTTACTTTTTGATTCTTCTGATTCTTTATTTTTAGATTTTTCATCTTCAATTATTGATTCTTTGATTAATTTAGTTTGTTTGTTATTTACTTTTTTAGTGTCTTTAGAAATAGTAGTGTCATTCTTTTTAGGAGGCATTTAACTATATTAAGAATCTAAATAAAAACTAATTTTATCAATTTTTTTAATAATATATTTTTTATTATTCAAAAGAAACAATAATTTTAACATTCTTTTTTTCAATATTTGTTGGCATTAATATAAGTTTTTTAATTGGTTCATAAATATACTTTTCTTTATTTTTAACTTGTTTTGATATTTTTGTAAATTTTTTTTCAGACTTATATTTTTTATTCATATCATTAAAAATTTCTTCTTTATTATCTAAAACATAATCATAAATTTTTTTGGAAATAAACCATTTAAAAAAATTTAATTGTCCTATAGTTGTTATTATACAAGTATCTTTCATAAAAAAAGGAATTCGATCACCTCTACTAAATGGGTCAAAATGAGTTTTTTGATAATGTTTTAATTGATTTTTATAATCATAGTAAATATTTATAACATTTTCTTTTTCATTGTCTATTAATTTAAAATTACATTTATTATATTTAGAATATTTAGTTACAAAATGATCAATTAATCTAATTGATACTTGAGATTCACCTGATACTAAATTAATAAATTTTACTGCATTTTCATTATTATTATAAAATTCTTGATTACCTTTTAATTTTAAAACTTCTTGTGAAGAAAGTTGAATTATTTTAAGCATTTCTATATTTTTATTATGTGCTTCAGATTCAGATAGATTAATATCGAATGAATTATTATAATCCATTTATATTTATTTAATGTAATAATTTCTTTATAGTGATTTTTAATTATATTTTATATTAAAAAGGATTATTAATTAATATTTTCTTTTTTATCTTTTATAGACTCATCAGAATCTGATAATCGTTTTAAGGATTCTTCATCAGAATCTGATAATCGTTTTAAGGATTCTTCATCAGAATCTGATAATTTTTTTAAGGATTCTTCTTCAGAATCTGAAGAATCTGAAGAATTTTGAGAATCTGATAATTTTTTTAAGGATTTTTTATCTGAATCTGAAGAAGTTGAACTAAAATTAGATTTTGATAATAGTTCTAAATTTTTTATATTATAATTAATTTGGCTCGATGATTGATTTTCGTTACATTTATTATTTTTATCATAATTTGTTTGTTTTAAAAATAAATTATTTATATCACTATCTGGAATTTCTTCATTAGAATCAGAATCTTCAAGAAAATTATAATTTGATTTAATTTCTTTATCCTTAAATGAAAAAGCATGTGGTCTTAAAAATAAATAAAATGTTTTATTTTCATTATTTATTATAATAGAATGAATTTCTAATAATATTTTAACCCATGAATCTTTTGGAACATCTTTAATATTTATTTTTTTATTATTTTCTAATAATACAGATTCAAATTTAATAGTTTTTATTATTTTTAATTTTATAGTTTCATTTTTATATTTTTTAGAATCTTTGACAATAGTTTTAAAAAAATATGACATTTTATTTTCATTAAACCATAATTTTACATTATTATTTGCATCTTGAATAATTTTAGAATCAAGATTTTTTAAAAAATCAATTAAACTATTTTGTTTATTTTTTTCTTGAGTTATTAAAGGAATCTCTAATTCATAATAGTCATCAGTAATTTTTATAGGTAAATTATCATTTAATAAAGTTGGACATTGAAAAACTAATGGTTTATTTTCATAATCAATATAAATCTGTTTTTTAGAATCTAAATTTTTAATTTTTACATAGTTTATTTTATTTAAATTAATTTCTTGTAATCGTAATACTCTTGAATTCATATTAAAATATATAATATATTTTTATAAAGAAATACGCATAAATTAATATTTATAATTTAGGTAGATTTAGATTTTCCACCACGTCCATTAGTTTTACTGACTGGTTTCTTAATTGGAGGTTGTGGTTTTTCTTCTTCACTTTCTTTACTATCATCATCAGATTCAACCTGTGCTACTTTTTTAACAATTTTAGGTTTTTCTTCTTCGCTATCATCATCAGATTCAACCTGTGCTATTTTTTTAACAATTTTAGGTTTTTCTTCTTCGCTATCATCATCAGATTCAACCTGTGCTACTTTTTTAACAATTTTAGGTTTTTCTTCTTCGCTATCATCATCAGATTCAATCTGTGCTACTTTTTTAACAATTTTAGGTTTTTCTTCTTCGCTATCATCATCAGATTCAATCTGTGCTACTTTTTTAGGAGATTTTGGTTTTTCATCACTTTCATCAGATTCAACCTGTTTTACTTTTTTAGTAGAAACAGAAATATTTTGTAAATTATTGGTTTCTTCATCACTATCAAGGAAAGCATCAGAATTCATATAATCTTTATATAATGAATTACCTTTAGTAGGAGGTTCTACTTCTCCTTTGATAATTTTAAATGTAGCACCCCAAGCAGGATCTTTCTTAGTAAGTGGTTGTGCCCAAAATTTTACAAGTCGAACAATTGGACGGAAATTAGATTGAAAGCAAACAACTCGTGCAAAATCATCAATAGTTTTAATATCTTGTATTTCAATACGAGTACGTTTATTATCAATCATTTCAGAACGATATAATTTAGTTTTAATTTCACCAGAAGTATAATCTGTATCAATTTTAAGTTTAAGATAAGGATATTTAGGAAGAGTAGATTGTTTAGATAATTTCTTTTTAGAATTTTCATTATCATCATCATCATTATCATATGATATAGATTCACGAATAATTGGTTGATAAGTATATTTATTCCATTTTTTACCTAAAAGTTTTGAAGCAAATTCTTCAGATGAAAAATATTTATCTATTTCTTTGCATTTTTTTGTAAGTTCTTCTGTTTCAGGAATAGAATTATTTAGAGGTAATTTTACAAATGTACGATCAGAATCATTTTTAAAATATTCACCAGCTCTAGGTACACCATATGTTTCAAGGCGAACCCAAGGAAATTGAAATATTAGTGGTTGATCAATACCAAATTTTGGATGATTATATTTTGGATATGCTAATTTTTGGCCTTTGGAACGTTCATTTTCTTGAAGTTCAGTGGATGAAATACGACTTATTTCTACATCTGTGTATTTAACGGTAAAATCTTTAACTAAGTTGCTGGACATTAATATATAGAAAGATTAATCTCAATATATTTATAAATCAATTTTTTATATTTAGTTCTAAATAGCTAACAGGTGATGGTTTTTGACAATAGTCATAATGTTCATATGGAGGTTTATAATATTTTATAAAATATTTATAATTAATACAATTAATAATTTTATCAATTTTCACTGGGTTTGAATTAATTTCAAATAAAATTAAACCATCCTTATCTAGATTAACTGTTGATAATTTATCTTTAGTATCAAATAAATTACATTTATTATAAATAGCTTCTTTTATATCATTAATAGAATATAGTTTATCTGGAATACCTAACCAATCCAAAAGTTCAGAAGAATATCTATTTTTCTTATTTATTTTAGAAAGCATTATTATTATATTAAAATTAATACATTAAATTATTTTTGAACAATTTTTTTTTAAAATAAATGGTTTAAAGAGTATATTCAAATCATAAATATGGATAACATAAAAAATTTTGAAGGTTTAAACCTAAACGAAAATTTAATTAAAGGTATATATTTACATGGTTTTACACAACCATCACCAATTCAAATTAAAGGTATTGAATCAATTAATACTGGAAAAGATTGTTTACTACAATCTCAGTCAGGAACAGGTAAAACAGCTACTTATTTATTAGGAGTATTAAATCGTATTGAAATAAATTCTAAAAATCAATGTATTATTTTAACACCTACAAGAGAATTAGCTGAACAAGTTTTTGATGTAGCTATTAAATTAGCTAAAATGACAGAAATTACAATTCAAAAATCAGTAGGTGGAACTAATATTAAAGATTCAAAAGATGATTTAAAAAATGCTAATTTAGTTATTGGTACATTAGGTCGAATTCATCACATGATTACTGATAAAATAATTTCTATTCATTCATTAAAAATATTAGTATTAGATGAAGCAGATGAAATGCTAACAGATGGAATTACAGATAAATTAAATTTTATTTTTGAAAAAATACCATCCGGAATACAATCTATTTTAATTTCGGCTACATTAAATACAAATGTTTTTACAGTAAGTAAAAAATTATTAATTGACCCTATTAAAATTCTTCTTAAAAATTCAGAAGTTGCAGTAGAATTAATTAGTCAATTTTATATTGAGATTGATACAGAAGATTTAAAATTTGATACTATTATGGACTTGTATGGTATTACATCAACATCACAAACTATTATATTTTGTAATACTATTAGAAAAGTTGATTGGTTAAAAGAAAATTTAGAAAAAAATAATTTTACAATAACTTGTATACATAGTAAAATGAATCAAAATGAAAGAGATAGTATTGTTAAAGAATTTAGGGAAGGAAAAACTCGTTTATTATTAACAACTGATTTACTTGCTAGAGGTATTGATATTCCTGATGTTAATTTAGTAATAAATTATGACTTACCACCAAATAAAGAAACATATATTCATAGAATTGGTCGTTGTGGTAGATTTGGTAAAAAAGGTGTTTCTATTTCATTAGTAAAAATAGATGATCAATCTGATATTAAAAACTTACAAAGAATGAAACAAATTTATAAGATTGATATTAAAGAAATGCCTAATGATATCGAGAAATATTTATAATTTATGAATTAAATTTTTGTAATAATATATACTTAAATTTAATTCATTTACTTTTGAATAATAAATTAAAAATTGATTGGATTATATTTATTAACAACAGAACAATTAATAAAAGATAAAACAATTAAATTTGAAATGTCTATGAGACTAGAATATATGTTTATTATTATGAATTTTTAAATCCATTATATTTTTTATCAAAATTATCACAATAAAAATATTATCTTTATATATTCCAACATACTCATTATTTTCAATATCTTTATTATTTGTTATAATAATAATACAATAATATTGCTAATAAAATAAATAGTTTTTATTTTTTTTACAACACATCATAGATTTCAGCGGGGTGAGTGGGCAATCGGATGCTGATAATTCTACTAATGGGTCCTCCCCATACAACATTACACAACATACTCGAAGAAGGAGTATTAATGTTAGGATTATTAATATGAGGACCTATACGAATGTTTCTTTGTTTATCAGGTGACATTGCTCTCCAATAACCTAACGCTTCTCTCATTAGTTTATTATAATCACTAAAAATACAGTTTCTACTATTAATTTCATTTCGAAACTGTTCAGTATTATTTGGATTAACACTATTATCATATAAACTTCTTTCATCGCTAGTCCAATAATTATAAGTAGTGTCTAGAATAGACAACACCCGAATAAAATTATTAATATTATTACGAACATTATCAGTAGTATTAAGTATATTACGAATATAAGTACTATAACTTGTTCGGTAAACAGAAAACAATTCATTTCGTCCTGATGGATGAGGCAGAACGTTTTCTGGGCGCATGCGATAGATTCTTTGTTCTTCAGATGACATAGTTTCCCATAAATCTACCATTTGTCTTATTTGTCTGTTAAAATTCATAAAAATAGGATTATTAGTATTAATATTATTTCGCCATACTTCAGGAGCAAGGGGGTCAACACTATTTACATACAGGACTCTTTGTTCTGGCGTCATATTGTCCCGCATATATTCTGCTACTGACAAAGCAGTATCGAAATTAGTAATATTAATATTATTAGTAATACCATCATATGGCTCACCAATAGTATCTACATTAGTAACAGTAGTATTAGTAATAGTAGTAGTATTAGTAATAGTAGTATTAATAATAGTAGTATTAGTAATATGTATGTCATATAAACTTTGTAAATTATTTACTAACCTTAAATAAATATTATCTGGTAAATGTGAAATACCTTCTATTTCATCCATTGTAGCTCTTAGTATTGTTAAAAATCTTGTATCTGGGTTAGAAGGCATTTTGTATATAAATTATTAACTATTGTTAATTATAAAAATAATATTTTTCAATTTTTTTATTATTTGATAGATTACGTGCTTTTATTTTATATTTACTAGTCTATTAACAATTTATTTTTAAATTTAAAAATTATATCTAAATAAATATATATGGATAAAAATAATTTAAATAGATATAATTCTGATATTTTATTAAAATCTTTAAAAATTAAAAATGTAGATACTATTTCAAATACTACGTCTAGTTTAATGCCACAAAAAGGAGGCTATTTAAATAATAATAAAAATAAAGATATTAATCAATTAATGTCAATGTTATCAGCTACTAGTGAAAGTAATTACACTACTAATTCTACAAATACAGAAGAAATAAAAAATAAATTATTAAATATATTACAAGATGGTGGTAGAAGAAAAGAATATAATGAGCTTGTAGATACATTTAGACTTTTTATTGAGTATGTAATTTTATATGACGTAAAATCATTTGAACATTGGAGATTTATCGACGGTAAATATCAAGCTAAAATTATTTCTATTCTTAATAATTTAAATCAAAAAGATAAAAAAAATTTTTTAAATGAACTATATAGTACGTACCTAACACAAGAATATATTTTAATAGATCATCCTATATTACTTTTAATATATAATATTATAATGTCTCAAATTATCGATAAGAGTGATCTTAAAGAAACCATTCAAAATATTACAAACGAATTATATAATAAAATATCCAAAATTATTATTCATTATTTAACAACCCTCCCTAAACCAACAGACACTAGTAAATACTCAGACAAATCTGAAAAAGATTTTTTGGAAGACTACTATAACATGTTAAGTAAAATCCGTGATCATATTGAAGTATATTTAATATCATATTTTATAGATTCTATTTTAAAGCCAGATGAAATTATAGTAAGAGCAAAACCACAAGAACCACAATTGCCATCACAAATATCATATCTAAAAGAAGACATAGAAAAGGTGAAAAGATGGAGAGTACAAGTAGCAACAACATTATCATTTATATCACCATCATTAGCAATAGCAGCATCACGTGCACCAGCACCAGTAGTACCAGTAGCATCAACAGCATCATCATCTACAACACCAGACACAAGACCAGACACGAGACCAGACACGAGACCAGACACGAGACCAGGCACAAGACCAGGCACAAGACCAGGCACAAGACCAGGCACAACACCAGCACCAGCACCAGCACCAGCACCAGCACCAGCAACAAAACGAACAGCACCATAAGCATCATCATCAACAAAATAGAAAAATCTATACTAAATGCAAAAATAAAAAAAAGATTTCTTAGATTTTACCAAAAGTATCATGACAATACACAATCAGGTCTTTTTAGATTAACTTTATCTAATAAATTTTTTTCTTCTATATTCTTTAATGCTTCTTTATTAGAAACATTATTACTTAATTCTACTTTTTGTTTATCATCATCTGATATTTTATTATCTATATCAATTTTTTATTATCTTTAATAGATAAGTTTATTTGATTTAGTTGATCGGTTTTGGAGATGTCACAAGTATTAATTTTGTTTTTTAACATTTTATGTTATGTATTAATAATTTATTTTTAAATGAAAAACATATATTTATTTAAAATTATATCTAAATAAATTGATGAAGTAAAAAAGCGTGAAAATGCAGAAGAAAATAAGTTGATTGAAGAAAGAAATAAAAGAAAAAAACAAGATGATATTATTATAAAAGAACTTATTACTGTTAAAAATTTGTTGCAACAGAAGATTGCTACTATTCCTGATACTGATGAGTGGGTAATAACAAAAAAACTTTTGTCAGAAAAACTAGATGAGGTAAGAGAAACACACCATAATTACACTAATTCGCACGAGTTTCTTATAGATTACATGCATGAAAATAATTTATCTCATCAAGATGTTTTTGGTTATATGCCTTGATTGTAAAATACAAAATTCTTTTAATATCTTGTGTACTTTAAAAATAAATTAAAATTGTATTATATTTGTTAAATGATTTCCTTGAATATCAGTATTATAGTTAACTGGTGAATAATATAAATGTGGCATAAAATCAAACATATTTATTTTATTAAATGCACATGTATATACATAATCTATTGCTTCAAATTTAATTATTCCTACTTCTTTCTTTACAAATAAAGTAGAAATAATTTCCATTAACTTTTTACAAATACTCTTTCTAATAACAAATGAAAAAGTACATCTATCCCAATTAAAATTTCTATAAATCATTTGTTTTCTTTTAATTAAATTTGGATTGTCTGTTTTTTCAAACATTAAATTAAAATCATCTGAATATCTACAATCAAAATCTTTTGCAAATCTACCACCTAAATATATAAAATCAACATTATAATTTGACAAATTTATTTTTTTAAATTCATTATATTTTTTATCAAAATCATCACAATAAAAAATATCATCTTCGTATATTCCAACATAATCATTATCTTCAATATCTTTATTATTTATTATTTCTTGTAATAACATTAAATGAGACATTAAACATCCTAATACACCTTTTGGAACACTTAATTTAATTTGTTTCATAAATCTAAATATAACGTGATTTTCAATTCCAAATCTTTTAATTTCATTTTCATAATCAAAACCATCAAAAGCATCAAATCTAATAAATTTTTCTTCTTTTAAAATAGTTTTATCTCTTTTTTTTAAAAATTGTTCCCATCTATCAGGACGCCTTGTTAAATTTATAACATAATTATACTTTAGCATTATATTTAATAATTAATTTACTTTTAAATCTATTATAAAAGAACGCTATATTAATCCATAATACCGGTCAGATTAAATGCGGCACCATTACGATACCATTTTCCATCAAAACAACCCCAATAACACATTGCTTGCCTAAAATAGGAATTAAAATATAAAACATCTTTGTTTGTAGGCTCAATATTATGAAGACGTGTTTCTTCCGCATTATATGCAGTGGTTTTTTCCCAAGCATCTCTCCAACCGGAGGATTCAAGTTCGAAGCGATATTCTATTTCTTTGCTTTTATCCTTGTCTCTCCATATAGCTTCTACTATGTTGAAAACAATATCAAAACTAGTATTATGAGTTACTACTAGTGTAAAAGGCCCAAAGAAATTAATATCACTAGCATCATCATAATCCTCATCATCCTCATCATCATCATTAACACCCTTAGTAGCTCTATTTATATTTTTATCTATACTTAATAAATTTTCTTTCATAAATTGTTTCCATCTATCAGGACGCCTTATTAAATTTATAACATAATTGTACTTTAGCATTATATTTAATAATTAATTTACTTTTTAATCGTATGTAATAATGCCATCATAATCTATTTCACCGACCAGATTAAATGTAGCACCAACACGATACCATTTTTTTTCAGACCTACCCCAATATAGCGTTGCTAGCCTGATATAGTGATTAAAATTCAAAACATCATTATCTGTAGGGTCAATATTATGAAGACGCGCTTGTTCCGAACTATATTCTCGGCTTTTTTTTGAAACCTCACTCGAATAGGTTGATGGATTACTAAAGCTACGTGCTATTTCTCTGCTTTCATCCTTGTCATTCCATAGTGCGGCTGCAATGTTGAAAACAATATCAAAACTAGTATTATGAGTTACTACTAGTGTAAAAGGCATATGAAAACTAATATCACTAGTATCCTCATCTTCATCATCATCATCTTCATCATCATCATTTTCATCATCATCATTTTCATCATCATCATTTTCATCATCATCATTAACACCCTTAGTAGCTCTATTTATATTTTTACAGACACTTAACAACTTGTTTTTCATAGCTAAATAAGTTTCTTCACCAATTAAATCTTTTTTTTCATCCAATAAAGCAATACTTTCATTTAGTGATTTTAAAGCTTCTTCAATTGGATTAGGCATTTTTTATAATAATAATACTGCTAATAAAATAAATAATTTTCAATTTTTTATACTTTTTTACTGATGCTATTATAATATAATGTTATATACATGTTATATGATAGTATATACAAAATCAGAAAAAAGAATAAAAAATTATAACGATATAAAAATATATTTTAAGAACCTAAATAAATTTGATGCTATTGATGGATTAAATGAGTATACTAAATATAAAGAAATTGCTTTAAAAAATAATTATTTATCTAAAGATTATATTAATTATTGTGATAAATTAAAAGGAAAATTAGGATGCAATTTATCTCATATTTTTTTATTAAAACAATTTTTAGAAAAAAATGAGGCTGAATGGTTATTAGTTTTAGAAGATGATTTAAAATTAAATAATTTTAATGAAAAAATAATTGATCTATTAATTTTTATTGCTAATAAAAATAATTCTAATTTTATTCAATTATTTACTGGTCCAAAATTTATTGAAAATCAAAAAAAAGCTAAAAAAATTAAAAGTTATATGTATGAAATGATTCCTCAATGGTATACATTAGCTTATTTAATTAATAGAAAAGGAATAGAAACTCTATTATCAAAATTACCTTGGAATAATAATGTCGATATAATTTTTTCAAATTATATAAAAGAATTAAATTCAATTTGTTTTATTAATAATATATTTATTAATGATGGTTCTTTAGATTCAAAAGATAAAAAATCTAATTTTGGAAGTTTAATTTGGAAAATATAAACTAGACTCATTAATTATAGGTTATATTTACTTCATCTATCCAAGAATAATCATGTATGACATTTTCTCGGTCGCCTACTAAAACATATTTTTTAAAACATTCACTACAATAATGTGTTCTAACAGTGTGAAATTTATTGTTAATTATTATTTCTGTTTTATTTAATGCAAGTTGGTAAATATGTTTATAATAGGAGTCACCTTTACGATAATGACGATAAAACACATCCTCTGTATCATCACAACAATTACAATTAGCACAATAGGTACAAAATGTAAATATACCAAAATTTTTAAACAACCTTTTTTTAGCAATATCAAATGGAAAATCTTTAACAAGATTATACATTAATTTACAAGTCATTTTAGTTTTTATTCGATTATCACTTCGTAAGTAATCAATAATAATTAGTATAATATCAGTTGGTAAGTCACAAAAAGTTATTTCACATATCATTTTAGTTAGTTTTATTAATATTTTATAAAAAAAAATTTGCAATTTTTTTATAAAGTAATAGTTTTTATATAAATATTAGTTTTTATATAATTATAATTTTGGTATGAAAAAATTAGGTTGATTAATTCCATATTTAATAATATCTTTAAGAATAGCATCTTCTTCTAATGGTATAAATGTTACACGACCACCCGTTTCATCTGATGTATATTCAGAGTTTTCTAATTTATGTGTATCTAATAAAAGATCAAAACATCCTGTACCACCAGGTATAACTTTTCCTAACATAATATTAGATGAAATTGATTTCATAGTATCTTTTTCATTAAAAATAGCGGCATTAATAAAATGATCCATAGTTTGTTCAAATGAGGCGCGAGCTAAAGGGTCAGATTCTAATTTAGATAAACCATGTCTATCTATAGATGTAGTTTCGCCATTATGAGTCATCATATCAACTAATACTGCTAAATGGGTGCTATTTAATTTATCACCTAATACTTTAAAGTATTCAATCATTAAAATTTGTCTAGTAGCTTCAATACCATAGTTTCTATACACTGTAAAAATATCATTTACTGAAATTCTTGAATGATTGATACCTTTCATATATCTTAATTTTTCCAAGTTAATACCACTTGTTGTTACGACAAATTCCTTTTCAACATTAGAACCACCTGTATCTTTATTAAATACTAATACACGTTGTTCTTCCATATTAATATCATTTATACCATCTATACCTTTCAATGTAATTTCTTCTAATACAATATTAAGAAAATCTACTAATAGTTGATAGTTAAAAGATGACATTGAAAATCTAATATGAATAATTTGCTCTTTATCTGCAGTACTATTACTTAAAATTGCACATCTACTAATTTTATTAAAAATATCTTTTTCATTTTTCTTCATTGTTTTAGTATTATTATAATTTTTATGCCAAAATGAATAAAACTTAGTTTTAATATCAAGTAATGTTGTTTCTTTATCCAACATTTTTTCTAAATTCATTTTAATTCTAAAAAGAAATGGTAAAGAAGATAATTCTGCTTTTTGATTATTTATGAAAAAAGGTGATGATACATTATCAGATGATAACTTTTTATCAGTTCCTACATCATAATAAATCTCAGCTGAATCAATTAATTGTCCAATTGATAAGTATTTGAAATAAGATGCAATTTTATTAACTGAATTTCTGTCACTTCTAATATCATCATTAAAGTATACTAACATTTGTGGTGTTTTTATATATTTACTAAAAGATAAAAGTTCAATAATACGAGGTACACCTGATACTGTGCCAGATTTAGAAGCTACACCTGCAAAGTGTTTAGTATTCAAGTTAAGCTGTGTAGTTGGTTCACCAATAGATTGGGCTGCAAGAATACCAACCATTTCACCTGGTTCTGCAATTGATTTAATAAAATTTAATGTAATTTCTTTCCATAAATCTTTTAATTTTGCTTTTGATAAACCATATTCAAAAATACATTTATTAGGTGATAAATATTCATATAACGCAATTTCTAAAATGTATTTTAAAGATTTATCATCTTCTATTAAACGTTTTATACCTCTAGTTGCACCAGGTAATAATTTAGTTTCTGGTGAAGTTAAAAATTCTTCAATACTATCTTCAATATCTTTTGGTTGTAATTCTAAGTTTTCTCCTTTAGATGAATAGTCTTGAGTAATACGAAATAAGTTAACTGGAATCATAAATTTTTCTTCCATAGTTTTAAAATTCATTAATGCTTTGCATTGAATCATTCTCATTTCATCTCTATAATTTCTCATTTTTTCTAAATACTTATCATTCATTTTCTTCAAATCTTTTATTGTTATTTTATGTTTCTTTTCTATTTTTTTTAATTGTTCGTCAGTAAAACCAAATGTCTTTTTAATATTTTCATTATCCATTTCCATTATAGATAATTTAACTTCTGATTGACTTGCTTGGTTAATACCATTTTCACCATAAACATATTGAATAATAACTCCTCTAGAGTTTCTATTAGTACCATCATATTTAATACTTATATCTTCTAAACCCTTTATAAGTTTTCTTTGAATATAACCTGTTTGAGCAGTTTTAATAGCAGTATCAATAAGACCTTCACGACCTGCACAAGTAAAAATAAATGCTTCATAGCCTTTAAGACCATCTAATAAAGATGAACGTGTAAAACCTCTTGCTTCTGGCGTATCATCATCTTTATGAAAGTATACTAAAGAGCGACCTTCTACTTTTTTAAGAATACGTCTACCTTCTAAAGATTGTTGTCCAATACAACCCATAATTTGTTGTAAGTTGGTCTCTGAACCTTTTGAACCAGCTTGCATTAAAGCCCAGTAAGAATTAGATACATTTAAAATTTTTTTTAAAGTTGCTCCAACATCACTACCAATTGCATTCATTTGTGAATATAAACTATTTTCAATAATAGCAGAAGAAATTTGTTCATCATCATTTTCATATTGTGTTAAAATATATTTATTTTCTAATACAACACTATCTAATACTTTTTTAATTTGTTCTTCAGAAGTTTTATCTAAAAATGCATCTTTAAAACTAACTGTCATACCTCTTTGTAATAAAAAATTAAGTACTAATTTTTGAACATCGTCAATAAAACGTCTGGTTTTATTTGGACCATATTTATCCCATACAAAATGAATAATAGTATTCTTGGCAGTAGATAAAGATGATTTATCTAATATACCTGTTAATAAATTACTATCTTTAATTTGGAAAATAATTTCTCCTTTATCATTTTTTTTAATAGTATTAATTCCTGATGGAATTATATAAGAAAAAATTTCTTGACCAGTATATTCTTTGTTTAGTTCAATATTTTCTTTAGTTTCTGATGTTGTATTTGCTAAAAGATTTGCAGCATCACTACCTTTAATTCGAATATCTTTTTGTGTTAACAGGAATGCACCAGCTAATGCATCTTGTTGACAACCAATAATTGGTGTTGAATCTTTCACACCTATAATTTGATATTTAACGTTTGCAATACGTTTTAGCTCATTACGAGCTTGAATTGATTGGGCCAAGTGAATATTCATTTCATCTCCATCAAAATCAGCACCATATGGTTTACAAGCTGACACATTTACTCTAAACGTATTTGCATCATCAATATCTAATACGTGAATTTCATGCGCCATCATAGATGGTTTATGTAGAGTTGGTTGTCGATTAAAAAGTACATAATCACCATTAACAGAGTGTCTTTCAACAACATCACCAATATTTAATATAATAGATTTTTTTCTATATTTCAAATCAATTTTTTGAACTTCTGTTTTACCATCGCGATAATTAACTCTTAATACAAAATTAGCACCTGGATAAATATCTCTACCATTTTTAATTAAACTAGATAAATATTTTATATTAAATGGAGTTACTTCTTCAGGAATTGTTAATTCCATTGCAATTTTCTTTGGAACACCTAATTGGTCAATATTAATATAAGGATCTGGTGTAATTACAGAACGACCTGAAAAATCAACACGTTTACCAAGTAAATTACTTCTAACACGACCACTTTTACCTTTAATTCTATCAGAAATACTTTTAGTTGGATTACCTGTTTTAAATTCTGAACGAGGTAGTGTTATTGATTCATTATCAAAGTAAGTTGCTAGATGATACTGTAATAGAGCACCTGCTGTATTTGAATAATTAGCAATATCGTTTTTAATAGTTTCTTTATCCATTTGAGCTCTTAAACGTTTATTTGCAGTTACAATATCTGAAATTTTAAGAGTTAAAGCATCTTCCATAGTAGAAAATACATAAAAATCTATACGCGAAGTAGGACGAATAATAACTGGCGGAACAGGAAATCTACTAATAATTAAATCTTCAGGTCTTGCTGATTTAGGATTAAATCCTAAAAGTAAACAATCTGTATCAGAAATATTTCTTAAAATATTATAACAATCTCTTGGTGTTATAATTTCTGTAATTTTTTTTGTTTCTTCTGATATTTCACCTGTTTTATCATTTGTTATTTGAATACCTACTTCTCTTTCTATAATTAAACTAATTGAAATTTTAGTAGCATTAATTTCTTTTCTAATTTTAGGAACAGGTGTGCCACAATTCCAACAGAAATTTATATTTTTTGTTAAATTTTTAATTTCTTTAAATCGTGCTTCGGAACGTTTATTAATAGCTTTTTTAAATTGTTCATCATTTTTTTCAACTAATATATTTGAACATTTAATACAAATACATTGTAATAATGATTTAAGGTGATCAAGAAAACCATAATGAAAAACTTGTTCTGCAAGATCTATATGTCCAAAGTGTCCAGGACAATCCATATAATTTAATCCACAAGTAGTACAATTTAAGTAAGGATCACATGTACCCATTCTTAAATCTACTAAACCACCTTTTTTTGGTTCATAATTTTCATATGATTCAGCTAAATTGATTCCAAAGGCATCTGAGCTTACAGCAGAATAATTTTTTATTTCTTTATTAGTAAAAATCTTAAATTCTATATTAATAATTTTTTTAATTTCTTCAACATAATATTTTGATTCTGTAGACATTTATTTATATTAGTATAGATATCTTTATAATAAATTTTTAAATCAATTTTTAATTAATTTTTAATATCTAAATATAATTATATGAATAATCATGATATATATAAAGTAATAGGAGAAGCAATTTTATTTGGTTCTATTCAATTTTCAATAGGTTCTGTTGAAATGAGTTCTAAATTTTCAGTTATGAATTTTTCTAAAGATCAAGAAACTTTACAAAATGCAGCATATGCATTATCAGATTATTTAAAAATAGCATTATTATGGACTATTGGTACTGCTTTAATTGGTTATTCTAATTTTGGTAACATGGGAATGTATACTAGTTTAATAGTTAATATTATTATTGTTGGATGGATATCATATAGTTACCATGTATGTTTTTCAAAAGCTGCAGAAAAATATAAATTAAAATATCCAACTTTATATTAAATTAAATAATTATAGAGCCTTCATATTTTTTTACAATAACTTGACCTAGTATTTTTGTTTTTTTTATATTTTTAATTTGAGTATAAACAATTTTAATATTTTTACAATTGTTTAATTTAGAATATTTTTTTACAAGATTTCCTGCAAAAATTATCATACTTTTATCAATAGTATTTGAATCAATAATACAATGTCCTGATGGATAATCACATAAATGAAACCACCAATCATCTGATATAGCTTCGTCTATTAATTTAAAATTTTCTTTTGCATTTCTACCTAATCTATACACAATATTATTATCTTCTATTATAATCATCTACTATAAATATATAAAATTTATTTTTTAATAAATATTCGTTTTTAATTTTAATATAATAAAATATTTATCTAATAAATTATAAATGATGGATAAATTAATTAAAGATTTTGTTAAAAAAACAGCAGATGAAATAAAAAAAAAAGATAATAAAGATTTAATTGAAAAAGAAATAGTTCAACCTGTATTAAAAAAATTTACAGACCGTATATATCCTTATGTATCTTTACTTTTTATTATGTATTCTATAAATTTGGTATTAATAATAATAATTTTAATTTTAATAATAATTTATAATAAAAAAAAATAATCTAATTTATTATAATGAATAAATTAGTAAATTTATTAATTATTTTTGTTTCTTTACAATATTTAATTCCTATTCTTAAATTAGATGTATTATTAAATAATTCTTATTTAATTAATATAAGTATTTCTCTAATAATTGGTCTAATTCAATTTATTTATAATTATATTATGAAATTTATTAATAGAAAAGAAATTAATTTTAAAGAAAATATAATAGACTCTGGTTTAAAATCAATTATTGTATTAAGTGGTATTTATTTATTTAATATAATTCAAAATCAAAATAATGAGTTATTGTCTCAATTAGAATATAATGAATTCTTAAAATCTTCATTTATTACATTATTAATAACTTTTTTTATTTTAATAAAATGTTTAATAACTCCTTAAAATATAATTTAATTTTAATTTTTTCTAATATACATTATAATGAAAATAGTTTTTACTTTAAAAGATTTAGTTAAGTATATAATTTTTATAGGTATTGTTTATACATTAATCATAAAAATTTCTTCTCAAAATATAAGTACAATGGATTTAATTCTTATAGTATCTATAATTTCTATTGGTTTTATTGTAATTAATTGTTTAAGTAATTCGGATTCATTTACAAATATTAATAATGTTACTGAAGTAGCTCAAGCCCCTCAAGCCCCTCAAACAGATAAAACAACTCAAGAACCTCAAGTAGATCAAATAACACAATTAATAAAACAAGACTATTCTAGTATTTTATCTAAAGTTTATGATGAAATAAATAAATCTAATATAACTAATTCTGTTGAAGAAGTAACTAATAAAAATAATAATAATATGGAAATGGAAAAAATTATGTTTAATTTACAAAATAAAATTAAACAATTAGAATCAAAATCTAATATTGCACACTCAATAAAATATATGAATTTATTAATTACTGATTTACTTGAAAGGGGAATATTAGATAATAATGATATTGAAAATATTAAAGGTAAAATTAATACTAAATTATTAACTGAGGATGAAGCAATAGTTGGATTAGAAAAATTAAAATTATCAGGTAAAACTAAACAAAAAACCCCAGATACTAATGAAAATAATCAACCAGAATATAGTTTTGGTAATTTACCACCAGAAATGTATAAACCTTTAAATAATTCAGATTTAAATAAATGGGATGAGCAGGGTTATACTATGTTAAATACTGATAAATGGCAGCCTCCTACTGTTAGACCTCCTGTATGTATAAATACATCACCTTGCAAAGTATGCCCAGACACAAATAATACTTATCCTGTACCACTTGCTCAATGGGAAAATTCAAGAAAAGTAAGTAATATTGAAATAAGTAAAGAATGGGCAAATACTCAAGTTGACCCTAAAGAAAATTTAGTTTAAATAATCTTTAATCATATTATAAACTATTGGTGAATATCTACATTTTTTAAATTTTACATTGTAATATATTTTAGATAGTTTTTGTGCTTGTTTCCATTCAATATTTTTTTCTTCTAATTTTTTAATTAATTCTAATCTAGAATTAAATTGTTCATCTGATTCACAAAGAAATTGTGTAATATTAACATTTTTATTTAAATATTTAATTTGCTGTATTTGTGATTCCATTATTATTAAAATATATTAATATATTAATATAATTTAATTTTATAACAATTTTTTCGTTTATTTAATTTTTTTAATTAAATGTATAATAATGACAACTGTTTTTGGTATAGATTTAGGTACAACTAATACTGTTATATCCTATTTTGAAGAAAATAAATCTAAAATATTAACTGATGGTGCATTTAAGTTAATACCTTCTAAAATATATATTTCTTCTGATAATAAAATATATTGTGGTAATTATATACCAATAGGGGCAAAGAATATTATTAATTCTTTCAAAGTTAAAATTGGTAAAGAATATAATTTAATAAGAAATAATAAAGAATATAATATTAGTGATATTTTGAATATTTTTATTAATCATATTAAATCATTAATACATAAAAAATTTAATGGATTAATTAAAATAGAAACAGTTATAACTGTCCCTTCAAATTTTTCAGACAATCAACGTGAAATTATTAGAGAAGCATTTATTAATAATAATTTTTTAGTTATTCGTATTATTAATGAACCTTCTGCCGCATCTTTAGCATATGGATTAAATCAAGGAGGTGAAAATAAAATAATGGTTATTGATACTGGTGGTGGTACTATGGATATAACAATATTAGAAAGAGAAGATAATTTTTTTCAAGTACTTCATAGTGAAGGATTAAACGATTTAGGTGGAGATAATTTTACAAATATTATTGTTAATTATATTATTGATAAGTTAAAATTAGAAAAGTCAGAAATATCAAAAGACTCTTTATTTTATACTGCCCAAAGAATTAAAGAAAAATTATCATATCAAGAACAATATATAACAAATCTAAAAAATGTTGGTATTGATTATAATTTTGAATTATCATTAAAAGAATTTAATAAATTATCAAGTAAATTACTTCAACGAGTTGATGATTTATTATCAAATATAATTAAAACTTATGAAGGAATAGAACATTTTATTCTTGTAGGTGGTTCAAGTAAAATGAAAATATTACAAGATAAAATTTATGATATAACTGGAAAAAAACCATGGATTCATCCAAATTTAGAAAGTGTGGTATCAGAAGGTGCCGCATTATATGCGGGTATTATTAAAGGGTATTATAAATCTGAAAAAAATGTTTTATTAGTTGATGTTTTACCTCTATCTTTAGGAATAGAAACAGTAGATGGTAATTTTTCAATTATTATACCTAAAAATACTCCGTTACCTGCAAAACGTTCTCAAAAATATACAACAGATACACCTGGAGAATCAAATATTAAAATAAAAATATATCAAGGAGAAAGAAAGATAGCAAATAAAAATACATTAATTGGTGAAATTGAATTTAATAAAGTATCACTAACTGGTATGCCAGTTATTGAAATTTCTTTTAGAGTTGATTTAAATGGTATAATTAATGTTACAGTTTTAGATAAAAAATCAGGTTCAGAATTAAATGTATTATTAAAAGATATACCTAAATATGACGAAAATACTCTTATTAAAATTTTAGAAGAAGCAGAATTAAATAATGAAATGGATGATAAAATTGTAACTAAATTACAAAGAATTTATATAATAAAAACTAAAATAGAAAATGCTCTTATTAATTTAAATATAAATGAATTATTATCAGAAGAAACTAAAAAAGAAATTCAATTAGAATTAAATAATATTGAAGAAGATTTAGAACAAAAATCAAATACTGAATTATTAGAAATTATTTATAAAATAGATGAAAAATATTCAAGTTTAACAAAAATGAATAATTTATTAGATAATGATGAACATAATGATAAAAAAATGGATGAATTAGAAAAAGTGTTATTTAATGAATTAAAAGCAGATATAATTAGAAGAGCTAATTTATTATTAGCACAAAATCCTGATTGGTCTGACTTTATTAAACCGTTATTAGAAAAACTGGAACTATCTAATTTTACTACTGAATATTTACAGGAAAAATTAATAGTATTAAAAGAATTACAAGATAATGATGAAGAATTTAAAAGAGATTATAAAGAAGAATTAAAAAATATGTGTATTTATTTAAAAACTGAAATTGATGAAGAACAACTTGAACTTTCTGAAAATAATAAAAATATATTAAGTACTATTATAACAGAAACACTTGATACTATAGAAAATGATGATGAAATTAATTGGGAAGATAAATTAAGAGATTTTAATAAATCATGTGAAGAATTATATTATTAATTTAAGTAGATGTTTCTTTAACTTCAGTTTCAGTTTCATTTTTCTTAACTTTAGTTAATTTATTTTTATATTCCTTTACAATTTCACGTGCATTTCCATCAGGACCATTTATAGAGTATTTGACAGGAATTACTAGTTTTTCACGTTTACCATTGTATGTATAAGTACTTCTTTTACTTCCACGTGTAGATTCACGAATAGAAAAAGTAATTTCATTCTGAATAGTCTTAATAGTCTTGTTTTCACGGAAGTATTTACTGAGTGCTTTATTAGCTGCTTGATAAGGTGTTAGACCAGTGTAACGACCTATATAGTCTTCAGTTCCAGGAAGTTGGACTTTGAAAGAACGAATACATTTTTCAATATCTGCTTCACATTCAATAGAAATTTCAGTTTCAGATTTGTTTTGTTTAGTAGGTTTTTCATCAGCTTTAGTAGTTTTTTCAGCTTTAGTAGTTTTATCAGCTTTTGACTTGGAACCACCTGCTTTTTGAACAAGTTCTTTAACTTCTTCAGGTTCATCTTCAAGTTTATCTTCAACTTTAGATTTACCTTTATTCTTGGACTTAACTTTATCAGGTACAGCATCTTCTACTTTAACAGGGACAACATCTTCTACTTTAGGAGGTGCAACATCTTCTACTTTAGCCTTAGTTTTACCTTTAACTTTAGGAGGTGCAACATCTTCTACTTTAGATTTAGTTTCAGGTTCGGGTTCTGGTTTAACATCATCTTTAGTAACTTTAGTTTTACCAGCTCCTTTTTGAAGAGTAGCTTCAGGGTCAACAGTTACAGTTTTAAGCATTTTTTTAGATTTAGGTTCAGGTTCAGGTTCAGGTTCAGGTTCAGGTTCAGTAGGTTGAACTTCTTTAGTAGGCGCAAGTTTCATATTTTTAGAGTTAGAAGGCATTATATAACTTATTATTATAATATTTTTTTAAATCAAACACACTAAAGTTTTTTTAAGTGTGTTTAATATTTCTTTAAATGTTAATTTGGTTACCATTGATAATTTAAAATAAACGAACATTTTCAATCATTTTTATTTTAAAATGTATATTTAATAATAATGATTGAAAATATTAACAAATTAAAATTATCTTTATTACAGAAAATATACAAGGAATTATCATTATATATTTTAAATCTAAATCAACATATAATATTTTTATATGATAATTTTTTTATTGAATATGTATTAAAACAAAACTTATTAAATACGTTAAATGAAATAAATAAAAATATAAATACAAATTACAATAATTTTATTATAGATAATTTAGATAAAAATACAGAACTTGATATATTTTTTAATCAATTTGATTTGATTAAATTAAATAATAATTTTGATGATATTATTGATTTAAGAAATTTTATAAATTTTAAAAATATACCTTTATCAAAACAATTATTAGATATTGGAAAAATAATGAGTTCTTTTGGTTATAATTCTCTAGATGGTTTATTAACTTTTTTTATTAGTAATAATTATAAAAAAATATTTGATTCTAATATAATAACATTAATAAATGAAATTAATAATATATTTATTCCTTTATCTATAGATTTTTTTGATGTAAATAAAGATGAAGAATATTATTGGAGAAAACCTAAAAAATTTGATAAAAATGATTTACTTGAATTATCAAGAGAATTATGGATTAAATATCATAAAAAATATATTAAAATTACAGGTATTTTTAAAAATGATTCTATAGGTGTTGTATTTAAAACATCACAATTAAATTATCCAATTTTATATAATTATAAAAATAAAATAGAAGATAAAATAAAAGAATTTGGTATTGATAATAAATTTTTTAAAAAGTTTATAAGACATGATTATTTAGGTAATTTTTATACATTAAGTACATTAGAATATTTAACAAATGTTAAAATATATTATGAAAAATATATTAAATTATCATCATCAACATTTTTAATAATAATGAAAGAATTTATATCAGAAAATTCTAATTTAAAAAATATGTTTACTATTATATTTTTACTTTTACTTGGTAATAATGAAACTATAGATATAGCCGGATTATTATTAGGATTAATAAAACAAAAAAAGACTAATTTAACAAATATTATTAATTTGGTTAATAATAATCTAACTTTTTCTCTTCAGATAAAATTAAAAAAATCACAAAATATAATAAAACAGGAAATTGAAAGATTAAAAGGAATATCATTAGAAGATATTGATTATAAAAAACAATTAGTTTCTAATAAAAATATACCAGATTATGTAAAAGTTTTAACATTAGAAAAAATACAAGAAATGAAATTATATAATAATGAATATTATAAACAATTAATATTTGTAAAACATATTATAAATTATCCTTGGCCATCTATAAATGATGATTTATTTTATGAATCTCTAAAATCTGAATCTAAAAAATCTATTAATTATTTAACTCAAGTAGAAGATAAATTAAATAAATTAGCTTTTGGTCATGAAGAAGCTAAAAAATCATTATTACAAATAATTGGTAAATGGATTTCAAATCCATCATCTCAAGGTACTAGTTTTGGATTAGTAGGACCTCCTGGTGTTGGTAAAACTCTATTAGCAAAAAGTGTAAGTAATGCATTAGATATTCCTTTTGTTCAAATAACATTAGGTGGTCAAAATGATGGTGAACTATTACATGGTCATGGTTATACTTATTCTGGTTCTCAACCTGGTTTAATTATTAAAAAAATGGTAGAAGCAGGTAAAGCAAGATGTATATTATATTTTGATGAATTAGATAAATCAACATCAAAACATGGAAATATTAATGAAATAACAAGTATTTTAATTCATTTAACAGATACAAATATGAATAAAACTTTTCAGGATAGATTTTTTCAAGGTATTGAATTTTCATTAGATAAAGTAATAATGATTTTTTCATATAATGATTCATCGTTAATTGATCCTATTTTATTAGATAGATTAAAAGAAATTCATGTAAAATCATATACAACAAATGAAAAAATTAAAATAGTAAAAGAATTTATAATACCAGAAATGATTAATTCAATTGGTTTACAAAATGAAAATTGGACACAACTATCAGATGATATTATAGAATATATAATAGAAAATTATACCAATGAAGCTGGTGTAAGAGATATAAAACGATTTATTGAAAAAATTTTTTTAACTTTAAATTTAGATAAAATATATCAAAGAGAAGTAAAAGAAATAACAAAAGAAAATATTAATATTATATTACAAAAACCAACTAATGAAATAATAAAAATACTTGATAAACCAAATATTGGTATCATTAATGGGTTATATGCAACAAATAATGGTAATGGTGGTATTATTCCTATTCAAATATTTACTAATTTTAGTTCAACACAAAATGCATATGAAATTAAATTAACAGGTAAACAAGGAGAAGTTATGAAAGAGTCAGTTCATTGTTCATTAACAGCAGCAATTGATTATATTAGAAGAAATATAAAAAAATATCCTTTTATAAAAAATCTTGATAAATATTTAGTTGAAAATTTTAAATATGGTTTTCATATACACACCCCATCAACAGCAACACCTAAAGATGGTCCAAGTGCAGGTTGTGCTTTTACTTGTGCTTTTATTTCTAGAATTTTAGATAAAGGTATAAAAAATGATGTAGCATTAACGGGTGAAATAGAATTAACAGGAAGGATAACTAAAATAGGTGGATTAAATTTTAAATTAATTGGTGCTAAAAAAGCTGGTGTTAAATTAGTTTTTATACCAAAAGATAATGAAAATGATTTAGAAGAAATTAAACAAAAGTATCATAAATTAATTGATGATACATTTCAAGTAAAAATATTTGAATATATAGATGAAATAATTGATATTATTTTAGTTTAATTATAAAAAAATTATATTTCTAAGTTTTTTTTTTTATTATTTATTTTTTTTATTGGTTTTTTTGTTTCTATTTCCGTTTCTGTTTCTGTTTCTTTATTATTAGAAGAGTCAGTTTCTTCATTATTAAATGACTCTGTTTTTTTATTATTAAAAGATTTACTTTCTTCATTATTAAAAGAGTCAATTTCTTTATTATTAGAAGAGTTCGTTTCTTCATTATTAAAAGAGTCTGTATCAGAATCTGATTCTGATTCTGATTCTATTTCAGAATCATATTCTTTACTATCTTCTAACAATTCTTTTTTTAATTGCTCCTTAAGAACTAAATTTTTTTCTGAAATTTCATTTTTATCTGGATTTATCATTGCATTTTTTTTTTGAAGAATTAAATCTGTTACTTTATTATTAAGTATAATTTTATAATATGGATGAATTTTTCTATATGTTTTTGAAATAGTAACATCAGAAATATCAAAAATTTCAGATATTTGTTTTTTTGAAATATTTATGTTATATGTATTTGCTACTAGAAGAATGCAACCAGCAGCAATAGATGGTGGTTCATGAGTTGATGCAATATCTAACTTGTGAATATTATTACATATATCTTTTGCAATATCAATATATTTTTTATCAATATCCATTTTTTTAGATAATCTTTCAATAAAATCAGCTGCTTGGGAATTTCTAATTTGATAAAACGTTGAGTTTAAATCTATATAATCTAAAATTTTTCTACACCCACGGTGAACATGTTTAATTTCTAAATCGTAAATATCAGCTATTTCTTTAGGACTTCTTGGTTCTTTTTGCATTTTACAAGCATAAAAAACACAAGCAGCAATCATTGAACGACGATTAATACAACGCATTATCATATTTTTTCCTTTTCTTTTACCTCGAATATGTTTGCTATCACTTACTTTTTTATAAAGAATTTTTGCAGAATCAATAATTGATTGGGTAATTCCGTATTTTTTACATTTTAATTGAATTCTTTCTAATACTTCTAATAAACTTTTTTCACGGTATGGCATTTGGCCTTGACGTTGAAGAGCGATTACTTTATTATAACCTTTTTTTGAAGGAGCTATTTTAGTTCCTAATGCAGATTTTGGAAAAAAATAATTAGCAGGACACCCATATCTTGATGAACCATTACCATTATTTTCTTCATCGTATGTAAATTCTGGATTTTCATTTAAAAATTCTTGATTAATTACAGCACATTCAGTGCAAACTAAATACCCTTTAATATTATCTTTAACTAATTTATCACTTTTACATGATTTACAACACTTTTTTTTAATATCTAATTTTTTAAAATCTATTTCTAAATTATTATTTAAATTTAAATTATTAATTAAATTATCTATTTGAACATCTGTCATATCTAAATAATGGTCTAAATTAGTAGTCATAATCTATTTATAGATATAATGTGTTTTTAAATAGTTTTTACTATCAATTTTTTTAATTATAAAAAGTATAATTATAAAAATCTTATTCCTATAATTTTTAAACTATCTATTTTTTTTTGTTTTTCTTTAATCCATTTTGCACTATATCCATTATCAGTTAAAATTCGAATATCTGCACCATTATTAATTAATATTTGTGCAAAATGTTGATTATGTTTATTAATTGCAATATGTAATGGTGTATAACCATAGTAATTTTTTTGATTTATTAATTTTTTTAAGTCTCCTTTTTCAATAAGAGTTTCTAAAGTTTTTTTTAATATTTTTAAATTATTACTTTTAATTAATTTATGTATAATATTATTACCTTTTTTATCTAATAAATCAAAATTATTATTCATATTATAAGTCTATAGAATAAAAATATTTTTTAATATTATAATGAGTAAAATATTTTTTGGAAAAATTAAAAGTATAATTTTAAATAAAGATAATATGGTTATTGAATTTGATTCAGGTGATAAATATTATTCTAAAATAGTTAAAGGTAGTGTTAAATGTAAAATATTAAATGAACAAAATAAAATAGTTCCTTTATTTTATTTAGAAGAAGGAGATTTAATTAAAATAAAAATTTTAGAAAATAAAATAAAAAAAATTTATATTAATTCAAAATATAAGTTTATATCTGATTCTTCAGAAGAAGAATATTTATCAAATTAATATTTAATATATTAGTTAGAAAATATATAAATAAAAACTTTAAATTTTTTTCTAATACAAAATATATCTATATGCCTAATGATATAAAATTATCTACTTTTTTATTGTTTGTTATAGTTGCTTTCCTTATTTGGTGTTTATTGTATTCCAATGACGGTTTTTCTAATATTGAAAATGTAACTGAAAACGGAACTGAAAGTGTAACTGAAAATGAAATTGTAACTGATAACGAACCTGACACTAATCAAAAAAATTGTGAACAAAATCAATTTGAACAAAATCAATTTGAACAAAATCAATTTGAACAATATCAATTAGATAAAAATCAATATGCAACTGTTGAACCTTTTACATCTACTGATTTAGTAAATGAAGTTTTAGCTGAAACAGAAAATAAAATGAGTGTACCAAAAAATAAAGCTGTTGTATCAGAATCTTCTGTTTTAAATTTTCAACCAAATGATGAAATAGATGATTCAGGTGCTTCTTTAGATGTTGCTTTTGATAAACCACTTCCTGATTGTGTAAAAACTGATATTGTTGATTTAAATAGAAATAATGTTAAGAATTATAATGCTAAAGATTTCTTACCTAAAGAAATCAATGATGATTGGTTTAACACTGACTTTTCACAAGCAAAATATAATATAAATGATGATAAATTAATTAATACTGAAAAGTATGTAATTGGTGTAAATACTGTTGGACAATCTCTTAAGAATGCTTCTTATGATATTAGAGGTTCAATTAATGTTCCTAAATATTCTGTATCTCCTTGGAATAATAGTACTACTGAACCTGATTATAATATTAAAACTTTATATTAAATCTTTAAAATATAAAATATATAATTTTAAAATAAAATTATCTATTCTATATATAATATGTCGGAAATTCAAGTATCAAATGATTTTAAAAATAAAATTGTTCGTTGGGTTAAGTTAGATGATGATTTAAGAAAAATTCGTGAAACAGTTAAAGAAATTAATGATGAAAAAAAACAAGCTGAGGAATATATATTACATTATTTAGATAATATTGGACAATCTGAAATTGCTATTGATGACGGTAAATTAACTAAACAAGTTTCTAAATCTCAAGCACCATTAAAAAAAGAAAATATTCAAAAAGCACTTTTTGATATTACTAAAGATGATGGTAAAGCATCTATGATGGCTGATTATATTTTAAAATCGAGAGAAACTAAAGAAAAAGTATCTATTAGAAGAGTAAAAGTAAGAGGAACCTAAATTAAAAATTTTAATTTATAATTTATAATTTTATAAATAAATTATTTATTAGTCTACATTTTTTAAGCTTCATCTGCAAAAATATTTTTTTCTGTTCTAATTCTTGGTAAAATATTTACACTCATTAATTCTTGAAATAATAATTTTGCAGCATAAGGAATAACAACTGCACTAATTTTAGTTGAGTTATGACAAGCTTTGCACCAATAATAATCTTTATCAATTACTTTAGAAGCAAACAGACCACATTCGTCACATACATGAACTTTAGTAATATCTGATGTTTCCATCATACGTTCTTTTAAAAATTGAGCCATACCGTGTGCTATCATTGCATCTTTTTCCATTTCACCAATTTTAAGACCACCATCTCTCGAACGACCTTCTAATGGTTGTCTTGTTAATGCTTGACGAGGACCGCGACTTCTTGAGTGATATTTATCTGCCGTCATATGTTTTAATCTGACTGTATAAGTAGGACCCATAAATATTTCAGCTTGAATTTTTTTACCAGTCATACCACAATATAATATTTCATTACCATATTTATTATAACCTAATTTTTCTAATATATCAGGTAATTTACGAACATCATAATCACAATATGGAGTACCATCTATAAATGTACCATCAATTGCACCAATTTTAGATGCAATACATTCAATAAGTTGTCCAATAGTCATACGCGATGGTTGACAATGAGGATTCATAATAATATCTGGCACTATTCCTTCAGATGTAAAAGGCATGTCTTTTTGCATTAAATTTATACCAATAGTACCTTTTTGTCCGTGACGATTTGTAAATTTATCACCAATTACGGGTATTCTTTCCATACGAACACGAACATTATACATTTCATAACCTTCTGCATTATATACACCTGTATGTACTCTATCAATTACACCATTAACATTTGATTTAAAAATATCAGAGCTATCTTTATATACTTTACTACTATCACCAGTTGGTTGAATAGGTGATACTTTACCAATAATAAAATCTTCATTTTGAATTTCTGTTTCTTCAGGACAAATACCTTTATCATTTAATTTAGAATAGTTTCCTTGTTTCATATCGGCTACTTTATTTTTATCTGGTTTAGTAAATATATCATCTTGATTAGTTGAAGGATTTTTATCAATTTCTGAGTGATATTTTTTTAAAGTATCAGCTCTAAAAATTCCTCTATCAATTGCACTTTGATTAATAATAATAGAGTCTTCTTGATTATATCCATTATATGACATAATTGCAACAATAACATTTTCACCATAAGGTAAATCTAAACAATGATTATATTCCATAGTTTTAGTTGTAACAATAGGCACTTGAGGATAATATAATATTTGTGAAATATCCATACGATCTTTATAACTAGTTAAATATATACCAATAGCCTGTTTACCTTGCGAAAAATGAATAATATTACGAGCAGAGTGATTATGGTTACTAAATGGAATATTACCTGCAATAATACCTAATTGCGTCCAAGCGTGAAAATCACAATGAGTATATTTAATCCATCTGTAATCACCATAACGATTAATTTTACTAGTATCTTTATTTTCTACATTACGATTTTTATTATTTTCAGATTCATCTAATCTATAAAATCTATCGGCGCACATAATATAGTTAGAACTTTCAACATCTTCATAATCAACTAAATTTTGATATTTAGATAAAATTTTTTTCCATCCTTTAGCACCATCTTTTGAACTTAATTCTTGTTCTATATCATTAATTAATTCTTTTGATAAGTTAAGTTTATTATTAGATACAATCATAATAGGTCTAATTAAACGTCCTCCATCTGAATAAATTTTAATTTCTTTTTTTGAATAATCTAAGCAAATTGTAGTATATTTATCAATTAAACCTTGTCTACGTGATTTTTTTAAATAATTATTAATTTCAATTCCATCTGCTAATTTACAAACACCTATCCAATCACCATTAATAAAAATTTTAATAAATGATTTCATATGTAATGGATTAATATCTGAAGGATGTTTCATTTTTGTAGATTTAAGAATTGCATTAATAATTTCATATTGAACAGAATTTTGATGTGAAATAGATGACATCATTGCAAGTGATTTTACGATACCAATTTTTTGTCCTTCTGGTGTTTCACATATACATAGAAATTGAGCTTGTAAATTTTGACCTTGACGAATAGATGTAACTTTTGATGTAGAAGAATCTAAAGAAGGTGCCATAACTCGTCTCAAATAAGAAATAGCTTGAACCCAAGATAAACGTTGTAATGATTGAGCAACACCTTTTTTAGTTTTATTTATACCCCAAATACCTGTAGCCAAAGAAGTTTTAATACCTTGTTCAATAATAGATGGTTTAATTTGATTCATAATATTAATAGGTATTTCATCAGAAGTATTTTTCTTAGCAAATATTTTACCTATTTCTTTTAACATTTTAGACCAATTTTGTCTAAATAATTGACCAATTAGAATACCGGGTGTTTCTATACGTTTATTTTGTAAAGCATCTCTATCATCTTGCTCTGAACGTTTTAACCAAACATTTAATAGTTTATTTACCATATATCCCAAATATGCAATTTTTTTTGGTATATCTTCTCCTAAATGAGGTAAAAAATCTTGTCTAAAAATTTTTTCTAACATCATTTTTTTTTGAATTTTTGCCAAGTTTTCATCAGATTGGGAAATCATACGATTTCTTCTAAGCTTTGAACTTAGATATTCTATAGCTTCTTCTTTAGTTCTAATCGGTACACCATTATCATCAGTAGAATATTCCATAGAACTACGAAGTAAATTAATCATTTTAACATCATCTAAATCATAAGTAATTTTAGATATAATATCTTGATCTGATTCAATACCAAATGTTCTAAATAATACAAAAAGAGGTATATCAACTAATGATGAAGTAGTTAAAACTAAATCATTATCTTTTCTATTTTTTAATGTAACAATTTGTAAATTATCTGACCAATCATTTTTTCTTGAATTAATTTGAGCAATATATATTAAACCATCTGTATTTAAAAAAGATGGTTCTTTCTTAGTAAAAACTAATATTTTATTATCAACCATTTTTTCAATTGACATAACTACTTTTTCTTGACCATTAACAATAAAATATCCCCCCGGATCATATTTACATTCACCATGTAAATCTTTTTTAATTTGTGTTGAACAATATTTAGAACGAACCATTATAGGTATATTAGCTATAGAAGCTTCTTTTTCTAGTTCACTAATTTCTTTAATAGTTTTTTCACCTGTTGTAATATTTATTTTTTCTAATACTTGAACAATATCAGCAACAATAGTAGTAAAATAATTTAAATGATTTTTACGTGCATCACTAGGAAATTTAATTTCATTATCGTTATCAAAAGTAGGAGGTTTAATTCTGATATTAGAACATTTAATACCATGATAATAAATAGAATCACTTACTACATTTGTATAAAAATAATTTGATTCTTGAATAAGACAATAAGGTATTATTTCTTCTATTAATTGATTATATGAAGCAAAAAGATGTTCATATAATATACGTGGTTGTTTATAATATAATTTAATTAGTTTATCTATATCTTCTTGGTTACTAATATAATTTGTCATTATGTATAATGATATAATCTTTTTAAATATTTTTATCAAATTTTTTCTAAATCATCTAAAAATGTGTTAAAATCGCAATTTTTAATAGATTTTTTATGCATTTTTGGGTTTTTAAATTTTAAATAATTATTTTTAAATTTTCTATATCCTATAACAAAATAATAATATGCTAATTCATAAAAACTAATTAAATTATAAAAAAATATTTTAATATAATTTGGGTTTTCTAATAAAAACTTTTTATTGTTACGTAGATAACAAAAAAATTCTATACAAAAAATCATTTGTAGAATTTGTAACCAAGCAAAATTAAAAAATATAAATGCAATTAACCCTATTTTTAAAAACTTCATTATAAATTATAAAAAATATTTTTCTTTATAACTTATTTTATAAAAATTAGTATTACTAATAAAAAATATTTATCTAAAAAATATCATATAATAAATTATTATTAATTTCATATAAACTAAATATTTTATTTTCTAATTTGCCTTTTGAAAAATATTTAAATTCAATCTTTTCAAATGTATAAAATTTTTCATTTTCAATAATATACCATACAGGTATAGTTCCATTATATTTTAATATATCATTAGTTATATTTATTTTAATATTATCATTATCATTGAATATATATACATTTAATAAAACTGGTGAAATTTTAAATTCACCATAATTTGAAAAATACATATTATCTATTAAATAAATATATTTTATATTAAATAAAGAGAAAAAAAATTTAATTATAAAAAATGGTATTATTTTTAAAAAATATAAATAATAAGTATTATATAATAGATACTCATTAATTTCAATAGATTTAAGTGTAATTTTAAAATTTTTAACAATAAATTCACGAATAGGTATTAAATAATTCATTAATATTAATATTAATTATTTTTTTAAATAGAATAAAATAATATAAAGAAAAAATTTATTTTATAACAATGGAATCTATAACATTAAAAACAAAATTACCGAGAAAATGGGCTTTATGGTATCATCATGATAAAGATAATTGGAAAGTTACTGGTTTTAAAAAAATTTATACTATTGAAACAATAGAAGATTATTGGCAATTGTATAATAATTGGGATAAAATAAACGATGGAATAAATCAAAAACATTTTTTTTTAATGCAGAATGGTATTTCACCAATTTGGGAAGATCCAGAAAATAAAAATGGTGGTTGTTGGTCTTTTAAAATACATTCAAGTCAATCTCAAGATTTATGGGATGATTTATCAACATATATTGTAACTGAAAACTTATCATTAAAATCAAATTATATAACTGGTCTTTCTATTTGTTTAAAAAAGAACAATCATAGTGTAGTTAAAATATGGAATAAAAATAGTAAAGAAAATAGTCTTTCTTTATTAAATGAGAAAATTCTAAAAAAATGGGGTATGGATATTATCTATATTGCACATATTGCAGAAAATTAATAAATTATTTATATAATATTTTAATTTTTAGTATCTTTTTGAGATAACACAAATTTAACAACACCTAATGTAGCAACTGAATATTGAATAATTAATGGATAATCATTCTTTAAATATAATATTACTTGTGGTGATAAGTTTGTACATTTAGTAAAAACATTTAACCATTTTAATGAAAAAATACCTTGCACGATTTCATTTTTATTAAAAGTATTTACTTCTATAGATAATCCACCATTTGATTCTGATATTTCAAAATCAGCATCACATATTTCTGCTCCTTTTATACCAAATGAAACTTTATTATTTGTGCATTTGATTTCAATTTTTTCTGTTATTAAACTCATATCTTTACAGTATTTATGAAAATCAGATGATGGAAAATAAGCTGAATATGGAAATTCAATTGTATCAACTTCTATTTTTTCTTCATCTAAATCTGATAAATTAAGTCTAAATATTTTTTTTTCTTTTTTATCTGTATTTTCTAAAATAATAATTAATTTATTAATATCTTCATCATCTAATGCCCAAGTCATTTTATCTAAATTTGACATACATTTTAATATTATTAATAAATTATCTAAATTTACACCAAGAGTTATTCTTTTTTTATTATATGTATATTTATATTTATCAAATTTATCTGCATCTAATTTACTATAAACTAAAATTGAACCAGATTTATTTAATTCTTTCATAACTAGTCCACCTATTTGTTTAGTATTTTTTTGTTCAGACATTAGTTCTGTTTCTTCTTCAGATGTATTTTTTTCCATATAATATGGATAAAATGTAAATTTTACATCAGATACTATAGAACTAAGTGTATCAATTAAAATTTTAATTGCATTTGTTTGAGAAGTTTCTAATTCTAAAATATATACCATTAATTTTATTGAATTAAAGTCTTTAAAATGTTTTTTTTTATTTAAATTTAAATTTAAATTAAAATTAAAATTAAAATTTAAAAAAAAAATCTAAATTATTATATAATGGCAAATACATACTGTCTTGTTAATCCTCATATTGAAGGTAAAATGGATACTAAAATTAAATCTAATAACTCTTTAAAAGCTGCTAAAGTTTTTTACAAAAATTTATCTCAACATTTCAATAATAATATTCCTAAATTTTACTTTACTATTCAAAAAGGTGGTTCTGATAATGGTAAATATTATCATTTTATTGTTAAAGAAGTTAAAGTAAACGATGAAGTTAAATTTAATATTGAACCCTATGTTATCTCACAAGATTCAAAAACTATTCAAAATTTTGAAACAAAATTATCTTCATTTAAATCTAAATTTAATCAATTTGGTGGAAAAAAATCTTCTAAAAAAAGTTCTAAAAAAAAATCTAGAAAATTAGATGATAGCTCTGATTCTGATTTAGACTCATCTGAAGATTTTTATAAAAAAGCTCAAACTTACAAACCAACTGTTGTACCCCCACTTTATTATTGGTGGTATGATCCAGGAGTTTATAATTTAGATTCCGTTTTTATTCCAACTTTCTATTCATATATAACACCTTATTTACAATTATCATTGTAATAAATTATTTATATTTATAAAGAAGTTCAAAACTTCTAATAAGTTCATGAGTTATTTGATAATATAATTCATTAATTTGTTCTTTATTTTCCCAACTTACATAATTTGTATCTATAGTTAGAAGAAATTTATTAAATCCTTCAAAATTTGTCATAGATGATTTAATTAATTCTGGATATTTTTGAGTAAATAATTTAATAAAATTAGTATGACTAGTTTTATCTTTCCATTGGACTAATTCACAAAGACCTTCAATTGGTGTATTAAAAATATTTTTATAAAGATAAGATTTAACAGCCATTTCTGAAAAAGTTTTTTCACCTGTTACTCTTTCGAGATTTGTAATTAAGAAAGTCTCAGGGTCTTCCATTAGTATTTGTTTTTTATGAAAATTAAATGTTTCTTCATATTGTGTTTCATTTAGTGGTTCATCTAAAGATAAAAAGTTTCCATTTGTATATAAATTGTATGTAAAATTAATAAAAAGTGGTTTACCTCGTTTATTAAATCTAACAATATAAATATCATCTTTAGCCACAATTAATTCTGCATTTAAAAAATTATTATTAAAAATAATATGTTTAATATTAATACTGAAATTGTTGTCAATCTTTGTTAAATACTCAATATATTTATCAATTGTTTCCATCATATTTTTAAAATGTTTAGGTATATTAGTTATTTTAATATTTTTATAATAATTATAAGGAAAAAATGTTAAATTATTAAAATTAGTAATATCTGCCATTTTAAAATATTCATTAATTTTAATAAGATTAAGGTAAAATACACCATTAATTCTAATTATCATATTATTGTTAATTAGTTCTAACTTACCTGAAATACAAAAAGGCTCAGAATTACCAAAAAATATTTGGTTTATTATAGATAAATTTATAACACGACCGACATCAGTTTCAATATGTGAATTTTTATATAATATTGTTTTATAATCCATTAATTATAAAATAATATAAACAAATTAAAATAATCTCAATTTTTATTGTATCTTTTGAAAAATATAATATCTATTTAAGAAAGAAAATATTTTACCTTCTTTATCGGCCCCTTTTAATTCATCATAAAATTTAGCTACATCTGCATAAAATTCTTTATTTTTAACATTTTCTTCATGAGTTATAACATTTTGAAACCAACCTTTATTAATTTGGTATAAATTAGCAAATAAATCCGAATCTACTAATTTACAACCTGCTTTTTCCATACTTTTTATCATTAATTTTGATGTAATTAAATTTTCTGTATAATATACATCAGAAATCCATCTCATATTTACATCAATACTTTGTCCTGGTTCATCTTTAATTGGTCCTTGAAATTTTTTAATAATTTCAAATAATTTTTGTTTTTCGCCATTTTCATCAGTATAATAAGATGTATATACATCTTTATCACCAAGTAAATTACTTACTCTACCTGCATCAAATAATGTAAAAACGATAAAACCACCAATATTTAAATATAATTTAATATTATTAATTAGATTATCTATAGATTCTTGAGAATTGAATAAATAGTGAATAGCAAACATACTTGTAATGATATCAAATTTTTTTTTACTATCAAAGTATTTATTAATATTACTTTTATTATCTTGTGACATATTACTTAAACGTTTAGATTGTATATCTGCGTTCAATGGTAATGAACCATCTGCTTGTATAAAAATCATTTTACCATAATCAGGAAATTTAGATTTCATAAAATTATAACGACTAACAGCACTATCTGTAGCAGCAAATAAACCTTCATAATCTGGGTCAATACCAACATAATCACCAACACGCGCGTGATACATTTTTTGAATATCACCACCTCTACCACAACCAATATCTAAAATAGATGCTTTCATTAATTTGTCTCCTTTATTTCTACTAAAAGGTTGACAATAAGTATATATTAAAATAGATTTAATCCAATTTTGAAATGATCTCATTGATTTACATAAATTACTAATATTTTGATAATATTTATCTTGAGCTCTATCTGATGTAATAACAGAAGAATCAATTCTACCTTGTAAAATTTTTAATTGAAATGGATAACTATCTAGATTAGCTAATTTTTTAATTTCATTTATAGTTACTGCTTCTCTCATAGATTTCCAAGTTTTAATAGCAACATCTTTAAAATTACCATATTTTTTTTGTTCTCTTAATACAATTTCAGTTTTATCCCATCGTGTTCTTAAAATAGACCATCTATAGGGATGAGGAATATTTGTATTATTTGTGTAAATAACTTCAATAACAGTATTATCTTGAATAAAATTACCTTCAACATCACGTACTTCACCACGAACAAGAGGAAAAAATGCTTCTTGATTATTTTCTTCTCTCATAAAAGGTATGGGTACTTCTTTATTACCAATTAAATCACCAACGAAAAAATTAACAACACGATATACTTGCTCTGTATTACTATTTGAACCCGATTTAATTGGTAAAGAATTATCATATATTTCTAAATAACCTCCTGTTTCTGGATTTCTTTGAAAATTTATATAGATATCAATAGAATTAGTTTCAGGTGGTTTAAATTTATAAATAGGATATTTTTGTTCTCTTTTATCGCGTGTATATTTTTGCTCAATAGCTGTAAAAATAATACCATCTAGTAAATATGGACAATTTGCTTTTGTTGAATTAGTACAAGCAAACCAAATTAAATAAGCATATAAATATACTTCACTGTTTGCACCACCGGTTGGAAAAATAAACATTTTTGGATGAAATATATATTCAGATTCTTCAACATTATCAATTAATTTATTTAAATTTTCATAGAAATTTTCAATTTCTTTAGTATAATATTTTTCTTGTTTATCTATATCAAATTTACCAGAATATGGTTTTGAAATATAAATTTTACTTTGTAATTTTTCTAAAGTTTCTTCAACTGCTTTTAATCTAACTGTAAGTTCTGATTTGTTTCTTAAATCATTACCCTTAAAAATTAAACAATCAAATCCCATAAATAAGTATTTTCTTTTTGATACCAAATGAATTAATTCACCTTCAATTATTGTATCATTTAAATCTTTAACCTTTTTACCTATTTTTTTAACATTTAAATTATTAGAAATTAAATAGACATTTTCATCATGAATTAACATTTGATATTTTTCACCGTCTGCTTTATCGGTAACACTATATTTATTTGGAATTTTATCTATTACGTGTTGTACATCAGCAGAAATAGGTTGCATAGAAAATAAATTTGTAGAATATTCTACAGATGTACCATAAGTTAATTTTTTATATTTTTCAATAATAATTTTACTTTCTTCTTTTGTAATTAAATAATTTGTTCCGTCTAATACTTGTTTTAACATTTGAACTTCTTTAATTATAATATTAAATACTTTATCAGATGGTTTACCCATAAAATCTATCTCAAGTTCATAAGATTTAGGAGCTGTTTGTAAATCATTTGGATTATTTGATTGTTTAATTATTGTTAAATCTATTTGAATTTTTTCATCTTTATCATCTAATACTTTTAAGCTTACTCTTTGTTTATATCTATAAAAAATTTTATCAGAATCATTAATTGGAACATTAGCTAATTCTTTTAATTTTTTGGAATCAATTTCATTTTCTAATGATTTTCTAAATCTAATATCATATTCATCAATATCAATATAATTTTTACTATCTTTTAGTTTATTTATAAAAGTAAAATTTTCATCTTTAAGAAATTGAGTAACTAAAATAGAAAAAATAATATGATTTTTTCTTTGATGTACAAGATTTAATATATTATTAATTGTTTCATTTCCATGAATACTAATTCTATAAATATTTTGATTTTCATATGAATAACTAATATCTAATGTAGTTTCACTTACAAGTTCTAGTTTATCTTTATCACTTCTCCATTTTACATATTTTAAAGCATCATTAAATTTTATTAAAGATAATTTATTAGTTGGTTTATAGTTATTAAACATAATTTCAAATTCATCATTTGATTCTATTTTATTAAATAGATTTTTAATTTGTGTAAGATTAGCGTTTGATAACATTATATTAATTAAGATTATATTTCCTTATATTGAATTATTAAATGTATCAATTTTTATTTTTCTATATGATTCAAAGTTTTATTTTAATAATTTTTAAATATTTATTTTGTATTATAATTTAATGATTTCATATTTAGATTATATTAAAAGATTAGATGAATTAGAAATTAAATTATATGATTTTCAAAAAAGAATTAGTTATTTTAGATTATTAAATTTAAAATTTGAAAAAAATAATCAAATAGGAGGAAATAAAAATATTAATAATTTATATTCTAGTAAATTAAATAATTCATCTAATAGTATAATATATAAAATAGATAAATTTCAATTAGAAAATATTATATTAAAATTATTAGCTAAAGAATATGATACAGCAAATATGTTATGTGATCATTTTTGTAAAAATTAATATAATAAATAAAATTTATTTATTAGTTTAATATGTTTTAATTACATATAAATATATAATGGAAGTTATTAATTATTATTATAAAATTTTAGAATTAAATTATAACGCAACAGAAGAAGAAATTAATGATGCATATAAAAATAAAATAAAAAAATATTTTAATTTACCTTTTTTAAATGAAAATCAAAAAGTAGAAATTAAAGAATTAAAAAAAGCAAAATTTTTATTAAGTAATAATGATTTAAGAAAAAAATATGATAGTATTATTTTTCAAGAAATAGAAGAAAATAATAAACTTAAAGAAAAAGATACATTAAATAAAAAAGAAAAATTAGATTCTGAAATGATGGGTAATCGAGTATTTAGTATGATTGGTATAATAACACCACCTCAAAGAAATTATAATATTGATAGAAATTTTGCATCTATTAAATAAATATAGTGTTAACACTATTTTTAATTATTAGAATTTATTACTTTTATGAATCTATAATAACAGTTAAAGTATTTAATTTATTAGTAGTATTGGGAGTTTCTTGTAATAATTTATTAAAACTTAATATATTATTCCCTTCTAATAATTTATTGATTGTATTTATTCTTCTTTCAATTGGAGTTTTACCTTTTGTTTTTCTCGAATGGATTTGTATTTTTTTTTCAAGAGATAAAGCTGGTCTTTTTTCTAAAATATTTTCTTCTTTAGCTTGAATCCAACCAAAATATTTCCATTCACCTTCACCTTTTTTTAATTTAGTATATTTTGCACCACCTGCTAATTCACCATTATGTTGTCTAATTCTTCTATTTGGATTATTAGTTATACCAACATATGTATAATTTGAATTTGTATTATAAAGTAAATATATAATATAATTATTATTCATTATTATATTATATAAATTAAATTATTAAATCAAAAAAGTTAATAAATATTTTTAGAATTTATGTAAAAACAAATTTAATTTTTAATTATGTTCAAAATCTTCATTATTCTGGTTTTGTTTAGTTTTATTATAACGATAGAAAGTTCCACTTAAATCACCAATTGTATAATTCTTAAGAGAACCTTCTTTTTTAAGTAATTTATCCATTGCATCTTTAGTATCAATAGTAAAATCACCACATCCAAGATATTTATCTCCTTTACGATAAAGTTTAAAATATAAAACATTCGCATCTGCTTCTTTTTCTACAAAATTAGTAATATTTTGTTTAACAATGCTATAATCAGATGAACTATTTAGACCTGATATTGTGAAGAAAATTTGATATCTTGCAAATTTAACACGAACTTCAGAATAATTTTGACGGAGATAATTAAAACTATCAAGTGCATTTTGAACAGTATTAAATGTTAAAAAGAAAGAACCATTTTCGGTAGAATGATTTGTAGTAAGACCAGTTAATTTGCTAAAAATAGTTTCATTTTTAGACATATTATTTAATGATGATACTAAAAGAGTACGACCTGCTTTTCTAACCATTTTTTTATTAGAATCATTATCATCAGTATCATTAGTATCATCGGTTGTTTTAATTACATCATTAGGTTTAATAGGTTTAATAGTTTCCATAGTTTCTTGTGTTGTATTAGATTCTTCCTCTACTTTTTTAGTAGAATTAGTTTCAGTAGAGTTTGATTTTTTAGCAGGCATTAAAATATATCATATATTTTCCTTTAAATGATTTTTAATCAATTTTTTAATAATTATATTTTATAGATATTTAATTATTTTATTATTTAATCGTAATATTAGTTCATTAATATATGGATAAGCAGATAAATTAATCAATTTAATTTTATTTGCTATATTTTCTTTTTTAATATAAACTGTTTGTGTTTTTGAAATATTATAATAAACTAAATATCTAAATAAAATTTCAAAAAAATTTTTAAAATAGGTAATTTGAATTAAATTATTCCATTCATTATCACTAATAGTTAACCAATGATATTGATAAATTTGCTCTAATTGAATTTTTTTATTAAAAATATTAACAAAATGAATATTAAATTTATTTACGATTTCTTTTATTTGAATAAATGAAAAATTTATAGATGGTATATTTCTTTTATATTGAAAAATTATTTGTGAAATTTCAGGAATTAATTTAGTATATATTTGTGATTTTAATAAAAATTTTTTAATTAAATCTGGTAAAAATAAGACATCATATAAAGAATATCTAAATATATCAAAATTCATTTTATGAATATCTATATTAATTAAATATATTGGACCTGTTTTTTTTTCAATTGATTCTAAATCAACTATTTTTTCATGTGTAACTATTTTATATTCTTCTAATAAATAATATATTGAACATTTTCCAGTCATTTTTTTTTCAATATGAGCATATTCACATAAATATTTTGTATCAAATAAATTTTTACAAAAAGAATAAATTAAATTTTTATCTTTTAAAACTTGGTCAAATAAATAAGGTATATCTAATGATTCTCCACCATGAATTATTTTAATCATTTGTTCATTAGTAATTAATTTAATTAAAATATCCATGTCTGATTTAGATAATTCTGGAGGATAAAATACAAATATCATACCTATATTACTATCGTTTTCAAGATTAATTTGAAATAAAGCAATATCTCTACTTGTTTTACTAACGCGATTATATTCAAAATCCATACCTAAATAAAATTTTTCCTTTATATTTTTATTTTGTAATTCTATAAATTTTTTAAAATAATCAATCATATATTTTATTTTTTTTTTATTATCAACTAATAAAATATTATATGTTTTATTATTTAAATTTGGATAAAATTCATTTTTACCTTCTAAAACTAATGTGTAATCCATTAATAATTAATAGATTATTTTATAATTATAAATAAATTGTTTTTGATTATTATAAATAAATTGTTTTTGATTATTATATATTTACCTAGCTATTTTAAGCTTTGTAATTAAAAATGTATATTAGTATTATTATAAGATAGCATTATTATAAGATAGCATTATTATAAGAAAGCTTTATTGAATATTAAAAATAAAAAAATTGAAATTTTAAATGTTTACTAGTTATAATAAATAATTAGTTTATATACCCTCTCTAGTTACAATATGTCCAACAAGAGTGGAACCAACGTTTCTGGCAACAAGAATGGAAGCAATACGCGCCCCATCACCACGCGACCACTGGGTGTGCGATCTTATGTATCGCATTCCGTATCACCTTCTATGTCGCATTCCGAGACACACTCCAAGACCCGGCGAGTAGCTCACACCAAGATGGAACTTATGATGATGAAGGAACTTAAGCAGATGGAGCAGACTAAGGAAAACTGCCATCTTCTGAAGCTCCTGTGCCCGGTTGAGGATGGACCATATGGAATCGATGAGAATGGATATGTCTATACGACCGGGATAGATGGTACCCGACTCTATTTCGACGCACATGATCTTGCAATTAAGTGGTAATTTCATGTCAAAACTTAGTCTGTTTGAACAAGATACTCTGTTGTAAACTACAGAGTTTCAACAGACTTGTCATGAAACATCATTTGATTCATTAGGCAAAGACCCAATCTAGCCACAGGCTATAAGAAAGCAAAATGGTATAAGATACCATAAGGACAGATATTATAAAAAATAATTTTTATTTAAAAATTAATTTTTTATAAATTTACAAGTTAAATATATTATGTTTGCATTTTTCACTGGTTAATTTAGAAATAATAGATTTAAAAAAAACAAGTATTTATAATAAATTAAATTACTTTATTATTTTGTATTATTAAATTAGTAATTATCAGTTAAATATTAAATATAAAAAATTGAAATTTTAAATGTTTATTAGTTTTAATAGATAAATAATTTTATTGTACAACGCTAACAACAACGACGATGTCGGCTCAGCAGAAGCAACCAAAGAAGTTTAACCAGCTATCCGAACGGGAGCAACAAGCCATGATAGAAAAGAACAAGAAGGCGCTCAATAAGCAGCTTGATGACTATCGGGAGCAGCAAGCCCAGATGGCTCGACAGAGACTGCCATCTCGACCGATTCCGCCATCTCGACCGATTCCGCCATCTCGACCGGTTCCGCCATCTCGACCGGTTCCGCCATCTCGACCGGTTCCGCCATCTCGACCAGTTGAGCCAAAGTTGTCGGATCTGAATGAGCGTCTGAAGCAGATCAATTCAGATGAAAAGTATGCTCGTGAACTGGAGGACATGGAGCTTGCTATGAAGATTGCTGCACAAGAAGCGTCTGGGTCAACATCGTTTCTAGATGAATAGCTGTATCAAATGATTTCATCAAAAAAAACACGTGCACAATGGAGGAGTAAGACAGGGACAACCATTATAAAAACTAAACTAATTTTTATTTAAAAATTAGTTTATTTATAAATAAAAATTTAAATAGAAAATTATTTTAATTACACTTTTTTTATTGAAAAATGAGATACTTTAATTATTCACAATTATCAAGACTTTTATTTGATTAAATAAATTTTTTATTAAATTTAGTTTTTATATATTAAGAAATAAATAAATTTTTTTTAATGATAAAATAGTATTAGTTTATCAGTGATTTCCATACTTGTGCAAATCGTAATAATACTTTATTAAACTTTATATGAGAACTTGCAGCTCTTACGAAGATTCCATCTGGTTGTGTCCATTCTTTAATAAATAATTCTACACGTTTATGATCAATATTCGGTAATACATTACGTGTTTTTTGTATATAACAAGCACTTGTAAGTAAATCAAGTACTAGTATCCACATTTTACGTGGTTCTGTGTGCTTTAATAATAAATGTGCATCTGTTTCATTACATAATGCAGTTTTAGCTGGGTCTGATGAACCAACTTTTGTAGTTGGAAATACATACCAAGCCCAGTGATCATTTTTGCGATAATTTTTTACCCCAACTTTTTGAATAGAATTACTTATAATTGGTAGTATAAGTAATTGTTTTTGTAATAATCTTTTTGCTTCTAATGACATTTTAATATTATTTTTTATTTTACTATCCATTATATTATTTAAGATTTTAAAGATAATTAAATTATAATATATATATATGCCAGTTAATAATTTATATTATAATAAATATTTAAAATATAAAAATAAATATTTAAATTTACAAAGTCAAATAGGTGGTGTTCATCCAAGTGACAGTGTATCTTTAATTAAGAAACAACATTCACAAGTTATTACTTGTCAAGGAACTGAAGGGACATGTTGGGCTCATTCTACAACAAGGTTAATTAGTAAGTTATTAAAAAATATATTTAATAGTCATTTTTTATCAGATATTATTGAAAATTGTAGCTATTATTATGATACAATAAAATGTAATAATAATATAAATAATATTTTTGATTGTTTTTTAGATATAAAAAGAGATAAACGCATTTGTAAAGGTAGTCGTATTAATGACTGGTTAGATGAAAATTTGTCTGCTTTATTATTTCATTTTATTTTCAAAATATTGGTAGATCAGTATGGACGAAAAGATGGAGTCTATGAACCAACAGTAAGTTGTTTATATATTTTAGATTATTTAAAATATATTGATATAAATGAAGATTTAATTAAAACAACATTAGCATATAAGAATGAAATATATACTGATGAAGATAATGTATATTTTATGACGCTTATTACTAAATTGGTTAATATATTTAGGGATGTTAAAGATAATTTAAATACAAAAAAATTTAATCCAATGTGTTATATCATATTGTATGAGCCTGGTAATGAAAATATAAAAGTTTATTCAATTATTAAATATAGTTATTTTACACAATCTTTCAAATTTGACGGTGATAATTGTGTACCTATTACACCAGAAGAAATTTCTTTTTTAGACAAACATAAAGAAAAAATACCTTTTTCAAGTAAACTAATAAATTTAAATCCTGAAATTAGTAATAATCATCATCTAAAAAATATTATTGGTACTAACGATTTACTACCAACCTTAAAATATATTCTAAAGAAAGGATTTTATGCATTATTTACCACAGGTGATCATGTTATTGTAATAACAGACTATAATGATTCTGATGATGATGATATAATATTAAATGTAAAAAATTCATGGGGTAAAATTAGTTGTGATATTTTACAAAAAGACTGGTGTGACTTAATAGAAGATAATAAAATAAGTATGAATAAATTATTAAAATGGGATAAGAATTTTAATATTGTATTTTTTTATCCTATAGATTATACATATATATCTATATTTAATGAAAATAATTTATCAAACAAAGATGTTACTGCATTTTTACATTTATTAAATAATACAGAAGACAATAGTAAATTAACTAATTTTAAAATAAATAATAGTAAATTTGAAATAAATAATTTTACTACATTAAATGAAATATTAAAAAAAAATATTAATTTAGAAGAACTTGACCTTGGTTTTAATAATATAGGTAATTATGAAATAAATTTTTTGTTTCCAAGTCAAAATATAACATTGAAAACACTTAACCTTAGTAATAATAATATTGTTTATGATGGAGTAAACATAATAGCAGAAATATTAAAAATAAATACAACACTATTAGTTCTTGACATGAATAATAATATAATTGGTGATGAAGGAGCAAAATTAATAGCAGAATCATTAAAAATAAATACAACACTATTACATCTTGAAATGACTAATAATATAATTGGCACTGAAGGAGCAAAATTAATAGCAGAATCATTAAAAATAAATACAACATTAAAAATACTTAACCTTAGTAATAATAATATTGGTGATGAAGGAGTAAAATTAATAGCAGAATCATTGAAAATAAATAAAACATTAATACTACTTTACCTTAGTAATAATAATATTGGTGATGAAGGAGTAAAATTAATAGCAGAATCATTAAAAATAAATACAACATTAAAAATACTTAACCTTAGTAATAATAATATTGGTGATGAAGGAGCTATGTCATTGGCAACAGCAAAAGAACAACATAATATTGAAATAAACATAGCCCTCGCATCTAATCAAATTAGTATAGAAGTAATAGTTAAAATATTAACTAAACAAATTAATATGTCTTTCTATTAAACTTAGATCATTAATGACTTGTACAAATCGTAACAATACTTTTATTATAATATATTAACCTTAATAATAATAAGATTGATGATGATTAAGTGAAAATAATAGCAGAACCCTTGAAAAAATTAATCTTGTTGCTAATACATAAATATCTTCTAAAATTAAAACAGATATATGTGATAAAGACACACACATAATTTTTAATTAAACTAGACTTAGATGCAGTTCATTAATAATACTTTTATTATAATGTATTAAATAATAAAATCATTTCATTTCTACATTTTTCTAATTCTTTACTATTTTCAGATGACATTTCATTTAACCATTTTTGAGTTGTTGTTAATATTTCATCTTTCTTAAATTTAAAATGAATTTTAATTACTTCTTCCATTCCATTAGGAGGATTTTTTATCATATCAATTATTGCCCATTTAATTGTTCCAATTTGAAGAGGTTCATTATATTTTTTTGAATTATTTTGTCCTTTCTTTGTATGCATTTCTTTTTCCCATCCAGGTTCATTGAAATAAGGATTTTCAACCAAAATTAATGATTGAATTGATATCAATACTTGTAAAAAAGTTGATGTTTTTGGATTCCATTTTTCACCATCTTGTCCACTCCAAGTTCCAAGTAGTGATAAACATACTTTACCACAATTATATAAATTTGGATTAAATCTTATAGTTCCACCACCAGTTGTATTAATTAAAACCTTTGGTTCTGAATTAGGATAATTAATAGGAAATGCTGTATGAAATTCAAAAATACCATTTTCGTATGGTGTATCTTTAGGACCAGAAATAAAAAAGCTTAATACATTTATTGTTGTTTTTGATACACGTATCCATATAGTTGATTCCCAATTGACAGGTAAACCGGATTTAAATGTAGATACTTCTGAAATCATACGTACAATAGCTTTTTGTTCTGGTTTTTGAGAACAATATTCTTTAAAAAGATGATTTGGTTGAATTTCAAATGTACCAAATTGTAGTTTTTTCATTACTTCTTCATATTCTTTATTTTTATTAGTAGAAATTATTTCATTAGAAATTATTTGTGTTACAATCATTTTTGATTTGAACCAATCAGAAACACAAATAATTTTAAGATAAATTTCTGATTGGTTCAAAACAAATAATGATTTAATTTCATCTGAAATAACAACAAATGCATTTCCAATATTATTAATAAAATTTTGTTCTAATCCTTCTAATTTAGATATTTTATTAAGAATATTTAAAATTTCATTATAAACTTCTTTTGTTTTTTCAAGTTCAAGTAATGTTAATCCCCCAATACGATTAATTAAAAAAGTACATAATGAAGATGAATATAATTCATTAATTGAATCTTGTGAAATATGTTCAATAATTTGTTTAAGTAAAATAGTTAATTCATAATTAAATATTTCTTGTTCTTTAATAAATGATAAAATATCCCAAGCTTTTCTAGAATCATTACCATATCCAATACCAGATTTCCAAAATTTATTATCACAAGATGTAGTATCAATAGATGTATAATTTACTTTTGTTGTAGATATGTTAATTAATTCTTTTTCAAATGAATGTTCTTTAGTTAGAGAAGATAATTTAATATCTAGTTCTTCAAATTTTGAAGAATCTAATTTAACATAATCGTGTATAATTGGATCAATTTGTTCAATAAGACTAATTAATAACCATTCAAGAGATATTGTTGGATTCCAATTTTCTAATTTGAGTATTTTTAAATTTATCAAATTAAAAACAAGTGGAAGTTTAATAGAAGGTTTTATGACTTCAATTTTTGGTGGAAAATATGGATATAATTTTGGTTCCAAATTAATTTTTATTTCAAATGTATCATTTTTAAAATTTTTATTATTTAAAAAACAAACTAATTTAAGACAATAAATATTATTATTTATTGGTTCAATAAAATGTTTATAATTTAAATTATTATTAAATTTTCTAATTTCTTGAATAATAATTTTATAAATTTGATTTGGATTAAATAATAATTCTTTAGGGATATTACTAATATTCATTGAAGTTTTAGATTCTCGTAATGTTTTTGATTCTTTTTCTAAAATTTCATAATTAATAAGAGCTTTAGATATTTCTTCAATTTTTTGATAGATATGAAAGTTATCTTGAATTTGTTCATTAGTTGTATCTAATTCAAAATTTAAGTTAAAAAATTGTTGTAATTTATTTACAATATTTTCAGGTGTATTTTTTGTATTATCTAAGAAAAGACAGTTTAATTCTTCAACATCTAAAGTTTCAGATTCAAAATAAGAATATGAATCAAAATCAGTTGTTAATTTTACTAGATAAGTATTAGAAAAATAAAAATCAAGTAAATAAAACTCTTCATTTTCTTGAAATTTTAATAGTTTTATTTTACTAATATCTAAAATAGTAAGTTTATTTCTTATTTCAGAAGCATATGGATTTATTTCCATTCTATTATCATAATAATAAATTAATTAAATTAATAAATATCAATTTTTATATAAAAAAAGAACATAAAATAATTATCGTAAGTTTTTAGATATTAATTTAGCATGGTTTAGATATTAATTTAGCACGGTTTAGATATTAATTTAGCACGGTAAGGAAATCTATATAATTCTTGTTTATCTTCATCTTCGTTAATTTTTTTTTGTAAATCTTGTATATATTTTTTTTCTTCTAATTCTTTTTCATTAATAATATCATTTTGAAATTTATATAATTCTTCATTGATTGCTTTTTCTAACTCATACCAATCTAAGTTTTTTTCAATATTCATTTGTTTATATTTTTGATACTTATAATTTAAATTAAATTATATTAAATTAATTAATTTTCAATTTTTTTAGTTAATAATTTATTAACTAAAATTAAATTACCATTCCAAATACATTTTCTTTAGATTCATTGACAATTTCACTGATAGAATCAAAAATGTCACTTTTGATAACTTTCAAGAAGCTAGTTCCAGGGTCAACATTAATACGAATTAAACCAGTTTCTTCATCAATAATTGTGTCTAATTCACCAGTGAAAACTTGTTTCATTTGAGTTTGACTAAATCCGGTTAGTGTTTGAACTCCTTTAATGGTTTCCGTAGCATAGTAATTGCTTGAAGTTCCAACAAGATTCCAGAAAATGATTCTAGGTAGATTATATCCTTTTTCTTGAAAAGCTTTTTCCATTCGTCCTAGGTAGACATTTTGAAAAAGCTCACTATTTTTTTTATAAATAGAATTATGATTAAAATCAAATTTGACAATGGGAGAGTCAAATTCACCATCCGTTAGAATAAGTATCGTATAAGATTTTGTTGTATTGCTTTTTTCCATTAGATTAAGAAGTACTTCAGTTGTTTTGTCAATATTAGTGCTAAGACCATAAGATGATTCTAGAACTGTTTTAAATTGTTCAAAAATATCTTGTTTTAAATCTATTTTGTAAACGGTTGGTTTCTCACTAAAACTAATCATACAACCAGGTAGATTACTGATAGCTGTTGCAAGTAAACCGAGTCCAATTGATTTACTTAACACATTATTACCTTCCATTGAATCAGATGTATCTACAATTGGAATTACATCTTGAGGGTCAATAAAGTTACCATCGCGAATAATATCACGATTAGCTTCAATTATATCATTTTTAATTTTTTCTACTAAATCAGTCCATTGTTTAGAAATTAAGATACGTTCTCCTGTTGTTAGATTACTTAAATTATTAACATGTTTCATTACTATTTCAGATAGCTTAGCAATATCTTGATTAGCACCTTTAATAATGCTTTCAAGAATATTTTTACGACATTGAATACGATCTGGTTCTGTAGAACGATTGCCAGTTGATACTTCATCGCTTGTTAATTTTTTAGATAGGTCTTCATTAAGAAAAGCCTTGCGATATTTAGTAGAAAAAGAAGCAGGTGCATTTTTAAAATTGATATCACTCCATGTTCGTTGAATTTCTCCACATTTTTCAGGTTGGGTGCACATATTTTGTTCTCCAACACCAATACACTGAGAAAAGACGGTAATAAGTGTACGGAAACGCATTGAAGAAAAATTTTGCCGCTCTTTAAAAAGTTTAACATTTGTTTTTTCAAGTATTTCATTACCTGGCATTGAGTATAGTTTATTAATGATTAACTCACGAATTTTATTATTATTTTTATTTTCACGTGGAATCCATTTAGCAGCAAGACTGATATTTTTATCTTTCTTAAATTCATATAGTTCTTCAGGTGTCATTGTTTTTAGATTATCATTTAATTTTTTTGATTCTTCGTAACTTACCCAGTCAATATTCTTACCAAATAATTGAATAGAATCAGCATTTAAAAATTTTATGTAGCAATTAACGATAGCATCTGTAATATTTGTATCACCTTTTTCAAAATACTTGATACACATATTATTTAGGTCTCCAAAATATCCATATTTAGGAATTTGAATAATTAGATTTATTAACGTTTTTGGATAGTAATGATAAATTTTTTCATATAAATAATGAAAAAATAAACGTTCGCGTTTTCCTTCACCGCGAAGATTCCGCACATAAAATAGATAACGAAACATTATATCCCACCAAAATTGTTGTTCTTTAAGAATCATTGTAGAAATATGCGCAATAATTGTAGTAACTTTTGCATCTATTTTTGTTTGTTGTTCTTCTAAAATTATTACAGGTTCATATTTATGATTCTTTTTATAATTTGACTTTTTAGGTGGAGTATTAAGAATAACAAGCTTATCTAACTCAAGAAATTGAGCTAAAATTGTGTTACCCATTGAACCAAAAGTAATGTCACCATTTTGAGTTATAGCGATAACCGGGTGAGTAGTTGCGTTTTTTGCTGCTTCTAATGCGAAAGCATCTTCAAGCGTAATTGATGAGGACATTATGAATAAATTTAAATTATTTATATTAAAATATTAAATAATCAATTTTTTTTATATTATGATTTAAATATACCAACTAAACCACTCATATATATATCACCAAATGTTGATTTTGTAACTCTATTTTCTAAATCTGACATTTCACTCAAGTATAATGCCATTTTATTTGGTTCTAAATTATTTATTTCATTATTTATTAAATAAGTTACTAATTCTTTTAAAACTATAGATAATGAATATCCTTGAGATTTAATTAATTGATCTATTTTCATATTTGCTTTATCAAAATTAATGTTTGGGTCTAATAATGTTTCTATTATTTCCTTAACTTCTAATATAGATGGTACACCTGCTATTTTATAACAAATATCTAAAGTAATATGATCAGTTTGTAATGATAAAGATTGTAAAAAATTAATACTTTTTCTTAAATCTCCTCTTGATAAATAACTTATTGTTTCTATTACATTAGTGTCATAGTTTAGATTTTCTTTTTCACAAATCTCGGATATTTTTTTTTGAATATGAATTGAATTAATTGGACTAAATCTAAATTTAGCACATCTTTGTCTAATTGCAGGAATAATTTTATTTTCATAATTACAAATTAAACAAAATCTAGTAGTTTTTGAATATTTTTCAATAATTCTTCTAAGTGCAAATTGTGCATCAAATGTCATTGAATCTGCTTCATCTAAAATAATTAATTTTACTCCTTGACAAAACATATTTATTTTTTCTGCAAATCCTTTTATTTCTTCTCTTACTGAATTTATACCTCTATCATCAGAAGCATCTAATTTCATTATCATTAAATTTTTAGATGTTCCATATAATTCATTTGCTATTGCTAAAATTAAAGATGTTTTTCCTGTTCCAGGAGTACCATGAAAAAGTAAATGTGGTAAAGAATTACCTTTTAACATTTTTTTAATTGTTTCAATATTTTGGTCATGACTAATAATTTCTTCTATTTTATTTGGTCTATATTTTTCTACCCAAGGTAAATATTCCATTAATAATATTATAAATAGGTTCTTTAAATTAAAAACTATTTGATATTTATAATTTTAGAAAAATCATACGCTAATCTCATAAATTCTATGTATTCATCTCCACCTTTTAACAAATTATTATCAATTTCTGTTAATTTTAAACTTAGTAAAGATTTAATATTTGAAGCATGATTACTATTTTTAATATAATTATCAAAAAAAATTATTTGATTTACTAAACTATAACCAGCATTTACTAAATCCATTATAACCTTATCAATTATTTTTGAATTTTTAGAAATTATAGCATCTATTAATTCATTAAATTTATCTATTGGTATAATTCCAGAAATTTCATTTAAAATTTCTTGTTTTAAAATATTACCATATTGATTTTGACATTTTTGTAAAAAATTTATACCTTTTCTTAAATCACCTCTACTATATTTAATAATTTGATTTAAAAAATCATCTGATATTATTAAGTTTTCTTTTTGTGATATATCTTTTAATTTATCAAAAATATCATTTTGTTTAATTGGTTTAAATCTAAATAATGCACATCTAGAATTAATAGGATCAATAATTTTATTATGATAATTACAAATTATACAAAATCTAGTTAATTTAGAATATTCTTCCATTATTCTTCTTAAAGCAAATTGTGAATCAGAAGTCATATTATCTGCTTCATCTAAAATAATTATTTTCCAAGGTGGTGCATTTTCATTTGGATTAATTGCTTTTTTAGCATATTTTTTTATTTTATCTCTAATAATATTAATTCCTCTTTCATCTGATGCATTTAATTCTATTACTCTATCATAATATAATTTTTCACCAAATAATTCTTTAGATAATGCTAATATTGTTGATGTTTTTCCGCAACCTGAAGGACCAAAAAAAAGTAGATGTGGTAAATTTTTAGTTTTTAGAACTTTTTTGAGTGATTGTATTACTTCTGTCTGTGCTGAAATGTCATCTAACTTTAATGGCCGATATTTTTCTACCCATGATCTAAAATCTTTATTCATATGATACCAAATAAATTATATTTTTCTTTATATAATATTAATTTAAATTATTTTTCTTTCTTTTATTAATGAATACATTATGGTATAATAATCCACAAATATTATTAAGTGAATGGTATCAATTTTTTCCAAATAATAGTTTATCAAGAGAACAAAAAATAAATGCTATTGCTAGATTTGCTATTTATTATTTAATTTTAATTATAATTTTTAATCAAAATTTAAAATGGTTATCAATTAGTATTATTTTATTAATAATTTCATTTTGTTTAGGTTATTCTGAAAATTTTGAACAAATAAATAAAGTTTCAATGTGTGTTAAACCTACAAAAAATAATCCTTTTATGAATTATATGATTAGTGATGATGTTACGCGTGAGCCAGCTTGTGAATATGATGATGTTAAAGATGAAATAAAAAATGAATTTAAAAAAGATATTATTCTAGATCCTGCCGATTTATGGGGTACAAATATTTCAGATAGAAATTTTTTTACAATGCCTTGGACACAAATAATAAATAATCAAAGTGGTTTTGCTAATTGGTTATATGGTAATTCAGGAACTTGTAAAAATGAAGGTATTGGTTGTGATAAAAATAGAGATAATAGATATCATCAATCAAGATATTATAAACAATATTAGTTTAGTATATTAATTAAATTCTAATAATATATAATGAGTTATTTTCAATTTAATAGTGATGAAAATTTAGATAAATTTAATCCAAAAAAAATGAATAAAAAAGAAAGATATTATAACACAGATAATAAAAATTATTATTGTGATACTCCAGGATTTTGGCAATATGATAAAAAATCAAATATTATTGAACAAGAAACTAATATAATAACTCCTAGTATTGGAACAAGACAAAAAACACAAATTGAATTACCAAAAAATATTCATCCAAATAATTATTCAATACCTATTGAAAATAAATTACATAACGAATTAAATGAAAAAGTATATTTTAGTGGTTATGATACAGGACCTGGTAAAGGTTTTGGTAATTTATCGGTAAGTAATGATATTAGAATTGGTAATTTTACAAGATTAGAAACAAAAGATTTTAAAGTTAATAAAGAAAGTGAATTAATAAATAGATGGGATTATATAGATGATAGATTTAAAAATCCTAATAATTTAGTTATGCAAATACCCAGAGGAGGTGAGTCAACTAGAAAAAATACACCTCAATCGATTGAACAAAGGGAGTTTCAATTTAAATATTAATCTAAATATTTAATAATGGATGATAATAATATTAAAAAATGTTTAAAATCTTATTTAACTGGTAAAAAACATTTTGATACAGATAAAAATAAAGCTTTTGAATATTTTAAACAATCTTTAAAATATTTATCAATGATTGAAAATAAAGAAAAATATAAAGATATATTAAAAGATACTGAAACAGAATGTAATAAAATGATAACTCTTACAGTTGAACAATCAATTGAAAAAGGTGTGCCACAAGAATCCCAATGTAATTTATTTAATTTAATTGAAATTGGTAATATAGATGAATTAAAAAAAATTAAATCACATCATTTAAATTTTCATATTTATGATGAAATTGGAAATACTCCTTTACATAAAGCAGTAAAATTTGGTGATACAACATTTATTAAATGTTGTTTAAAATTAGGATGTCCAGTAGATATAGTTAATAAAGAAGGTCTTTCTTTATTAGAATATGCTTGTCTTGAAAGAGACCCAAATATGATTAACTTTTTACTTAAAAATGGTACAGATATGAAAAAACATTTATTTTTTAGAGATGGTGAAATAAAAAATGTACAAAGACAAAATTATATGGATATTGCTATAATAATAAAATTAATTTTATTACATGAACCTATTGATAATATAAAAGATATAGTATTTTTATTTAATTATTTTAAAGAAAATGAATTAATTGGATTTAATCAAATTACTTATAATGAATTTTTTAAATATTTACAATCTTTATTAAATAAATTAAGTTTAGAATCAAAAGAGTCTTACTTGTCATTAATAAGAGATGAATTAGTTTTTCCATTAAAATCTTCATTAGAATGTCCAAATAATAAATTAGAATTATTATTAGTATATTTAATTCCTTTTATTGATTATAATTTTAATTTATCAATTGATTGGTATATTCACCTCGAATTAAAATTTTTTTTTATACGATTATTAAAAGAATCACGACAAATAAATGAAAAAGAAAAAAATATAGTTTTAACTTATGTTTGGGATAATTATGTTAAAACTAATCTAATAGAAGATGATTATTTAGGTAACTTAATTTTACAATGGGTATCAAAAATAAAAGTATAAAAAAAAAATTAATAATTTAATATTTTTAATATAAATAATCTAGATTATAATATATGAGTTTTAATCGCTTAAAATATGATAATTGCGCATATTCTAAAGAAATTGAAGAAAGCACATCTCCTTTAGATTATTATTTATTTAAAGGTAAATATGAAAACTGCAAACAATGCCCTGTTGGTTCTCACACAAATAATTTAGAATTTGGTTCTAAGACTAATGTTGAAAGTGAATTATTTGGTTTAACTAGACAAGAATCTAAATGTCCTGATAAAAAATATAATCCTAAAAATGCTAGCGTTACTGCAGATTATTCTCCTGCTCAAATGTGTCATTCAATTTATTATATTACACCAACTAATATGAAAATGCCAACTTCAAATGGTTTAAATGAACAAATAATGAATAATAATTGTTGTGGAAATTAATTTAATAAATTAATTTAAAAAATTTATCTAAGCTTTATTATATAGTAGATGTCTTTTAATCGTCTTAGATATGATGATTGTGCAACTAAATTACATAATAAAAGAAGTGTTGGTATTGGTGAATATAGATTATCTTTTAATAATGTTGAAAATAATAATCAATGTTATTCTTTAACAGGTCCCATTGGTTCTAAATCTGATACTTCTACTGCAAAAAATAATTGTTCGATAAATTGGGGTGAAATGACTCAAATTGAATCTGATTTACAAAGTAGAAATATTCCTGCTTCTGAATGCAATGAAAACGCAACTAATTTAAATTATTCTAAAAATAAAGTTTTTGATAAAAAAGTATGTAATTCTATGTTAAATACCGAAGATACTAGATTTACTAATCCTATTCAATCTTATCGTTCGATGAGTTTAACTGCTTATCAATTACAACCTTGGTTATTTTCTAATCCTCAATGTCATATTCAAGATGATAGAATTGGTTTAGGTTCTAGAATTATTGTTAAAGATAATTATAAATTAAATTGTCCAGAATTTTTAGATAATTATACAGTTTCATCTGATTTAGATAGACTTTGTACACAATAAGGAACTACAATTTTATTAATATAAAAAGATATAGTTTTGATTTTTACATATTTGTTATAATCAAAAATAATATATATATATATTTAATATGGAAAGTATACTATTAGGTGGATTAGCTTTAGCTGGCTTCAATACATCAAAATCTAAAGAATCTTTAAAAATTAATAAAAAACAAAAATTAGATGATTCTTATGGAACAAATATAAGTGATAAAATGAATAAAATAGAAAAAATACAAGCTAATAATCTTAAAAATTCTATTATTGAAAATAAACCAGAATTTTTTAAACAATTTGATGAATTAACTTTTGATAATATGGGTGATCCAGTAGCTATTATTGATTCACATATAACTATTACAGGTGTAAATCATTCATTACAAAGAGGATTAGATTTAACAAATGGTTATTCTAATATTTATGATTCTTTGAATTATAATCTAATATCAAAAGAAAACTTTACACACAATAATATGACACCAAATACTAGTAAGCGTGATTATACATCAAATGGTGAACATTCATCAAGAAAATTAGAAGCATTTACAGGTGTTTCTGATTATTGGGTTCCTAAACAAGAAAAAAAACATTTATTTGAACCTATGAAAGATTTAACATATGTAAATGGTATGCCAGTGATGACTGATTATTTAGATGATAGATATTTAGCTTCTAATAAAAATAATATGGGTAATGTACCTTTTCAAAATAATGTTAAAGTTAGACCAGGTTTAGATGGAGAAAATCGTCAAGGTTTAGGTACTGTTTATAGAATAAATCCAAGAAATGTTGATGAATTAAGAGGTGAACATAATCAAAAAGTAAGTTATGAAAATAAACCTCTCGAAACTATTAAAAAAGGCGAATATAGAGCTCCTGATTATAATCTTACTAAATATAAAGTACCTGATTTTAGAGAAACTCATTTTGAAGATTTAGTATCTGGACGGTCTCAAATAGAAGGTGATAGAAAAAGTGGTAAATTTACAGATATTAATACTCAAAGAGGTGATAGTGATACTAATTATAAAGGTGGTGCATATGCTTCAACTATGGGTGAAGCTCCATCTAAAAATAAAACTAAATTTGAACCATCTAAAAAACAAGAATTATATAATGATTCTACTCATGCAGTAGTTGGAGTAAATGTAAAACCAGTAATGCAAAATAAAGAAAGTTATATTAATAGAGAAACACAACGGGCTTCTTTACAAGCAACCGAAATTGGTGGTCTTTCTAATATAAATAGTGGTTCATATTCAATAGATGCTAATTTTGTTCCTTTAACAACACTTCGTCAATTAATGATAGATGGTAATACAAATATTGGTATTACAGGAGCACAACAAAAAGCTAATTATATATTTTCAAATGAAATGATTTTACCAACAACAATTAGAGAAACTACAACTCATAATATGGTTCTTGGTGCTAAAGGTGAAAATAATATTGGTTCAACTCAATATATTGATAATGCAAAAACTACAACTAAAGAAACTACATTATCTTATAAAGGTGGTTTTGCTAATCCTACAGAAAAAATAGGTGCAAATCAATTTACTGATTCTGCAAAAACTACAACTAAAGAAACTACATTAGCTTATAAAGGTGGTTTTACAAATCCTACCGAAAAAATAGGAGCAAATCAATTTACTGATTCTGCAAAAACTACAACTAAAGAAACTACATTAGCTTATAAAGGTGGTTTTGCTAATCCTACTGAAAAAATAGGTGCTAATCAATTTACTGATTCTGCAAAAACTACAACTAAAGAAACTACATTAGCTTATAAAGGTGGTTTTACAAATCCTACCGAAAAAATAGGAGCAAACCAATTTACAGATTCTGCAAAAGTAACCATTAAACAAACAACTCTACATACTACACCAGGCACAAATGTTGTTGGAATAGTACCTAATGGTTATACTAAAGATTATGATGATATTGCAAAAACAACTATTAGACAAACTACAGAAAATAATAATTATAAAAGTAATGTTACTAGTATAGAAGCACAAATGGGTTATACTAGAGATGAAAAAGATTCTACAAAAATTACCATTAAACAAACTACTTTATATACTACCCCAGGTATGAATGTAACGGGTGTTGAAGCTCAGATAGGTTATTCTAGAGATGAAAAAGATAGTGCTAAAACAACTATAAAACAAACAACTGAAAATAATAATTACCAAGGTCATATTCACGGGTCTGATAATTATTCTGGATATATTAAAGATATTAATGATACAGCAAAAACGACTATTAGAGAAACTACTCATTTACAGAATTATACTGGTGGGTTACAAGGTAATGAAAGTCAAACTTCTCATATGGCTACAGATAATATATGTATTGATGAAAGAAGAGAAATTACAACTTATAATCGTACATCTGCTGGTGGTACTAATTTAGCAGGACCACAAATTAATAAAGATAAAATTAAAATGAATTCAAAGAAACAATCTGTATTTTATGTAACTGCACCTAGTAAACCTTTGGACCAATCTGTAATGCCTTCTCGCACACAACCATATAATGATAATACTTTTGAAAATAAAAAAACACAATTAAGTTATGGTAATTATAGAACAAATAATATATTTATAAATACTTTAAAGAATAATCCGCTAGTTAATGATATATATCATCAAAAAAATGTTTAATGCAAATGGTACATTTTTAGACTCTTATCCTGAATTAAGAGGTGTTTCACCTATTTTTAATGAAATTAATTTACCAAAATATATTCCACCAAAAGATGATACTTTAGGCTCTTTAGCAATAGGAGGATTAATTCATAAAGAAGTTAGGCGGAAAATTAGAGCTCTTTTAAAACCAGGTACTAGTTTATTAGATTTAACACGAGCAATAGAAAAAGAAACAATTGAATTAGCAAAACCATATAATACAATTAATAAAGGTATAGGTTTCCCTTGTGGTATTGCTGTTAATGATTGTGCTGCTCATTGGGCACCATCTTCTGATAGTAAAATAATTATTAATAAAGAAGATGTTATTAAGATTGATTACGGTGTTGAAATTAATGGTTGGATTATAGATTCTGCTTTTACAATTAGTTTTAATCAAAAATACGATAATTTATTAACAGCAGTTAAAGAAGCTACAATGCATGGTATAAAAACGGCAGGTGTTGATGTTGATATACATGATTGGTCAAGAGGGATAGGAGAAATAATGGAATCTTATGATATTGATTTAGATGGTAAAAATCATAAAATTCAAGTAATAGAAAATTTAGGTGGTCATAATATATTAAATGGAATTATACATGGTGGAATGTTTTTACCTGGTAAAGATTTAGGTAATAGATTACCATATAATTATAAATTTAAAGAAGGTGTTTATGCGATTGAAACCTTTGGTTCTACAGGAGCAAATAAAACAACAGAAATTGGTAAATCTACATTATTTAGAATAAATCCAGATTATTTAAATAATAATATTAGTGATCCAAAAATAAATTCATTTTATTCTAAAATTTATTCATCATTTAAAACATTACCTTTTTGTGATAGATATGTTGAATCATTTGATATTGATTATAAAAAAAATTTAGAATTTTTAGCAAATAAATGGATTCATTGTTATCCACCATTACATGTAAATAAGAATGAATATACAGCACAATATGAACATACAATAATGTTAATTGATGGGAAAAAACCAGTTGTTTTTTCTCAAGGAGATGATTACTAATCTAAATCTTTTAATACATCATTATATAATTTAAAAATCATTTCTTCTTCTTCTTCATCACTTTTTTTTATTATTTCATCTTTATGAATAATAAAAATATTATTAATATAATTATAAGCTTCTAATACTTGTTTTTTTGAACGAGCACCAGTAATAATAATATTACCTTTCTTAAAAATAAATATACTAACTTCTTTAGAATCTATATTATCTTGAGTTGAAATAAATTTAATAGTTACACAAGCACGAATACAAGGTTCATAAATACATTTTACTTTCTTTTTTTTTAATAAATCATATAATTTTTCTCTATCAATTTCAAACTGTATTTTATAATTACAATAAATCATATCAATTTTAAAATTATTAATTCCAATTTTAGATAATTCATCAATAAAAGTAATTTCTTTAATTTTATTATCTTCTATTTTACCTTTTACTGCTGTTAATTTTTTTAATATTTTTCCTAATACAATATTAATATTTTCAACATTTTTACAACCAGACATTTGTAAACTACCATTTTTAAATAATTTAACATTAATACGTGGTTCTAGATTAATATTTTTTGTTGGACCATTTGTAACTCTAACAATTAATGTTATTGAATTATAAAAATTATTACTTATTTCTTTGTATTTAGGATTAGATAATCTTTTAGTTGGTTTTTTTAATTCAATTAATGTTCTTATATTTTCTTTAGATCGTTTTATAGTTAAAATATCATCCTCATGTAAAGTCATATATTTATCAATATTATCTAATTCTAATTTTACGCCAAGAACACAAGATGAACACATTGTCGCAACTTTAACACCATCTGGTAAATTATTAATTTCTATTTTTTCAACATCTATTAAATTTTTGTTATCTGTTTTAGTTTTGTTCATTTAGATATTTATATAAATAAATCTTTAAGAGTTTTTTAAATCAAATTTTTTCTAATATATTAATATGTTAAATTTAATTAAGAATGATACTAAAGAAGATAATAAAAAAGAAAATAAAGAAGAAAATCAAAAAATAAATATTAAACATAAAAAAATTATAATTACTGGTAAAAGAAAATTAATTTTTTTAAAAATTAATACTATTAAAAATAATAATTAATTTATGTTATTATTTTGCATATTATATAAATAATGATATCTACATACAGGCGCATATGTTTCTATACCACCTATTTTAATTTGTTGCTCTAATTTGATTTTACAATAAGTAAAAATACCTTTTGTATCATTATTACAATATTTACACAATGATGTAATTTTTTTACACTCATCTGAATAAGGAATTAAATCTAAAATTTGACCAATAGGTTGACGTTTTGAATCACCATCTAATCCTGCAACTATTACATGTAATTTTTTTTCTTCAACCCAAATTAATACATATTTTTTTAAATCTGGAAAAAATTGTCCTTCATCAATAATAATTAAATCATAATTACTTATATTATCATTATCATTTATATGTTCTAACCTTTCTGTTATTTTACATTTTTTAGATTCATGTGAATGAGATGTAATTTCATTTTTACTATATCTATTATCAATAATTGGTTTAATTACTAAAATTTTTTTGTTTATGCTTTCAGCACGACGAATTCTCAAAATAAGTTCTGTAGATTTTCCAGAAAACATTGGCCCAATAATTAATTCTAATTTACCACATTTTGACATTATTTAAATAAAAATTATCTTAATATTAATTATTATCAATTTTTTTAAACTGTAAATAGTTTAAAAAAATATTATTAACTTTTAAATATTAATGGAAAAAATTTTATCTTTTGATGTTGGTATTATCCATTTAGCATACTCTTTTTTTACTAAAAAAGAGTATAAAGAAATAGATTTGTCAGGTAATGAAAAAAGTGTTTATAAATGGGATATTATAGATTGGTCACTTATTGACCTTACTGATAGAGATGAATTAAAATGTTCAGTTTGTAATAAATTTGCTACACTTCAACAAACTGATGGTTCTGAATTAAAATACTATTGTAAAATTCATGCTAAACAAGTTAATTCTAAACCATTACCTTATGAAGAATTGTATAATAAATTAGATGAAAAGAAAATAGGAGGATGTTGTTTTATTTTAGGAGCATCAACTTGTGATAAAAACTGCACTATAAAAGATAAAAATAATAATACTTTTTGTGGAGTACATGCTAAAAAAATGTATCAAACATTAACAAATGATATAAAAATGAAACCATTAAAAAAGATGAATGTTAGTTCAATGGATTTTGATGATACTAGATTAAAATTAATTAATATTCTTGAAAATAAAAATCATTTATTAAATGCTGATGTTGTTGTTATTGAAAATCAACCATCCTTCAAAAATCCAAGAATGAAAAGTATTTCAGCATTATTATATGACTATTATACAATTCGTGGTATTATTGATAAAGAAAGAACTAATTCAAATATTAAACGGGTAAAATTTATGTCTCCATCAAATAAAATTAAATTAGCTTCTGATGGTGAAACTCAACAAATTGTTAAATTAAAATCAAGTGAAAAAGCTAGTGATGAATCAAAAGCTTATAAATTAACTAAAAGTTTAGCTGTTAAATATACACAAGATTTACTAAAACATTTGCCTGAATGGTTAAAACATTTTAATTCTTATAAGAAAAAAGATGATTTAGCTGATGCATTTTTACAAGGTGCTTATTATTTTGAAATGAATGTTAAAGCTGATCCAAGTGAAAAAAATTATAAGAAAAAAAATTCTAAAAAAAAAGAAAATGCTACACCGATTATTAAAATAGATGTTTATTAAAGGAGTAGTGATTACATAATATTTTACATATAGTTTACTATAAAAAATTGAATTTTATTTTATATAATTACAAATTAATATCATGTAATTAATTACTATGGGAGCAGGTGTTTTACCAATTGCCCTATATAAGGGAACACTATTTCTATTATTAGGACAAGAAAGACATAATAATTTATGGTGTGACTTTGGAGGAGGTACTATTAACGGTGAAAAACCATACAAAACAGCAATTAGAGAAGGCACTGAAGAATTAAATGGATTTTTAGGAAATAAAAATGATTTTGAAACAATGGTAACTTGTAATATGATATTATCAATTACGTTCGATAGATATACAAGCTATATTTTTAAAACAAATTATGATGAAAAATTACCACTATATTTTACAAATGTAAATAACTTTGCTGAATTCTATTTAAAAGATAAGATTTATACAAAAGATAAGATTTATACAAAAGATAAGATTAATATAAAAGATAAAATTAATATAAAAGATAATGGATTATTTGAGAAAAAACAAATTCAATGGTTTCCATTATCAGAATTCAGAGAAGATAATTCACGTGCTATGTTTAGAGAGCATTATAATCCAATATTAGATTCAATATTAGAAAACGAACAATTTATTATTAAGTATATTACAACTATGGATTAAGGTGTTAAACTACTAAATTATTACATAAATTTTAATAGTATATTTTGATTTTATTTTTTTACTAATAAATATTTATATAATTTTTATATTTATACATGAACTATTGAATTACAACGAATAAATGTCTTTGGATTAAGTTTTTGACCTTCAGTTTCTAAAAATTTAATAAAATTTTTATGGTCATCATCAGATGATTCAATTGAGCTTGATTCAAACTTAAATGTAGGTGCTGTATCATATACAAGATAATAATTAAAGTTAATAGTTTGTATTGCTTTATTTAATATTTCTTTCGTATTTTGAATACCACCAGGTGAGACAATATCGATTTTTGATATAATACGATAAGGTTTTTCTTTTGAATCAATCTTATCTAAAAGTTCTATAAATTTTGGATAAATGTCATAATATATAGATTCTTTAAAAATAGATTCAATAAAATCTTGTTCATTATTACAATAATCTAATAAACAGGGTGCATCTTTTACTTCATATTCTTCACGACGATGTTTATCAATTGGATAAATAATTGATTTCCATAGTTCTGTCATATCTTTACTTTCAATAATTGATAGTTTTTTAAAGATTTTAATTAATTGATTATTTTTATTAAATTGTTCCATATTTTCTTTATTATTTGTATTTTCACTTAAAAAAGATAATGATACTTGAATAATATCAGAATCATTATTTTCTACTTTAGCAATTGTTGGCACATTAAGTGGAACAATTTTTTTCCAACTAGAAACACTACGTTTTCTTGTTGCGTCAGAATAGTTGAGGAAAACATCATTATTATATTCAACGAGTTTTCCTTTAATATTCATTTCTTCATAAGTTTTAAAATTAACAAGAACTAATTCATCAATAGTTGGTTTAAGTAATTCATAAAATGAACAGTTTAAAAAAGACATATGTATTTAATATAGTTATGTATTTATATTAAATTTTATATTATCAATTTTTAATTTGTTTCAAATTTTTTAACTTGTCTTCGTAATCCCATAGTTTTTTCAAGATTAAACTTAGTTGCTTCAACTGGTTTACTTCTTTTAAGTACTAAATCATTTTCATGTAAATTTTCAATTTTATTTATAGTTCCTGATACTGATTTTTTATAAGATTCTTCAATTTGTAATTGTCTGGTTATCATTGGTGGATGTAAAACTAAATAGTCTTTATTATTTACAATAAATAAATTTCTAAAATCTTTAATAGATAAAAAACCTCCAAAATCTTCTAACATTAACCAAGATGGAGCTGGTATAATTTCTTTAAAAATACCATATGTTTTATAAAACATTAAATTAATTAATGAACCCCTTTTCCAAGTTGCTGTATCATTTAAATCAATATTATATGCCATCATACAATTCCAAGAACAATAATGACCATAACAATAAAATGTATTATTATAATAATCTTCTGGCATTTCTACTGGAGGTGTAGTAAAAGTATGTTTACACCATAAACATTTAGTATTTTGTTTAAATTGAATATTATGAACATTAACTTTATTTAAATTTTTTCCTAACATAAAAAATTTTTCTGTTTCTAATATTTTTTGATTAATTTTTTCAATTAGTTTATCTTCATTTTCTTCTTGTTTTTTTGATTTAATATTAATTTCTTCTTTAAATTTTATATTTGTAAAATCAGATTCTGATTTAATAAAAATATTATTTTCTTCTGTTTTAACATCATCATAATATGTACTTTCAATATTTACAACATCATCAAGTGATACTGGTAAATGAACAATTATTGCTTCTTGTTCTGAATTAATAGGAGAATCTTTAATATTATTTTCAATTAATTTATTTTTTGGTTTACGACCGCGTTTTTTTAATTGTATTATTTTTTCAGACATCTATTAAAATAATCTATTTTTTTCTTTAAAATTATATATATATAGTTTTAAAGAATAGTTTTTATTTTGTTGAAATATAAATAGAAGGAAGTGTTTTTGATTTACGTCCTTTTTTTGATTCAGAAATATTAGCATCAGAAACAATTCTATCATTATTAGATGATGTTTCATCTTGTGTATCAGTAGTTCCTATATTTGCTTGTGATTGTTTAATTCTATTCAAAATTTCTTGAACATTTGGTGAAGATTTAATTTCTACAACTTTTGATTGATTTATTTTATTACTACTTTCATTAGAAGCTTGTGGTTCTAATATATTTTTTCTAGGGTCTGGTATTGCGGGTGTAGTCATAAAAGATACATTATTTTGTTGTTTTAATTCTCTTTCTCTTTGTTGTAATAATTCACGTTGTTTTTGAATATTAAGTTCTTGAGCACTCATAAATTGAGATTGTGGTTTTTTTGGATTAAGTAATTTACTTACTAATTCTGGATTTCTACTTAATGTTTGTTCTAAACCTGGAATACTTGTTTGTGTTTTAGAAAAATGAAATGCGCCCGCTGAAGCAGTTAATAATAATAATAATTTAACTTCAGGAGGCATTCCTTTTCCGGAGCCTTTATATTTTTCATATAGTTCTTCTAAAACATCATCATAAGAATCAACTTCAACAGACATATGTTCTCCCCAACCTTGTAAATGGAAATCAAAAGGATCATATTTATCATTTAAAAATTCAATGACTGATACAGCTTGTAATAAACCAGATTTAAATACTTTTACGCTATTTCTTTTATCTACAAAACTTTTAAGTAAAGCATATTCATATTCCATTTCTTCAACTGAAGAATTAAAATCATATTCTTTAGTTAAACCAAAACCTTTTGTTTTAATTTCAGATAATTTTCTTAATAATTCTATTTTCTTTATTCTTATTTCTTGTTGTGTTAATTGAATATTTACAGAATTTGGAACAGAATATTCATTAAATTTTGGTAAATTATTATTAATCTGGTCAGATTTACTAGGGCTTAAATTTGATTTTTTGCTTTTAGAAGAACTTTTAGAAGAATTACTTGAAGAACTTCTTACTGATGATGATTTCTTTGATTGAGATGAATCTGAATTTATTAGTTCTGATTCAGATGATACTTCTTGTTTTTCTAAAACAGTTTTATTTGGATTAGCCATTAAATTCAAATAATAATCGGTATCAGAACTTTTTTTTGTTTCAGTTTTAGTATTAATTTTACCTTTATTATCAATAATATCTATGTTAATATCTGTTGATGTTTCTGAATTAGACATATATTATATTATAATATAAATATCTTTTCTTTAAATTAACGCACTACATAAATTTAAAATACATTTGAACAATCATCATTTATAGTTCCTATTTCATAGGTTGGTTGTAATTTATATTTTTCTATACAATTAACATTTGTTGGAATTTCTCTTGGATAAATTTGAACATTTTTACATGTGTCTCCTCTTATTATATTAGAATTGTTAACATTCATACAATTTAATTTTTTTAAATTTTTTCTTTTATCTTCTGGATTAGATGTATAATTATCTATATCATTAATACATTTAATAATTATTTGTTTATTTAAATTAATATCACTACATAATGTTTCATTAGCACTTTCTTGAATATTTATATTTGCAAAAGTATCTTTAAATAATTGTTCATTAACTATATTCATAATTAATAAGAAAGAAACTGCAATAATTAAAGAAAATTGAGGGTCTTTATAGCTTCTAAGAACTACTAAAAATAATACAACTACTCTAAAGCAAGGATTTTGAAATAAATCCATTATAAAATTAGGAAGAGTCGGTCTTATTTGTGCAGCATATAAACCACTTAAAATAGAAAATATTGCTAAGAAATATTTATTTTCTAAAAAATCTAAGTTCATTAAATAAATTTAGATTTTTTTTATTTAAATAATAATTTAAATCTAGAATATAACAATAGTATTATAAACTATGAATTATTGTTCCATACAAGATGCTTGGGGGCAGAATGAGTATATCACTAATCAATATCAAAATTATAATAGTAGATATACCATTTCTGATAATCCTAAAAAAACTTTAGAAAAATTTTCATCTAATAAAATTCCTAAAAATCATTTTAAAAATATTAATAACTGTAATGATTTTTTTTCACATTTAAATAAATGCAAACATTGTCAAAAACTTGTTCGAAATAAATATAGACCAAAAATTTTAGAAAATTTTTCAAATATACTAGATACAAATAAAGATATTATTGTTCTAATTTTAATTGGTATTTGTATAATGTTATTTTTTAATTTAGTTAATTCTGTTACTAAAAATGAAAAAAATAATTTTTAATGATTTTTTATTTTATCTTTAAATCTTTCTTCTGGGAACCAAGTTACTAAAATAATATTTGGTTCAAAAAATTCTGTTTTAAATCCATTCTTTTTTAATTTATTTTCAATATATTCTTTACATTCTTTTAATGAATACATTGGAAGTCCAACTATAAATTCTGGAATAGAATACCAACAAAAATAATAATTAGCAGCACTTGCTAATATTATTTTTTTTTCTATTTTTAAAAAAACCTTATCAAATGTTATTTTTTTTCTTTCATCCCTTTCTTTTTGTTCTTTAATTAATTTATCCGCTTTAACCATTAGGATTATCTAGAAAAAAATAATGGATAACAAAAATAATTTAGATATTTCAGAAAATAATTTAGATATTTCAGAAAATAATTTAGATATTTCAGAAAATAATTTAGATATTTCAGAAAATGAAATTACTTGTTTATGTTTTAGTGGTGGAGGTATAAAAGGATTATCTTTTATTGGTGTTCTTAAAAAATTAATTGAATATAATAAAATAAATTTAGATAAAATAAATATGTATGTTGGTGCTTCTGCTGGAAGTATGCTATGTTTTTTTTTAATTCTTGGATTTTCTATAGAAGAAATAGAAGATTTTATAATTAATTTTAATTTTTCAAAATTAAATGGTGAAATTGATTGTATTAATTTATTAGAAAAGTTTGGTATTAATGATGGTGAAAGAATGAAATTAGTATTTATTAAATGTTTAGAATTAAAATTAAATGTTAAAGATATTACATTTATTGAATTATTTAATAAAACGGAAAAAAAAATATTAATAGTTGGTACTAATTTATCAAAAGGACAAGAAGAATTATTTAGTATTGATACAACTCCTAATATGTCTGTAATAACTGCAATTAGAATATCAAGTTCAGTACCAGTTATTTTTACACCTATTACATATAATAATTCATTATATGTTGATGGTGCATTAGTTAATAATTTTCCAATAAATTATTGTCCAAAAGATGAAACACTTGGTATTTATATAAAAAATTGTAATGAAAATTTTGATATTAATTCAATACAATCTTTAATTATTAAATGTTTAAGTATTACTTCAGATACTATTAGTGAAAAAAATTTAAATTTAGATTATAAGAATATTATTAAAATTATAAATCCAAAATCAGAGTTTACAAAATTTGATTTAACATATGAATATAAAAAAGAATTAATTGAATTAGGATATAAAACTACCGAAGAGTATTTAGAGCAAATTATTTAGAATTTGACCAATCATCAAATTTTTTTGATGAAAAATCACCATGTTTTCTAGTATTATATTGATTAGTTTGATTTTTATATTCTTCCATTCTTTCTTTTAAAGATTTTTCTGATATATTAGAATCAAATTTTTGAATTTTAAATGCCATATTTAAACTTGTATAACTACCAGTAGATACATTATCTTCTAAATATAATTTTGAATAATCACTAATTCCAACTAAAGCATCATTTGGTTGATATGTTCCTAAAGTAGAATTTGAATTTACTTGTATTATTTGAGTATTAAAGGTACCAGTATCTTTTCTAGATTCAAATTTTTGATTAAAATCATTTGTATTTGATATTTTTTCTTGAGGTATATTTATTTGTGAATCTCTCATTTTTTTTAATTGTTCATATTGATTTATTACATTTGTACTATTTAAATTATTATTAACACCATGTTTATTATTTAATTCTTCTATTTTACTTTTAAATTTATTAGTTGCTTCTTCTTTTACTGGAAACATTTTTTCTACATCTTTAATAACAGAATCAAAAGTATTTTTTAAATCTGTATGTGATATTTGATTATCTTTTTCTTGTAAATAATTATCATAATCTTTTCTTAAAATAGGATTACCTAATACTTGATTTGCTATTATAATATGATTAAATATTTCTTCATTTGAATCGGGATTTTTATCAGGATGTAATTCAATTAATAGTTTTTTATAACTTTTTTTAATTTTATTTTCACTAGCTTCATTTGTTAATCCTAAAACTTCATATAAACTAAATTTTAACTCGTTAAAATTAATACTTACTAATGGTTTAGACATTATTATTATAAATATAAAAAAATAGATTAAACACAATATTTATAAATTAATTTATTAAGTATAATAATGAATAAAATATTATTTAAAAATAAAGTAGAGGGATGTTTATATATTGCTTCTTTTTTAGAAACTTTTGGTTATTTTAATTCTAAATGGGAATTTAATTATGGTAATAAAATAGATACAATTAATGAAGGTAATATTATGAATTATTTTTTTATTTATCAATATATTATGTTAGGTGGTATTGATAAAATAGATATTACTACACTTAATTCATCAGATGATACTATTTTATTATTAGCAACTTGTGAAGCAGTTAATAATGGAGGAGGTGAATTAAATTATATTAATTCATATTTAAAATATTATGAATTATTAAAAGATAATAAAAGATCATCTGGTAATGCTACATTATCATCATTAGAAAAAATTCGTTTAACTAAATCAATTAAAAGTATTGAATATTCAACTAGTCATGGTGGAAATGGTTGTGCTATTAGAACAGCTCCAATTGGTTTAAAATATTATGAAGATTATGATAAAGTTTGTGAAGAGGCATTAATAGCATCATTAGTAACACATAATTATCCACTGGGATATTTGGGTGGTATTATATCTGCTCTTTTTACTGCTTATGCAATAAATAATATAAATCCTTTTGAATGGTCAAAAAATTTAATTAAATTACATAAAAAAAATTTTTTTATAAAATTGATTTCTAAATATTCAAAAAAAAATGTTGAAATAGAAATTAATGATTATTTTCTTTGGTGGGAAAAATATAATGAATTAAGATTATCAAAAATGAAATATAGAAATTTACCTATTTTTATTAATCCAAAAAATAAATTTGAAGATTTACTTAATTATACACCAATTAAATATCATAATAAAATGAGAGGATATGAAAATATGGGTATAAATGGTTTAGAGTCTGTTATTATTGCTTATGATAATTTATTATTATCTACTATTCCTGATAATAAAAATAATTTAAATGTTGATATTGATAATCCTGAATTTAATTGGTATACTTTATTTTTTAATAATGTTTTTTTCTTTGGAGATAATGATTCTATTGGTGCAATATCAGGAGCTTGGTATGGAGCTTTATTAGGAATAGATAAATTTCCATTAGATAAAATTAAAGAATTAGAATTTTATCAGGAATTAAAAAAAAATATTGAATTGTTTTAATTATAAATTTTTGATAGCTTCAATTATTGCAACAGCTGTTCTAGGACCATTATAATTAATTTTTTCATTATCTTTTTCTATAATTACAGTAGGAAATCCTGGAATATCATAATCATTACACATTTGTTTATTATTTGTATCATCGCATTTAATATCATATGCTTGTATATATAAATTATCAATTGATTCTATTTCTTTTTCAAATTTTTCCCATTCTGGTTGAAAACGAACGGAATAACCACACCATGAAGTATTAAAATTATAAACTTTAATTAAATTAGATTTTTTATTTTCTGAATTTGAAAAAGTATCTTTAGTATTTAAACAAGTTGTTAAATCTTCAGTAAAAATAAAAAAATAAATAATAACAAGTAAAGCAATTAATAATAATAAATTTTTTAAACTAAACATTAAATTAATTTAGAAAAAATATTTAGTTTTTTAAAATATTTTCTAGTACTTAATATATATGGCACTTCCAGTAGCTTACGTAGCTGATCAATATCAAACTAAATTACTAAACATAACAGATTTAAATGATGAACAATCAATAGTAAACCTTCTTACATCTTGGGATTTAAAGATCCCACCTGCTCCACAAAACGACATATTAGATGGAAGAAGATTATGTGGTGATGCCTATGATATAAGTGGTAAATTATTAGATGGGTCTTCTTGTGTTAACTTATTACAAAAATGTTTAACCACCTCAGGTGATGATTGTATTTTAGAATTCAATGCACAAAACTGGGATAAACTAATTAATGTAGATACAATGGATTATTATGTTGCACGCAATTTAGCAAAACATCTCGGTTTTTATGATAAATCTGTTGTTGAAGCATTAAAAGATATAAAAGATCCAGCAACAGGAGCAGTTAAAATTATGAGTGATAGTGTAATAGTAGTTTTTAATGCTATTAAAGAAAAAATTAATAAAGTTGAAAAAAGAATTGATAATAAATTTAATATTCGTATAAAATCTGCAAAAATACCTACCATGAGTCAACGTATACCCAGAGTTGTTGTTGTAGGTATGCACGGCGGTGGTTTAACTTCTTATAATGATTTAATAATGAATTTAGATACTTTAAAAAATAATTTATTAATGAATGGTGGTGGTTCAGATAGTTCTATTTTAATTAAAAGCAGTCTTAAGCAATTAATTCAATTATTAGAAAAAGAAGGTAAAAAAATCGATGATAATGATTTAGCCCGTATTCATAATTATATTTCCAGTTTAGAAAGAAGTGAAGAGAAATTAAAAAAAGTCAGAGAATATATTAATGTTTTAATTAAAGCTATTACAGAAAAAGGTTATGATATAAAAAAGGAAAATGTTCCAAAAGTAACATTAGACTTTTTAAAAGAATTTGCTGAAAAAGAAAGTCAACTAGTTAATACTACTGAGCTAAAAGTACAAAATTTACACGGTACATTTAAAATTATCGTAGATTCGTCTGGTTTAAAGTTATTCTAGATTTGTCTAGTTTAAAAATTAAAATTTAAAAATTAATTTCTAATTAACAATATATGAAATATGATAATGACAAAATTAATGGTGATCAATGTATTAAATTATTAAATGAATGTATTTATGGTTCATCAAATACATATCAAAAAGAATGGTCTAAATTAAACTGGCATAATGATATAGATTGGGAAAATATGAATTACACAGATGCATTAAATATAGCAAAACAATTAGGTCTTGATAAAAATAGTGTTGAAACAGTTGTTTCTAAATTAAATAATAATATACATAATAAAACGGTTAGTGATAGTGTTATTATGACATTTCAAGCTATTAAAAATAAAATTTCAAAAAATATTTCAATGAAAGGTGGTAATAATTTGTCAATTGATTTATTAAACAACTATTTTATTAAATTACAAGAATTATTAAAAAATAAAAATAAAAAAATTAATTATAATGATTTAAATAGAATACATACATTAATTAAAAATAAACAATTAATAGATAGAAAATATAATGATTTAATTGATTATATAGATCAATTAAATAATTTATTAGAAGAAGATAAAATATTAATACCTAATAATAATACAGAATTAACAATAAAAGATATTATAGAATTAGTAGATAATAACAATAATATAATATAAATGTATCTCTAACTATTTATAAAACTAATTAAAAGATTAGTATCTAAACTAATAATAATGGGTTTAGGATTATTATTATTAGTTTCAGTAGGAAAAGAAAATATTTATTTATCTTCTGAACCTGAAATAACTTTTTTTAAAATAGCGTATAAAAGACATACTAATTTTTCTATAGAAACAGTATCCCAATATTTTAAATCAACACCTGATTTTGGAAGAAGAGTAACTGTAAATTTATCAAAAACAGCAGATTTATTAAGTAGTATATATTTATATGTTGAATTACCGGATATAATTAAAGAAAATCATTCTACACTATCTTCAGGAATTAAAAATTTTGCTTGGGTTAAAAAAATAGGATTAGCTTTATTAAATTATGTTGATTTAGAAATAGGTGGAGTTTTAATTGATAGACATTTTGGTGATTATCTTAATATTTGGGGTGAATTAGTAATTAACTTGGGTTTAAAAAAAGGGCTAAATAAAATGTTAGGAAATGTAGATATTCTTACAAATTATACCAATGGTAAAAATTCATATAAATTATATATACCTTTAAATTTTTGGTTTTGTCAAGACTCTGGATTAGCTTTACCAATAATTGCAATGGTTCATAATGATATTAAAATTCATGTACAATTTAATGATTTTAATAAATGTTATATTCAGTCGCCAACACATTATGTTAAAACAGCTGAACCATTTACATTATTTAAAAAAGGCGAAATAATAAGACAAACAGTTGGTAATCGAAATATTATTGGAAAATTTACTTATTTTGATGGAATAAAAGGACTATTATATTATGATAAAATTAAAGACGATTTTTTAATTCCTCCTACAGAAAATGATATAAATTATATTATTACTGGAGATGAAACTAATTTTCAACAAAATCTACAATCTTCTCAAATTGTTATTAAAGATGAAGATTATTTCAGATTTAATTTACCATCTATACAAAACTCTTACTTATTAGTAAATTATATTTATTTAGATAATGATGAAAGATTTATTTTTATTAATAATGAACACGAATATTTAGTTCCAGTTGTTCAAAATATACAAGAGCAAACATTTTATTCAACAAATATCTCTTATAAAATACCATATTATAATCCAATAAAAATTATTTTTTGGAAAGCCCAATTATTATCAAATTATGATTCTAATGATTTATTTAATTATACATTAGACCCAATAGTTTCAATATCTAATAAAATAATAGAAACTGAACATTTAGTACTTAATTCTATTAATAGAATGGAATTAAATAAATCAGAATATTATACAAATATACAAGTTTATCAAAATAAATTTGTTTCACCTCCAGATGGTATTCATATGTTTTCTTTTGGAATTAATCCAACAGAATATCAACCGTCTGGTACATTAAATTTTAGCAAAATTGATGATGCATTTATTAAAATAAATTGTAATAAAATTGTTAATTATCAAAATCCTATTCGATTACGTTCATATGGAATTCAATTAAATTTATTTAGAGTAATTAATGGATTAGGTGGTTTAGGTTATCATGCATAATATTATTAATCTATCCATGCTAATGAAGATAAACCACTCATAATTCTTAATAAGTTATATTCTTTTACAATAGTTTTCAAGATAACTGGTTTAGTTACTACTTGATGATTATTTTCAGATTTCAATACAATATCATCAAATAAAGAAAAATTTAAATGTCCACTAGGTTGATTATCTAAAGGATTTAAAGAAAATGAATAAACATAATAACCTATATCGACTGAATTTAAATATTTTTGATATGGTATTATTTTATTAAAATATGTATGATTAATTTCTTTAAATAAATCTTTACCATTTGCTTTTATTACCATAGAATCTATTATTGGAATAGGTGTTTTTATTTCTTTATAATTATAAATTTTTGTATAATATAATTCTAAATTATATTTTCTTCTTTCTAATTTTAAATTTTTTTGATATTTTTCATCTAAATATATTGTCATTTCCATATCATAATTTCTTAATATTTTTGAATTATTAAATAAATTATATCTATCTGAATTTTGTGATATATTTTCATTTATTGCTATTCTTATTATTTCAAATTCTTTAGAATTAGAATTATTATTTGTATAAATTCTAGTTGTAATAAATTCATTATATAATGCTCTTTTATTTTTATATTCTTTTTGCCAATCATCTATAATAATTTTTGTTGTATAGTAACATGTATCAGAACTACCAGATACTTCTGTTTTATAATATATATCTTTTATAGGATTTTTAAATATCATTTTAATTACTGAACTAGTTTTATCTATTAAATTATCTGGATATTGCATAAATCTTTCAATTAAATATTCATGTTTATTATTACCAAACATATCTCTTTCAAATGTATCTAAAATAATACCATCAATATTAACTTGAATATTAATCTCTGGTTCAGATATAATAGTATAATTAGAATCTAAAATTTGATTTAATTTATTTAATTTAAATTTAATAGATACATCTGTATATGGTAATGATATTAATGGTAAATACATATTGGCTTGATTATTAAACCAAAATTCTAATGGTATAACTAATCTCATTTTTCCTTCATAATCATAAATTTTTGTAACTTTTTCTATTTGATTCTTTTTTTGTGGATCTTTTAAAAATTGATATTGTATTTCAAATGTTGTTTTATCTAATCTTTCTATTATTTGCTCACCGATACAAAAATCAATATTTTCAAAAATATTTTTATAAATATCTGAATTAAATTTAACAGTTTCTATTTGATTTTGTTTAACATAACTTATTTTTTTTTGAAGATTAAATACTAATTCTGGAGTAGGTTCTATTTTTTGATTTTGATACATCTTTTCTAATTTAAATTTTCCATATCTACCTATAATTGAAAATTTATTTTTATCAGTACTTAAAAAATTAAGTTTGTCTATATTAAAAATATTATTATTTATTAATAAACTATAATTTTTTAATCCATTTGATTTATAAATTTCATAAGGTATATAAGTATTTTGAATTAAAACTGCACTAATATCAGTTAAAGTTATAGATGTATCAACTATTGTTAAAGAATAAATATGTCCAATTAATTCATTTGTAATAATATATAATGGGTTTTTATATAATATTGTGCCTTTTAACATATTTGAATTATTAATTAAAACATCATATGTATTTAATAAATCATTTATACTTGTATTTATCTTATAAATAAATTGTCCTACTTCATTACCTTCGTTATTAAGCACTTGTAAATAACCATTAGTATTTAAATCAAAATTATTAAATAATTCAATATTATAAATCTGATTAAGTATAGGTTTAATAATTTCTTTTTCTATAATAACTTGTTTAAATACAATAATTCCAGAAATTACACCACTAATCCAATTAATTATTAAATTATTTTGATTAATTGATATATTTGAAATGTCTAAATAAGTATTATTTAAAATATAATAATAATCTAAATCTAAAATTAATTTTTGTGGAATTGTAAATGTTATTTTTTTATTAGATGAATCATATATATAATTAGAAATATCAAATGTATTAATTACACCACCAAATACATTATATTGCATTTCTTCATTTGTTAAAAATCTAGTTGTTACAAATTTAATACCAGATAAATCTTGTATTACATTAGTTGATAAATTGTAATTAGCTGTTCCTATATTTCTAATAAAATTATCAATATATACTGTACTATTACTATTTTTATTATAACTTATATCATATACAATAAAACAACTTGAAATATCATTAAATGGAACAAATTTATTAAATCTATATAAATATTGATTTGTTCTATCTAATACTTTAATTGGTTCAGGTGGATATTCACCAATTTTTGCATAATGAACTAAATTATTAATTTTATATGTGTTGCTTAATGAAGAGTTAATTATAACATCAACAATACTATCAGTAATAAATTTCATATCAATTACTTTTATTTTATCATTAATTAAAAAGTTATTTGGCACATTTTTAAAATTAATATAATCAGCATAACTAATTAATGGTTCATCTAATGTTAAACGATATAATTTAGTATTATTAAATGTATAATTAGTTGGTGATTTAATAGTTACAACTATTTTTGGATTGGTAAATTTATTAATTATACTATCAATTGTTATAATATTTTTTGATATATCTATATCTATTATTTTATAATAGTTAGAATCATCATTATAATAAACACTATATTGAGATGATGTAATATTAATAGAAATATTTAATTTTATCAAACTTATTTTTGTTTTAGTATTTGATATATCATATTCATATTTATCTATACCAATAGGTGTTTCTGCTTGAATATAAGATGAGAAAGATTCTAAATATTTAAGTGATACTAAATAATTATCATATGCAGTAAGTTCTTTTTCTTTATATTTAATTGTTGTAAAATCATTAAAATTAATTGATGAAATATTGACTTGATATAAATAACCTAAAAATTCACTAGAAACATCATAAGTTTTAAATGATGAAATTACATAATCAATATTAATATCAAAATTTTCTTTGTAATAAAAATTAATTTGATTATTAAAAACTAAAGGATTATTTATTGTTATTGGTTCAATTAATGTATTTATTCCACTTAAAAAATCTAATTTATATATAATATATGATTTATATTTTTCATCTAATAAAGTAATTTTATATAAATATAAACCATCATTAGTATCAATAGAATAATTAATATTATATGGTATATTTACCATATTCATAATTTTAAAAGTATCAATTGGATATTCTAAAATATTATTTACAAAATTATAAGATGTATCAAATGTAATAATATTATTTTTGATGTCATTATCATTATCATTTAATTGAAAATTTTCTACAACAAATGATTTTTTTAATTCAGTTAAATCAATATCTAAGTTAGAACTTTTACCATATAATTCATTTTCTAGAACATTTAATAGTAAATCTGTAAAATTTTTTGTTTCAAAAGAACTATTTTTTATTATATCTTTAATCTTAGTTAAATTATTTGATATCTTTACTAATTCTTTTAATACATCTAAAATATTAACTCCATACAACTCATCATTTTTTATATTATTAATAAAATTATATATTTCATTTTCTATTTTACTTTTACTTCTGGTAATATAATAAATTGTATGTGTTGTATTATATGATATATCAAATTGATTATTTATAATTATATCATCTATTTCTTTACCATTTAATTTTAAATGTAATCCATCAAATATAATTTGAGAACTAATATCAATAGCAAAATTATTTATATATTTTAAGGGGTTTTTCCAAAATTCATAATATTTAAAAAATAAATTTAAATAGGAATATATTTTTTCTTGATAATATTTTATTTTATTATATTTGTCTATAGAAAAATTTTTAGATGATAATGATTGTGATAAATCAGAAAATTCATTATTTGTAAAATATACAAGTTCATTTTGTACATGTGTTCTTAATCCAGATAAATCATAAATTAAAGGTCCCCTAATTAAAATTTTACTATTTTCTAATTCATTATTTGTTAAAATAGACCAAGAGTTCCAAGGCTTTAATTTATTAAACAAAATAGAATAATGAAAATCAGTTTCAAAAAATAGAATTTCAAAAATATTTTCAATATCACATTGTAAAGTAGAATCATCAAAAATATTTGTTTTTATATTATTAAAATAAATATTTGTTTCATTATTAAATAATTGATATTTACTTCTAATAATAAAAATAATTTCTTCATCATTTTTAAACACATCTTTTTTTTCTTCAATAGTAATTATATTATTTAAATTATCAACAGAATAATTATCATTATTTGTTTCATTATCTGTAATGTTCTTGACTAAAGCATTATCTATACGTATACGTATACGTTCATTTGAGCTATATATATAAGATGTTAAATTATAATTAGGGCTAGATATCCTATACCACTGATTAATATTATAATCTATTTTTAATTCTAGTGGTAATTTAATTGATTCGTTAGTAGGATTTTTTTCTAATAGTTTAAAAGTTCGTGATTCATTAAATTTTTCATATATATAGTCAAAGTTTTCTTTTTTTAATTTTTTTATGTAATTAATTTCTTTAATATATAAATATTCAATATTTTCTGGATAATTAGGTGTTTTTAAATAATATAAAAAATTTGAAATATCAAATGTGCATAATGTTCTATTATTAGTATAAATTTGATAATTACTAATATAATTTGATAAATCACCAATATTTACTTCTACTTGAAAAATATTACCATTAGTATCTTTTTCAATTGATTCGACTATTCCATTTATTGATATATTAAATTTTTTAATTATTTCAATTTCATTAGATGGTTTTTTATTTAAACTTGTTTGTTTATATATTATTAAATCTAAATATTCAAATGTATTATCTATATTTATTTTAATTGGATAAATTTTATCTAAATAAAATTTAGATTTATAATTTTCAATAGGAGTAAATATTTTTAATTTATTTTGAAATTTAATTTGACATAAATGAGATACATATTGATTAGTTTCTATTTTTTCTAATAAAATATGATAACTATTATTATAATTTAAAAAATTAAAAGAACTATCGCGAAGCAAAACATTATCTTCAAATATTAATATATTTGGAAACTTTCTTTCAATGTCATTCATATATTTTTTTGAATTATTAGATAAATCTAAATCGTTTAATGATTTATAAATAACTTCTTCATTAGTTTCATTTTCATTTAAAATATAATAATAATCAAATCTACCTATATTTATTTTTGGTTTTAAATAATTAACTTTATCTAATAAATAATTTGAATATATATTTTGTATATTTTTTTTTCCTAAATATAGTTTAAGATTATCAACATCATTTGTTTCTAAATCTAATTCTTGTGATATAAAATCATTAGTAACTATCAGATTATTAAATTTATCTTTTAATTTAATTAATTTAATTGTATTATTAATTCTAATTGGTTGATTATAAAAAAAACTATCATTTGATAAATTTTCATTTTCTAAAATAATAAGAATTTTATTGTTTTCAACTAACTTACCACGTATATAATTATTTTTATTATTTTCAAAATAAAATTGATTTTTAGGAATTTTTATAACTCGTGTATATAATGCAGAATTAGATATTGTTTTTGTTTGAAATTCTTTATAAAATACATTTCTATATTCAAAATAATAATTTATATTTTTTTTATAATAATTTAGTAAAATACCATTATTGTCAAAAATTAAATTTTCCATAGTGCAAGGTTGATAAGGATAATGAAAAGTATAGTAGCCTTCTTCATTATATGACAAAGTAGTTTGTAAATTAATTACATCATTAAAAATAAAAGAAATTTTAAATTTTGTAGATGTAAATATAAAATCATTATTATTTAAAAAATAATTAAATGGATTATATAATTTACCATTTTTATAGTATAAAATTATATCATTACCTTCTTTAATACAAAATTTGTTTTTATCTTGTTCTTGTGGGTCTTCCATTTGTAAAAAATCATTTTCATATATACGAAATCTATAATTATTATTTGTATCATCAATTGTAAACTCTACTATTGGTTCAAATTTAGGAATATTAGGAACTATATTTTTACTATATAAAAGATAATATCCATCACTAAATAATTTTAAATCATTATATTTTCTAATTAATTCTATTTCATATAAATTTTTAAAAGAATTTAATCCTATTACTTTAAAAATATTATTATTAAACATTATAATATCGTCAATAAATAAACAATTTTTATTAGTATTTAAATAATAATTTGTTAATGATTTCCAAATAGAACTTTTGTTTTTTGTAAAAATTAAATTACGTTTAAATCCATAAGCATTATATAATTTTTTTTCAATTTCACCATCAACTATTATTTTATTAAGTAATGTATTAGATGATAAAACATTATAATATTTATAATTTGAATTAGTATCAAGTAATATTATATATTTATAAATATCAAAATTTTCTATTAATAATTCATTACCATTTATATCAGTTTCTTGAATAATTCCAAGCTCATCTAAATTACAATAAATTATATCAGAATTATTATAATTATTTTCAAGTTTTTCTAATTTATATTTTCCAATAATAAATGACGAATAGTATATTTGTTTTCTAGTAATATTTGTAAAATAATTATTAAAATATAATTTATAATTAGATACATCTAATAAATTATTAGTATTTACAGTATAATTTGATGATAAATCTACTATTAATGTGGAATTACTATTAATAATAATTGGATCTAAAATTTTATTTGAAAATTGAATATCAAATTTTGTATAGTTATTATCATCTAATAATAAAGTCCATATGTATGTAAATTCTTCATTACTATTAAATAATTTATATTTTTGTAGTCCTTGTTTACTTGTTAATGTAAATTCAATCCCTGAAATATCTGAAATACTAAAATTATTATCTATACTACGTAGACTATTAATACGATTATTACTAATATCTGTAATTTTGCCAGATATTTCATTATCTATTAAATCACTTTGTTTATAACATAAAAAATTTCCATAATTAAAAGACAAGTCTCTACTACTTAATTTAACACGAAAAACCGAAGTATTTGATGTAAAATTTATTGGTCTAATAAAATTATACTGAGTAGACGAAAAATTAACATATAAATCTAATTCTGATTCTTGTTTGTATTTAAAATCATATGAATATGATGGTACTAAATTATATAAATTATTTAAATTATTATCTGATAGTGTATTTGGTAAAATTGGTAAAATTGTTTCGTTTGAAGATGTATCAATAATTGAAATATATTGGGAAGGATACTTTTTAAAATGTGAATTATCTAGTAAATAAACTTTTGTTGGTGTATTAATAGTTACTACTAAATAATCATCTAATAGATAATTGGATGAAACATCTTTTATAAAATATACATAATTATTAATAGATATATAACTATAATTAGGGATAATATGCGAGTTGGTTAAAATTAAACGACCATTTAATATTGTACCATATACATAATTAAAATCAAATTCATAAGGATCATCTATTTTTGGAGTTATTGTAAATATCTCTACTAATTTTAAAAATTTATTAGGATATAAATATAAATTATAATTTCCTGAAATATTTAAATTTTTTAAGTTAACTCCTTGTATTATACTTGTATCTAATTTATACCAATAATCATTATTAAAATTGTCAATTATAAAATTTTTATTATCATAATTATAAGAAATTTTATTATTAATAATATTAAAAGGTGGTAATTGATTTTTAGAAAAATCATATAATTGTATATTAGTTGTTGATTCAATAGAATAATATGTTTTAATTTTATTTGTAATACAATCTATTAATTTATATTCACTAGTATTAATTTTAATTAATTTATTAGTATGATTACCGGATATGTCTATATTTGATTTAAAATTATTTACAATTTTAATATTTAGAATATCAATTGTTGATGTAGGAATAAAACTACTCATGCTTCCAGATGAATCACCTATAATTGCATAAGATGTTAAAACTAATTCTTTTTCACCAATTAAAATATAATTGTTATTTTTAAAAAAATTATAATAATTACCAGAAATTAAAATTCCTTTATTTAATAAAGTAGTTACAGAATATGATGGTATTTCTAATTCATAAATATATTTAGTAGTAGTAAAATTACCATTTATATAATTTTCATTTATATTTATTTGATAACTGTTATAATAAGTTTTTAAATTAATCATATTAACATTTGATAAATCAATAATTTCTAAATCATCTGTAAGTATATATTGAGTATTTGTAATATTATTATTAAAATTAAAATTTCCATTTTTAAATTCTACTGCTCCTAAATAATTAAATTTTTCATTTGAATAATTATCTTTATTTTCAATAAATTTTTCTGTTAATAGTGAGTTATCATCAGTAATTTCAAATAAATTATTACCAGTTACAATATTATTTGATGATATATCAATTAACATATTCTTAAAATAAATTGTAGTATTTTCACTTGAATAATTATTATACATATCATATAAGGTTTCAATAGTATAATTATCAACTTTTAAATAATTATTTTGTATACTATTTGATAATATATGATAATAATCATATTTTTCTTGAAATTGATTTCTATTATATATTTCTATTATTTCATTATTATCTGTTATATGTTCTATATGTTCTAATATTGTATTGGATACATTTTTAAGATATTTTGATAAATTAGATGAAATTTTATTTGATGGCTTATAAATATCTTTAATTTGTTTAAAAATAAACCATTCATTTGAAATATTAATTGTATTCATACCTAATGACATTGAACTTATATCATAGTATTTTGGTGCTAAAACAGAATATACATCAAAATCTCTATTATTAAAATTTAATAGATTTATTTCATTTATAATTTGTGATGTATCTATTACATGTTCTATTGATTTTCCTAATTTCTTTAACAATTCAATTGAATCATTAATTAAATTTTTATATAATTTATTTGATTTTTCTAATAATTTTATAATATTTCCATATAATGAATTATTTATAAATACTTCATCAAATTTTTCAATTAATTTATTAACTAAATCTGGTTTTGATATATAATTTTGATTTTTTAAATTTTTATAGTCAAACATTATTGGTATATCTTTAGTTGGTGATTTATAAAATTGACTTGAACTAATTGGAAATATTTTATTTACAGTATTATTATTTAATTTTATAGATGCATTTTCTGACATATTTATATTATAAAATATGTATAATGGTAAACTAGGTCCAGTTATAATCCTAAAAATCATAGGTAATTGATAAAAGTTTTGATTAAGTGAATAATTTATAGATGTATTGTCTTTATGATGTAAAATAGAAAATAATTTAGGTATAGGTATTGTTAAATTTGTATTTGTTCTATCTGTGTTAAATTTAAATAATAAATATGTATTAAATGTTATATTAATATGACCATATACATTAAAAAAGTATGTCAAACCAACTGGTTGATATGATTTATCAATTTTAACAAGATTAAAATTTTGTTTAGGTATTCTTTTATTATTAAAATATGTTGGTACTAACCAAATTTCATCAGTTTCTTGGATTGGTTGATAGACAGAGGCTGAAAAACGAATACTTTGATTAAGAGTATCTAGGATAATATTATTATTACTAACATCTGCTATTAATTCTAAATTTAAGTTAATATAATCTAAATTAATAGTTTTAATTTTATTAAATTGTAAGTCTAATTCTGATATAAAATAATTATTAGAAAAATCTACATTTATTCTTTCAATTGAGTTATCTATATATCTAATATCAAGTTGATAAAAATAATTTATATTATAGCTTATATCATAAAAAATTTGTTTATTATTAATATTATTTATTGTACTATTATTATATAATAAGATTCTATTACTTGCACAAAATGTATTACTTAATGAATTGTTACTTATATCTTTAATATTTACAATAGGTATTTTAAATTTATTTATAGTCCTAATATCAATTGTTGATAGATTATGTAAATTTAAATTTTGATTTTTTATGTAAACTATATTATCTGTTATTTCAAAATTTGACATTTCGACATAAGAACCATTATTTTTAATAAATAATTGATTAAAACTATTTCTATTCCAATTATTAATTATAATTTTTGCATTTTCAATTGTAAAATTTACTGTTAAATCTTCTGATATTTCAATAGTTTGATTTTCAATATCATAATTACTAGAATTATCTTGATAAGGTGAAATAGTAATTTCATTAACATCTAAATTATTAGTTTCAATATTAACAGTTCCAAAAAAAGATTCGCTATAAATTGTTTTTATTAACTCATCTCTTATTATGTCTAAATTAATTTCTCGTGTTAAATCAATATTATGATAAAAAGTTAATAATTTATTAGTTTCATTATAATCATGTAATAAATTAAATACATTTTTTAAAGAATTATTTTTTATATTATCTAAATTATAATTATCTAATATGTCAGCAGTTCTAAAAAAATAGGCAATATTAATTTTATTTCGCCATAAAACTAAAAAATGATAATCTAAAAATATGTTATCATTTGCAATTGTCTCTAAATAATTATAACATAAATATACATATAATAATGCTAAATCAACTGGTTGTATATGATCATATTTGTCAAAATTACTTAAATTATCTTTTACTAAATTTTCTTTTTTTAAAGATTCATATTTAACTAAATTTTGTATTATTTCATTTTCTATTTGGAAACTTGTTTCATTATTAAAATATGGAATTTGAGTAAAATAATCATCAAAACAAATTTTATTTAATGGTTTATTAATATCTTTATTATTAAAACGTAAATATATTGTATATAAAATACACCATAATTTGTCTTTTTCTTTTATATCTATTGTATTAAATTCTAAATTAATATTTGTTTCACATTCATTATATTTTTTTAAAAAAATATTATAAATCTCTATATTTAATTTATCATATTCGATACCATAAGATGTTTCTTGATAAAAATTAAATCTTTTTGACCATTCTAAAAAATAATTATTGGTTGTTACTGGTAATTCATTATTTATACTATTATTTTCATATAAATTATATTTTTTCCAAAAAGTAAAAGATTTAATATTAGTTGTAAAATCTGGATAAATAGTTTGTAATAAAAATAAAAAAAATAATGAATTAAATTTAATAGTTTCTAATTTACACTTATCAATATCTAAATTATTTTTAATTGCATAATTTATGGCATAATCAGAATCAAATATTGGATTTTCTATTTTATTATTTTTTAATAAATAATAATTTTTTATTTCGTCTGAAAAATTAAGATATTCTTTATAATCATAATAAATATTATAATTATTAAATTTGTCATAAATAATTAAATTTAATCTTTTATTAAAATCATCTATTAATGATAATTGTGAAAGTAACCGAGTAAAATAGTTAAAATTTTCTTTTTTATTAATTATTTTAAGCCAAAATTCTGTCCAATTATCAAAATTTAATCTAATGACAGATAATAATTGATTTAATGTTGAATTTTTTAATTGTAAAATATTAACTTGAGATGGAATATTATGAAAAATATCTCTATTTTCAATAAATAAACCATTTAATAAATTTTGTTGTAATTCAACACTATTGACACTATTAGTGAAATTATCAATTTCAGATAAATTAAAAAAAGTTTCTGGTATTAAATAATATTTATTAGATGTTTTTTCAAAAAATAAATACGTTTTAATATTACTATACATAATACTAAGTTCATTAATATTAATTATATCCGGATTCTCAATTATTTTAGAAGTAACTGTTTTTAAAACATTAAAATAGGGTATATCAATAATAAAATGTAATCCTGATAATAAATCGGTTACTTTTTCTATTTTAAATTGATGAAAACAATCAAATTTTTTTGTACCAATATTTTTTACTATTTGTTCCATTGAAAAATTTGTATGTTTTCTATAAACAGTTTTAAAAAATGTTATTTCTGGATTTAATATAAGAGGAGCATCTTCTACTCCTACCGTTAATAATTGTATTAATCCACCTCCGGTCATATTATTCAGATATTAGATTTTATTCTCTAAAATAAATTAATGTATTATTTATATATTATAATATTAGAAAAGTGTCCTTATTCTATAGCTGCAATTAATTTACTTAATTCTTTAAACATAAAATATAAACATTTAAAAGTAAATCAAAAAAATAAAGAAAAATATAAAACTAAAGAAATTGATACTTTTCCACAAATTTATCTTGTAAAAGATGAGAAAAAATTATTATTAGGAGGTTATAGTAATTTAAAAGAATTTATTGATATATTTATAAATCAAGAATATAATGAAAAAAATATTTTAGAATTTCATAATAATTATAAATTATGGAATAAAAAATCTATATTAAGACTTTTAGAAATAATTAATCAAAAATAGGTTCCCCATTTTTTATTATACCAACCGGTTTATTACTTTTTTTATCATAAATTATACCTTTTTCTTTATTTTCATAGAAATAAGTTTCACCATTACTTTCAAAGGTATCTAATAAACTTTCATTTGATACTTCAAATATATTAATTTTTTCTTTAATATATTTTTTTTCTTTTTCATTTAAATATTTGTGTTTTAATTCATTAAAATTTAAGTTTTCACCATCACATATATCTTTTAATAATTTTATTTTTTCATCAATTAATAATTTATTGTTTTCTTTTTTTTGTTTTGTAATTGCATCTAAAACTTCTTTATCTATTTCTCCTAATAGAGAATTAACTTTTGTATATAATTCTTTAATACATTCATTTGTTTTCATTAAATATTATAAATTAATTTAAAAATAAATTAATTTCAATATTTTTATATATTATAATATATATAATAATGATAATTATAAATGAAAATAATCAAATATATTATAATACTAAAAATATAATTTGTTTAATAACTTTTAGACCACAAGAAATATGGTGTGGATTTTTAAATGAATTTAAAAATTATAATATTTTTATAATAGTTGATGATAATAATTTTAATTTATCTAATTTTATAAATAATTATAAAAATATAACATTTATACAAATAGAAGACTCAAAATGTAAATTAAATGGTTTTATAGATATAAATTTTACACTTAATAAATTAATAACTGGATGGGAAAAAGCATTATATTATTTTGCAGTTGAATATCAATATAACAATTATAAATTTATTTGGTTTATAGAAGATGATGTATTTTTCTATAATGAAAATACTATTATACAAATTGATGAACAATATATTAATGATGATTTATTATCTAATGATTATAGAACAAATAGTGATGGTAATAAAAATATTTGGCATTGGCATAGAATAAATATACAATATAGTCCACCTTGGTATGAGGGTATGATGTGTGTTGTTCGTTTTTCAAATAATATGTTAAAATGTATATTAGAATATGCTAAAAAGAATAAAACACTATGCTTTTTGGAAGCATTATTTCCAACAACTGCTATTAAAAATAATTTAAAATATAATACTCCTATTGAATTTACACATATTTATCCTGGTCCGATATACGGACCAGGTTTTAAAGAAAAAGATATTAACAAAACTAATTTATATCATCCTGTAAAAGATTTAAATCAACATATAAATTTTAGACAATTTATATAATCTTTTATTTATATTAATTTTATTTTCTAATTATAAATTTTGTTTATAAAGTAATATTTTTAATATTTATTATGTTTGAAGTTATAGATTTAGAAGGAAATGTAAATTATTTTAAACTATGATTCCAACATAAAAAGGTATTATCATCAACCGTTTTATATTGCGAAAGTCTTTCACATTTTGAACATTTAATTTTACTAGTTTTTAAATATTCTAATATACAATTATTTAAATTAATTTTAATTGAGTCAATTGGTTCAATTTCTATAATTTCTATTGTTTTTAACTGATAAATTAAATTTCTAAACTCTTCCATTTATTATTTTTATCATTAATAATAATAAAATTATTATTCAATTTTTTTAATAAGTTCTTTATATAACATAAATATCATAATAATTATTAATATTTTATAAATATTTATTGTATTATTAAATAGTTGTTTATTTAAAAATGTTTCTTTTTTAAATAGTAAATGTATAATAACACCTAAAGGTATTAATGAAAGATAATAAGCTAATCTAGATATTTTAAGTTTAGGTAAAATATATGGTTCAATTAAATATGGTATAAAAAAAGTTAAAATTAAATCAAAAAGTGCCATACCATTTCCTATAGAATTAAAAAAAGGTGGTTCTAGTAAAATTCGATGTTTACGTAAATTAGTAATATCAATGTTCATATACAATATATAATAAAATAAAATTATTAAATATATATAGATATTTATATAAATAGGTAACAAACAAAACGTTTTGATACGAAAAGAATTAAAAGAATTGTACCCATGTATATGTATGTTGACCACCGTGATCAACACTGATGTTGGGCACTCGCACTGTTTACATGATTTTACATCTAACTATATTATTTATTAGGCTTCATAATTTCACAAATGATTATTATGGAAATTTACTTTTATCGATCAAATTTATCACTTCTTTTAGTGGTATGACCGCTTTTGTTTTTCGGGAAATTCAGCTTTATCTGTAAACTCTATCATTTTTTCGAGTGGTATTATCGCAATGGTTTTCCCCGCAATATCAGATGATGTTGAACGTTTTCTTCCATAAATTTTATTAATATTTGTTTCATTTAATGTCATAGTCATAATAATACATACCTTATTTGTTTTGTCATCATCAAATTTATCCATTTTAGCCATTTCCACCATTTCAGTCGCTTGTTGTAAATTAGCTTCAGACGGTTTGATACTATTTTCTAGTGTAACATGAAAGTATGTTACAGATGATTTAACGTATAATTTGGTAATATTAGAAATATCTACAAAAAAACCGATTTCTTCTAGAATTTCACGTTGAACAGCTTTTTCTATATCTTCACCGGCTTTACAGCTTCCAGTAATTGCAAATTGAGTGTCGTCGTAATCTGGATATTGTGGTACAACAACACTTACCAAGCGCCTATCTTCTTGAGTATTTTTATTTTGAACTAATAAAAGCATACTTCGTAAATCAGTAGTGTTTCCAGGTATATTCTTTGACATATAAACATGATTACTATTTGTCAAATATTTATTATCCTCTTCATGTATTTTTATTTCACTACCAAGCTCAAGCTCTATTTTTTTACTAATTAAATTATTCTTAGAACGCATGTTGTCCCACATGGTTAACAAACTCTCTTTAAATAATGTTTTTATTTTAATTTCTTTATTACTTTCTTCTTTTTGTATTCCTTCTTGCATTCTTTCTTGCATTTTTTTTAAATCATTTTCTATCTCTTTAAATGCAATTGCTATTTCCTTTACATATACCTTGGCTGCAGGATATTGTTTCTTATCTAACCGGTTTACGTAGTTATCAAACAACATTTTTCCATTAATTTCCCAATTGTTTACATATATAACTGCCTTCTCCGCTGCTTCTTGTTGTGCTTGTGTCAATGCATTTCTCAGTGCTGTTATATGTATTAACACATCTGCGTTTGCTTCTTCTTTTTGTCTTTCATTTTCGGCTATCCATTTTTCCTTTTCCTGTGTCCCCCATTGTGCTTGTTTTCGTACCCGCCATGCTGCTTGTGCTGCTTGTGCTTGTTCTCGTGCTTCTTGTTCTCGTGCTGCTTGTTCTCGTGTTGCTTGTAACTGTTTTTCTACTCGTGCTTGTCTCCGTTCTGGTTCTATCCATTGTATTTGTTGTGGTTGTTGTGGTGCTGGTATTCCTTGTTGTGGTTGTGGTGCTGGTATTCCTTGTTGTGGTTGTGGTGCTGGTCCTCTTACCATATCCCAATCTCTTGGTTTATTCCTATACATATCATTAGCACGACGCATACCACCCATTTGACTTTGTAAATTTAGATATTTATTTTTATATTTTAGATATTTTTTATAATATAAATCTTCAACTGGCATATATATATATATATATAATAATTTAAAAATTGTTAAATCTTAAATAATATAATAGCTATTAAAATATCGTTAGAAGCAAAAAAAATATTACAATAACAATTCAAAAACTTAGGATAAAAAATTATAATAAATTAACTGTAAATTTAAAGAAATCTATTAAGAATATTAAGAAAGACAATTATAAAGGTAAAAAAGTTAGTAAAAAATGAAACAAACATAAAAAATCTAAAGTTTATAAAGCTTAAAAACGGCATTTAAAATACACACTACTCTAAAAATAATTTTTTATAACTAAGAATTATTTAAAGAAAACTTATACTTATCTATTAATGTTTTTAGTAGATAAATACTTTAATGATTCTAATCAATATATTTGGCATCATTCAATTATAGAAAAAATATTAGATAGTTTTGATAGCTATTCATATATTTATTCACATCTAGATAATATAATAAAAAAACCAGAAGATAAATTTAAACAAATAATATCTAATTTACAAGATGGTATATGGAAATATGCAAACTTTCAACATTTAGTTGTGTATGGGAAACCAGGGTCTAGTAAAGATTTTTTAGTTAATAAGTTATTAGAAAAAATTTATGGTAAAAATAATATTCAATTAAATGATGTTGAATATACTATTAATGGATATGGTAATTCAAAAACAAAAGTAAATATTAAACAATCTAAATTTCATATAGTTATTGAACCTAATTCAAACGGTTTTGATAAATATTTAATTCAAGAAATTATTCAAAATTATGCAAAAACAGAACTATTAAATATTCTTAAATATAAAAGATTATTTAAAATAGTAATAATTAATAAAATAGATAATTTATCAAATACTGCACAAGCATCATTAAGAAGAACAATGGAAAATTATGCAGATACTTGTAAATTTATTTTTATTTGTGATCAATTATCTAAAATGATAGAACCATTACGTTCTCGTTGTATTGAAATACGTGTTCCTCTTCCAAATAATATTCAAATAATAAATACATTATTACATATTTCAAATATAGAAAAATTATATTTATCATATCATGATGTAAATTATATTTTAAAAAATTGTAATCAAAAAATTCATAATGCAATATGGTTATTAGAATTAAAAAAAAATGGTTGTAAATTTAATAATTCAAAAGATAAAATAATTAATGAAATAATAGATATGATTATTAACAAAAAAAATTATAATTCAAAAAATATTTATAATGTATTAAAAAAATGTAGAGAATTATTTTATAAATTATCAATAACTAATATTCAAACTAATGAAATAATAAGTGAAATAATGAGAAAATTAATTTTATGTTTTGATGATATTAATATAAAATCTCATATTATTGAAATTACATCAATATTTGAATTAAGAAAGTCACAAGGTACAAGACATATTGAATGTATTGAAGCTTATCTAATAAGACTAATATATCTATTTTCAAATTATTTAAAAGGTAACGATTATCAATATAATTTAGATATATTAGAAATATAATAAAAAAATTATAAAGTAAATTAATGGAAGAAAAAATTAATTTACTTTATAATTTTTTATATAATTCAAATAGTATAAATAGTTTTACTATCGATAAAATAACTTTAGGAAAAATTGGATTAGATGATATAAAATTAATAGATGAAACAGAAATTAATGAATGTATTGATGAATTATTAAAAAAAGGTAAATTATCTTACTTGAATTATAATAAAAAAGATTTATTAATATATTTTATCAGATATTCCGATTCATATCCTATAACTGTTAAAATAGGAACATATACTAGTGATGTTAATGAATTAAATAATTTTTCTAATAATGATGCATTATTTTCATATTTATTAAGTCAATTAGTATTAAATAAAAAAACAAAACATATTTTACTACCAATAGTAAATTTAGATGTACCATTTGATAAAATAGAGAATTTAATTAAAACTATTGGCATATATAATGTATTAAAAGAAAAAATAGACTTTAATGAAATTAAAAATATATTTTCTGTAAGAATTAGAGAACATTTTTTTAAATCAATATCATTAGGAGAATATTTATTACAACATATTTGTTCATATAAACCTCTTTTATTTCAAATTATCCATACTTTAGCAGTAATTCAAAAAGAATTTCCAGGATTTAGACATAATAATTTAACACCAGAAAATATATTAATTTATTTAAAAAAAGAAAATTTATCAAATAATATTTATGAATATGGAAAAAATAATTGGGTTATACCTAATATTGGTTTTGATATTAAAATAACTAATTTTGAAAAATCAGTTATACCTAAATATTATGGAATAATGAATCAAAGAGATACGGATGTCCCATATATTAATGATACTAATGATTATTTTGATTTACATACTTTTTTAAATTCATTAATTGAAGGTAATTATAAAATATCATTACAAAATAATTCAAATTGTGAATTAGATACTAAAAAGTTTTTAAATAAAATAATACCTAATGAATATAGAGGATTAAAAAAAGGATCGTATTATTTAGATAAAAATATTGTAATTCATAGACCAGTTGATTTATTAGACGACCCTTATTTTAATGAATATAAAAATATTAAAAAAGAAAATTTAGAAGAAAAAGTCTCACGTAATACATATTATACTAATATGAATAAAATAAAAATGGATTCTAAAGATGATTCTATATTGGATGATCAAAAAAGATATATTAAAATAAATAAAGATAATAATTTAAAAATATTTAATAAAAATTTAGATTCTTATACTTTTAGAAAATTAAAAGGAGGTGCTTATTATGAAAATCCTTATGTTGAAAAACCAGAAGTTATACAAACAAATGAAAATAAAAAAATAGAAGCGGATAATGTAAGAGAATTAAAACCTAAAGAACCTCAATTTCAACCAAGAGAAAATAAACCATATGTGCCAAGAGAAGATAAACCATATGTGCCAAGAGAAGATAAACCATATGTGCCAAGAGAAGATAAACCATATGTGCCAAGAGAAGATAAACCATATGTGCCAAGAGAAAATAAACCATAC